CTGCAAAGCACAAAACAAAATAATATGGCAACAATAAAAAAACCTGCTTCTAAAATGAAGAAATGTGGAACAGTAAAAAAAGCTCAAACTGGATGTTGGAAAGGTGATGGTCCATCTTTTATGGATAATATCAGAAATTCAATTAGAGAAGGATCTCAAAGAAGACAAGATAGAAGAAGCGATAGAAAAGAAAATAGGCAACAGGAGCAAGATGAAAGAAATGAAACTGATAATAGAACAAAACTTTTGTCACAACTTGGTAAAAAGGATAATCCATTAGCTATTAGATCAACTCCTACAATGTCTCAAGATGAAGAAGGAAATGTATCAAAGAAATCTATGTTAGGTGTTCCAGATGATCAAGCCAAATATGGTAAGAAAGTTAAAAAAACAATGATGAAAAAGAAAGTAGCACCTAAAAAAATAGCTACTAAAAAAGCTCCTCCAATGATGCAAGCTCCTCCAACAGCAAGTGCTCCTATGGGTGGTGGTCCAATGATGAAAAAAAGTGGAATGGTAAAGAAGGCACAGACTGGTGTTACTAAATCAAAATCAGATTCATCATCTTATGTAAAGTCTACTTACACCACTAAAAAATCACCACTTAAGACCACTAAAAACAAAGATGGTTCAACTACTACAACCCAATCTCAATCAACAATAGGTAAGTATTATAAAGATGGTGGAATGATGAAAAAAGGTGGAATGAAAAAAGCTAATTGTGGAATGATGTCATCTTCTAAAACATCTATGAAAAAAGGTGGTAAAATGTCTAAACGTGGCTGCTAAAATAACATACGGAAAAACGAAGAAAAAGAATTTAGCTCCTAAGGTGAATAATCCTTCTCCTAAAAATAATTTTATGAGAGAAGCAGATACACCAAAGAGACTTAAATCTCCTATGCTTCCAATGAAACAGAAGCGTTTGTCAAAATAATAAAAGCCCCTCGTATTAATGAGGGGCTTTATTTTTAAATAGACGTTACTTCGTAAAATCTTGTACCATCTGCTGGATCTAAATAGATCTCACTCTGGTAGGTGTTACGTTCTCTTCTAACACCTTTAATCTTATTAGTTTTAAGATCTACTTCAGGTACTTCTTGTACTCTCTCGTGGATATCATTCAATAAGATTAATGTCCTACCATCTTCCATTGAAATACTTCTAATCACCTTGTCCAGGTTAAAACTATCTGTATAAGTTTTAAACTCTGGTGCTTCAGGAGTGCCTCCTGTGATTTCTTTTCTTGTGTAAAAGAATTGATTGTTCATTTTTGGTTTGTTTTATTGTTTATTAATTATTTGCCATACTCGAAGTCCAAAATTTTCCCAACGAGATCAGATCTATGATTGTGCTTAAGTTTTATGTATTCAATACCATCTATTTTTTTAGATAGTTCAATTACATAACTTAGTCCATTCATACCATCTTTAATATCTTTTTGTTCATTATCTCCATTGATTATAATCTTACCGTTTTTCCCAAGCCTAGTAAGGATAGCCAACATCTCAGCTTTTGTAAGATTCTGTGCTTCCTCCACAATAAGGACATCATCAACAGTCTTGCCCCTAATGAACTGAACAGGGAGAGCATTAACTCTACCACTCGTAATGAGCTCATCCACTTTAACTTTATCATAACACTTAATTAAGTTTTCTTGAAATGCTTCTAAATATGGATCAAACTTTTCATTAAGAGATCCTGGTAAGAAACCAAGACTATGTCCCACTTCTACAGCAGCTCTAGTAACTAAGATTTGATCACATTGTTTCTTAAAGAGAAAATCTAATGCACATTGTGCACTAACAAGCGATTTACCACAACCAGCCCTACCTGTAATAACAACTATCTGGTTTTCAATAATTAGTCTCTTAACCTCCTTTTGTTCCTCATTAAGAGTGATCTTGTATTTGATATCTTGTTTGCGTTCTCTGTTAGGTTCTTTCATTTGTAAATTTTTACAAATATACGTTATTTATCAAACCTCTTCCTAACTTCTTCTATTTTATGTCTAACAAAATCAGTTAGATTTCCTCTGGTTTTATTATCATGACATTCCAAACACACCATCATGATGTTTTCCTCTTCAAATTTTAAATCTGGATGTTTATTCTTTTCAAGGAGATGATCAAAATGGTAAGAGAGTGGCTCATTACCAAGCCACTCTCCACAATTTTCACAATAATGTTTCTTCTTTGCCCACAAATTCCTGAAAAATTCATGCAATTGTTGGGTAGTTCCACCATTAACCTTCTTTTTGAACGATAGTGATGGTTTTATCCTACTTTGAGCTAGTGGTTTTCGTGGCTTACATCTAAAACAATATTCTGATTCTGACCCCTTACCACATGTTTTACACTTCACGTATTTTGGTTTTTGCAAAATGATATAACATTGTTCTGTCTCTATTAATTACAGCAGCAGCTTTGCTTACATTAAACCTTTGTTCAAACACTCCCTTGCTGTAGTCTATTAGGGCTCTTTTTTCTCTCCTATAACTAAGATGATCGCATCTGATATGTTTACTCTTAACTTTTTGCATATCTGCTCCATGTAACATTACACATTGCTGTAAGAATTTCTCCATCAAATCAGTTTCATCTCTCATTATCTTTTGATACTTATAGATTATTTTTTCAACAACTGGCTTTAGTTTTATATCAGAACCATTCATCAGAGCAATATCAATTTCCAATCGTTTACCAAATAATTCTTTAAACTCACGTTGATAAGACTTTATCTTTCCTAATTCTGCTGCTGTCATATTTTCTTTTTGTAATTAGTACCTGTCTTTAGATTGTAAAGATCAATATAGAAGTTTATAGAATCTCTCCAATCAATATACTCTTGCTTCTTGCTTTTTCTAACTTTATTAGCTTCGAGCTTTTCTATTTCTTTTTTGAGATCTGTAGCATTTAAATATTGCTTCTTAAACAAAGCTAGTTCGTCATTACTAATTGATGTGATTATACTCATTGATTTAGTTATTTAAGTCCTGTAGATCCAAAATATTTTCTTTTTCCAGAAAATTGTATATCATCAAAATAAATGGAAAATAATATAAAATTAGGACATCCCACTACTGCCAAATCCTCCAGTTCCTCTATCAGAATCAGAAAGTTCTTCAACCTCTATAAATTCTACAGGAAGTATTTGTTCAAAATAAATTTGCCCAACTCTATCTCCTACACCATAAGGAAGAGCATTCAATAGAAGATCTCCATTCAATGGTGTTAAGATCATCTTCCATTCACCACGATAGTCAGCATCTATAATACCCATAGAGTTATTCATCATCCATTGGAACTTGGTTAGATTACTTCTAGGTATCAAAACACCTTTATATCCTCTAGGGATTTCTGTTTTGAATCCTAAGCCTATAACCATCTTTTGGTTCTCAAAGGTGATTGAATGTGCGTACACATCGTGACAAGCAGCATCTAAGCTCCCTTTAAAAGGAAGCTTAGTGTTACTTGACATTTTCTTAAATTTAACTTGTAATGTCATCAGTTGTTTCGTTTATTTCGTTTAGTAAAGTTGTTTCTTCTTCTATAACCTCTGTAACCTCTTCTGCTACAGCGTTTATCTTACTAATAATCTTAGACTTAATCTCATTGTAGAAATCTTCATTGTCTGTTAACAATGCACTAAAATCTTCTACACTGTATTTAGTTTCTCCCATTGTAATAGTTTTACCCCACTTCTTAATGATTTCAAAATCACTAGCAATTTCCATAATCTCTTTAAGTTTATCAATACCCACACCATAAACAATTTCAAATTGAGAAAGCTTGTATGGAGGAGACATTTTATTCTTAATAGCCTTCACCTTAGTTACATTACCATAAGCTTGATCACCTTCTTTTGCAAGACTCTTACTAACCTCGATTCTACAATCAGAATAAAACTTAAGAGCATGTCCACCTTGTGTAGTGGTAGGATTACCAAACATAACACCAATCTTCTCACGATATTGAGAAATCACTATTACACATACATTATGTTGTGATAGAGCACCTTTAAGCTTTGGATAGGCATTACTATTCAATAATGCTTTCTTACCAATAGAACTATCACCAACCTCACCATCTAACACTTTCTTAGGAATAAGACTAGAATCAGAATCAATAATCACAAGATCAATAGTTCCTGTTTCAATCATTTCCATAGCAATGTTAAATCCTTCCTCACCACATGATGGTTGAGCAATTAACATTTTATTTGTATCTACACCAAGAGCTTGGAAGTAATGCTTATCAACAGCATGCTCACCATCAATATACAAAACTACACCACCTTTCTTTTGACATTCTGCTACAGCATGCCCACAAATTGTAGATTTACCAGAGCCTTCCCAGCCCATCAATTCATACATCTTACCTTTTACAAATCCTCCTGTTCCTAATGTAACATTATCAAACCCAATAGAGCCTGTACTAATGACATCATAATCACCAGATCCTTTACTGTCTAATGTAATAATTGTGCCTACACCATAGGTCTTATTTAGTTTATCAAGGGCCTCTTGATACCTACTGTTTCCTTTTACTTCCTTTGTTGCTTTTGCCATGTTATTGATTTTTATTTATACGAATTTACGAAATTTGTGGATAAGTACCAACGATTTTATGTTAAATCTTACAGAAAAAAATAAGCCCCAGTGTAGACACACCAGGGCTTCTCACTATTAAAACAAAATATTATTTAAATGGACAATGTTTACATCTATTACCACAACAGGTTCCCCTGTCTAAATGATATTTCTCTGTGAACACCCATTTTCCATTTTCTATATAGTAGTCTATATTTTCTATTAATTCCTTTTTCATTATCGATTGCCTTTTACAGAATAATAAATTCCATTTATTATGTTCTGAACGAGATTGTCATGTGCCATTGTATTATATTTTATGATTAATCAATATTGCAAGCACCACCAGCACATGCAGCAACTTGACCAAAATCCACTGTATCATCAAGTTCTATCACTTTAGTAAGATCAATAGATTTTAAAAGACTAATCTTATTATTATATTGTTCTTCTGTGATGTCCTCGAAAGGAGCTTGTAAATAACTGCCTCCAAAATGGGGGAGCACTGACAAACCATTGTACACCTCCCTATTGCTCCACATCCAATCTCCCACTTCTTTCCAACCATCTTGTAGAATAGAAATTGTAGCAGATACATTATGTGTATTATCACCTTTTACATGTCCTGCATTGATCCATTCTGTAGAAAATCTTTTAACACGCTCTAATGTATCAAGTGCTGATTCAGATCTAAGAATTGATCCTTCTGGAGCTTTAACAGGGATTCTAACACACACAGTATCTTTTGGACGCAAAACATCATCTTCACATAGTTCAGGATGATTTACCATTAGATAACTAGCAATGTCTTCATTCTTATTAAAACGCATAGTTCTAAGATAATAATCATTATGCCATGCATGAATACCACTAGCTGTACCTAATACAAGACTTGTAGTACCTGAAGGTTTAATACAAGTGATTCTAGCAGCTTCATTAGTTCCTATCTTTTCAGAAATCATACTATTAACAACCTTAGCTGTATTAGCAGCAATCTCAAGATTGTATTTCAAGATTTCTCCTGAACCAATACCTGTCATTCCTATTCCTAATAAAGCATCTTTTTGTGTTGTCTTAGCCCAGATTGGTCTTAAGTAATGAAAGTTTGTAAATCCTGACTGTAATGTTCCAAAGAATGAAGCAATTGCCACTCTATCATTAAGATCTTCCTGACATGTGACATCTGACACATTCACTTCACCATATGTTCAATTAAGCACGTTACCTCTTAATCAGAATCCTTTGGAATATTTTTATTAACCCAATCTGCAAATTTTATCATTTCAGAATTATTAGCACAACTTTTCATCATATTTGCTAAATGACTTATAACTCTTACATTAGTTTTAGTATAGCCCCCTTTTGCATCTATCCTATCTAATGCTGGAGAATTATTTTGTCCTCCTGAAATTCCTGTTTTGCAAATTAATTCTAAACCTAAAACTGGGCAATATTTTGGTATAATAATATCTTTTACAGTTAAATCAAAATCTAAACCTTTTAATTTAGCTCGACCTTTTGCTCTTTGTAACATTTTTGATTCAGGATCTGTACATTTTACTCGTTCTGAATTACATTTATTACAAAGAGTTACTGTTTTTGAGGTTTTTAAGAACATTGTGCCACAATTAGTACATTCTCGTTCTGTCTCAGATATTTTATAACCTTCTCGATTTACTCTCATAATTTTGTATTTTTACAAAGTTACAAAACTTATTCGAGATTTCCAAATTTTCATCAATATATTTCTATATTGTTCAGACTATATCATCACCCTTTTCAGGGGCTCTGTGCTTCCACTCACTTGAGTGTACGTCTTTCGACTAGTCGTTGAACCTTCCTATTTCTAGGCTCGGCTGCTGATTGTCTTCACCATTATGTGGTCAGAGTTTCCAGCAATTCTCAGAGTTTTAAATCTCCACAAAGTTTAGAGATTACAGAATTGATATGGACGTAAACCAATCTCACAACAAGGATTTGTACCCCAATCTTTATTATTGGTCCAATAGATTCCTGGTTCACCACTTCCTGAAGCTTCAATTCTTTTCCACAAGTCCATGAATTCTTTTTCTCCAAATTGTCCTCTCTCAAGAACAGCAGAATTATTACTTCTACCTCTCTGCTCATTCAGTTCCCACCAATTACCATATTTACATGTAATCATTTCTTCATCATCATGACTAAATAAAGAAATCATAGCACTTCTACGAATACCACCAGCCAATACACTATTAGCTATGTGACAAAGGATATCGTGGCATTCTAATGGACTTAATTGCTCTCCTTCATGCTTTCTATCAAGAACTGCTTGAACGTGCGTTAAACACAGTTTAAGAGGCTCTGGACCAGGTGCTTTACCACCAGCTGTAACTAGTCTTGCTCCTTTTTCACGAACAGCTCTAAAATCAAAGCTAGGAAGAAAAGAACCTTCCAAATAAGCTTTCATTAACACTTTAACAGCATCAGCCCATCCCATAATAGAATCTTCTACAAGATAGTTTCTCTTCTTAGATGGTTTCTTGATAGCAGGTAATTGTGCAACATGATGTTTCTGTACAGAAAATCCTACCAAATGTTATCCTAAAGGCTCTTTATCCTTTAGTTCTACAGTTTTATATATATCTGTAGGTCGGACTATATCATCACATATTTCTATGTGTCGGATGTTCGTGGAAAGATTATATTCTTATTTCTAAGTTTCACTTTCTAGTCTCTGAACTCGCATTAGTCATTTAAACTAATGATAAGCTGCTGATTGTCTGCTTCACTACAGATTTTCCAGCAATTTATCCGATTTTAAACGGGCATAGGATTTGATAATTTTGTTTAAATACTTTCCCATTTTGTAAATATCTACGTATTTGTGTAATAGATGTTTTTAAATACTCTGCTAAACTTTTATAAGATTCAAATTCTAGTTTTTCTAAAGTTTCTATATTAAAAAGAATTACTTTTTTATTTAAACAACTCATGTCTTTTTTTAAGACATAGACATTTGGATTTTCTCCATAAGTTATTTGATAATTTTTCCATCTTTTAACTTTTTTTGAAAGAACTTTTTCTAAACTAGAATAAGGAATTTCTAATTGTTTTGAACATTGACTAAGAGATTTAAACGAATTAATAAAATTTCCTTTTAAATCAAAAACAGAAATAGCAGTTTCTCTTGTGGGTTTAATTTGTCCACTTTTATACTTATTTTTTAAAGTATTGCTTATTTTTTGTTTCTGTTCAATTGTAATAATTTTATTAACACTTCCTTCACCCCTATCATCAAGATTTACTAAATCAAAACCAAACTTTAAGCATTTAGATATTAATTCTTGTTCGTATAAATGAGACTCTTTCCACCCCCTTATTTTATTAAATAAAATTATTTTTGGAATAAGTCCTTTTTTTAACAAATTTTGAATCCAACAATCCTTATGGTTATTTTTAAATTTTGATTTACTAAGATGTCCGTTCAACCTAGTACTCAAAGAACATTTTGTTCTTCCTATATATCTAATTTTATGAGATATAGGATCTATTAATACGTAAATTTTAACTTCCATAATAAATGTTTTTACAAATATATGGAAAAGATTTTAAACTACCAAATTTATTTTTGTTTACCCGTTCCTCCAAGAAGCAAGAACATTGTTTCAGAGAAGCTATGTAAGCTATCTATTGGTAGGAAACAACAGTTGTAAATTCTAGCATTATTCACTTCTGCAGCACTTCCTGCAAATTGTAATGCTCTCATAGAAGGCAACACCTTCTTCTCTCTAATCATCTTAGCACTCTTAACTATGCCCTCTTCTAAAGAGGGATATTTCTTGATCATCATGTTTTGATAGCGATCAACTATCTCATCCCAATTTTCTCTTCTTTTCTCTTGAGGTAAATACTTTGCATACTTACTAAAAATTGTAATTTTACTTAATGCCTCTAGTCCTAAATCCATAAATGTTTTGTTTTGTGTTTGTAAAAAATAAGGGGATGCGAATTTAACACATCCCCTTGTAAAAACCAAATTATTTGAACATTATTAATTAACTAATTTCCTTATAATTATTCCTAGTTCAGTATCATTTGGATGCTTGTTAACCAATGTTGTTATTTCCTTTTCTAAAACCATTAACTTCTGTAAATACAGGGTAGCATCCATCAATTCCTCCTGCAAATGCTTTAAATAATTGTCTTTATTGTTTGTTTCAAGTGTTGTACCATATTTAGTAATCCCCACTTGACTTCTATCTAAATACTTTCCAATAACATCTTCTACTATTTGATCTCTCATGATTACGTTGTTTTAATTACAAATCCTGTTTCATCCTTTTTTGCTTGTCCTTTAGCTCTAAGACCAATTACATGTCCTTTTGGATCTAAGAATCTAACATCGCTGCTATCACCATCATATACAGGAAATCCTTTCCATTCAATAGGTAGGTCTTTCCCTTTCTTAGTGTCAAAAACTACAGCTACATTTGTTCCAAGATTCAAAGCTATTTCACATTCAGCTTCATTTTGCTCATTCTTACTAAATGTAATATGATAGTTCTTTGGCATTTCTTTCTCTAACCTATTTAACACTTTCGTATAGTCATAGAACTGTACATCAGAAAATTCATCCATAAGACCAAATCTTGTCCATTCAATATCAGAAGTTCCATTAAGCCTTATAGCTGGAATCATATCGTTCTTCTTAGCTTTTCTAATAATGAACTTTATATCTTGTTTCAAGAGATGCAAGAAAGCATCTCTCTTCTCAAAGAAAAGTTTTGTTCTTTCTATTCTAGCTTTTTGCACTGTACTGAAAGCACCATGTCCTGCTGTATATAAGCAAGACTTGGTACATCCTTCAGATCTTCTTGGACAAACTTCATATCCAGATATAGCAGCAGGAGCTAATGATAGTATTCCTGTGAGCACTCCAAGCTCTTCTCCTTTCTCTGTTTTATAATTGCTTGTTGATAGTAGATACATTATAATTTTTCATTTAAGATTTTAAATGCATACTCAATAGCTTCCTTCTCAGCATCCTTTCTACCATCGTACATTTTTGTATCAGATGGTTGATCTCTAATAAACCAACTAAATTTAACACCTTCCCATACACTAATTTGAATGTACACTTTATGTCCATCAAATACATCAAATAACGTTCTTGATGATGTATCTATAATAGCTCCAATTTGTGGATTCTCTATAGATTGTTCTCTCACATAGTCTTTAAAATCTTCTGGTAGGTTATCATCATTAATTGATTCTAGCATTTTTTCTAGATACCATTGTTTAACTACTAATGCTGCTTTTGGATATTCATCCAATAATTCTAATCCTGTCATAATTTTAATTTTTAAATTGAGCTAATCTTTACTAATTCTTCTCCTTCTTTGTGCCACCAATCTCTTTCAAAATCATATTCTACACACTCACCATCACCAGATTTAATACAGTCTGCATATAGAATAGCATTTTTAGCACTTTCCATTTGGCAAAACAGAATAGCATTTGCTATTCCGAACTCTTTGATTAATAAATTTAATATACTACTGTTATACATCTTCTTTAAGTTTATCAAGGTTTAAAATTTCATCTTCTTCATTATATCCATGCCAAACTTCTTGATCTGGATCAAAAGTTACATCAAGCTTCTCTTCCCAGAATTTAACCATGTCCTCTGTTTTATTAAAGACACGATATTGTAAAGATATTTCTTCTCTGTTTACTCCACTTTTAACCAATTTAACAATCTTGGGAAACAGTAATTGAAATTCTTTAGAAGTTTTAGAATATTGAGATTGCTTTACAAGTTTAAAGTCCTTGCTGTATTTAGTATTTAACTTGTATACAACTACAATATACCCATCTTCATAATCATAATCATCAATTACAGACTTGGTCCTTTCATATTCTACATCAAGAAACTCTTTGAACTTGTCAAGATCAGAAGGCTTAAACAATAAATAGACACAGTTGTCATAACTCACTGCACCATCTCTACCATCTTTAACATACCCATTGAGAAACCCATTCTCCTTTAGTTTAACCTTATCAATCTTTAAGGTGGGGACCATAAAAATAGTGGTGATTGTCTTTTTTACTTCCATTAGCCTTTCAAATTTACTTGTCCGTTATTAATATAATTCTCTCTTGAAATATTCCATGTATCATTTTCAATAGCCCATTTAAGATCTACAATCAATTGCTTAACACCTGGATAGACTCTACCTTTATGTTCAAAACCATTGTACGCATCATCCATATCAACATCTGTTAAAGTGTAAATCAATGGATTAAAGTAGTTAGTGGAGTCACAAACAATAAACTTAGGATGTAAGATTGTATATCCTTTTAGATCACCAGCAGCTTTGATGTCTTCACATGCTTTGTAATATAAATAAGCTTGGATGTAGCTTCTTCTATAAAGATAATATTCTTCATAGAAACCTTCTACAGCCCAAACACATTTAAGATCATAAACTTGAATTGTTTTTTCATCATGATCAATAACAAGTTTATCCATCATGCTCTTAAAATTATGATTGTCTACAACATATCCTTCAATCTGCAATTGGTTATGCACTTCATAACGTATACTCCTAACCAAATTAATGATTTTACTTGTAGCAAAGTTTGTTTTTAACTCTTTTACAGTCTTTTCAGCATTATTTACATCTTCTACTGTTACCACTGTAAGATTATTACTCTGTACTTCTCTAAGTTCTTTATAAAAGATTTCAGCATCACTTCCTACAAACTTAGCAACCACAGCTTCAAATTTAATCTTAAATCCAGATTCTACATAAGCATCTCTCATTACAGCATCAAAATCTCTTGTAACATTACCTTCCTCATCTGTAGCTAATAATGTATGTTTATACAGAGCTTCTACAAAAGCTAACATAAGCCCTGTAGGACTACTTGTACATACAGACATATAAAACCTTCCATCAAACTCTTCAGGCTCTAATAACAAGGTTTCCACAATCCTACCAATAGTAGCAGCTTTGTTAATCTTCTCTTCTACTTTCTCACCTAGAATATATCTACGATGATATTTCTTTCTGTCCATACAGAATTCTTTCAATGATGAAGAGCTATCCATGTTTACAGCTCTATACATTGCTTCTGTTCTTTTTCCTTCTACCCCTTGTGATTTTGACATAATATTTGTTTTATTTAATGATTTCAATTTCTCCAAATGTTTCTATCCATAACTTACAACCATCATTCAATGGATCATCTGGACTATACACAAGCTTACTGTTTCCTACAATTCTAATCTCATGAGCATATTCAGTTTTGTTATAGCTCTTGATAGTAAACACAGGATTATTTGTTTTATTCTTCTTATTAAAAGATAACATATTTCTATTTATATGAATTCTAGTCTTCATAATGTCTGTTTAAATGATTCAATAATTTGAGGATATAACATTCTCACTTCTCTTGGAACATTCTTAAAAAACCATCTCACTTCTAATTCATAATCATTATCCTCTTCCACTTGTCTAATAGGATGTAATAACCAGAATTGATGCTTAAGCCCTTCATGTTCTACATATCCCTCATGCCAATTCTCTTGGAATGCTGGGATTTTGTTAATACTTATTTGATTAATTTGACTCATTTGGTATCCATTTATATGCGTACAATTTGTAATCTTTACCACCTGGGATTTTACTCTTAAAAGTTATATCTGAAATCTTAAGATTTCTCATCTTTAACTGTGTAGGATTTAAAGTCATTGATTTACCATCATGAACAACAATACAACTATCGTTACGATTGATACAATCTAATACATTATAATCACGCAGCTCTACATTTCCATTATAGAGTTTCTTCACTGTTAACCTCATTTTGTTTTTTCGTTTTGAGTTTTAATATTGTGACAGTCGGTACACAAACATTGTAAATTTTCAATTTCACAGAATAATCTTTCTACAAATCCTGGTAGATCATTAGCACACTTTAAAGATCCAGCACCTACAATATGATCAACGTTAATTTTCTTCTCAATAAACCAATCTTTACATTCGTTACATTGATATTCAAACTTCTGACGTTTGTTAGGACCTTTATAGATGCGTTTAGCTTCAAGTTTACATTGCGTAATAGGTTTCCACCATCTACTCTTTTGTCTGAGTCCACTTCTAATAAATCCCCAGAAAGCACTCTCACTCATTGTGCCAGCATTTCTAGTTTTCTCTACTTTAGCAACTCTCTTCTTTGCAACTTTCTTAGGAGCTGCTTTCTTCTTTCTAATAGCCATAATAAATAAATGTGCCCCCCAAATATACAAAATAAATGGGAGGCACATTGTTAAAGGTTAGTCAATATTGTACACTCTGTTTAAGATTTCACCCTTCATTTCATCCAAAGATTTAACAATGTTGTGAATCTCTTCTGCAGAAATCTTAGGTAGATTGAATTCATACTTCTTAACCTCAGCTTGAATACCATCTTGAATTTTAGCAACAAGATCTTCCAACTCCCTGATAGCATATTGCTCGTCAAGTTGTAAGAAATCAAATGACCCATCATTCATAATCTCATCAGCTTCCTGAACAGTGGTAGTCATAAATGGAAGATATTCCCAGCATCTACCTTTCTCTGTTCCAATACCTACAACCTTCATAGGATTATGAAGTGTAAATACAGTGGTGTTACCACAAAGAACATAAGGAGCTGTATAACCAGCAAAGTGTAATCCTGCTGTTGCACAATCTTGTGTACTCCAATTACAATCTTCAATAGGCATATTTACCACTCTACCAATACGAATGTCAAATGTTTTAGTCCAATCATCAGTGAATCTATTTTCATATCTATTAGGAAGATCCAAATAGAGATCTGTCAATCCACCAATTCTTTCACCATGATTAACAGGAACAATTACAGTGTATTCATATTCTTCTACTTCTCCTGTACCATTACAGGTATCACAATCATTCCAATTTTCATCAAAATCAGATTCATCTTCTTCATCATACCATCCACCATCACCACCACAATCTGGACATGTTGTAGATTTAACAGTTTCAGTTGTTGTAAGATCATTAGTGTGAACCAATTTGTATTCTCCATTCTCTAAGAACACTACATAGTTATCAGGACTCTTCTTCCAAACAGCCTTCACCTTATTGTATGCATTACTTACAAAGTGTACAAAATCAACACCACCATGTACAGTTACAACATTCCTAAGAGCTACAAAGAAACCTTGTTTGGTGATTTGCATACCATTTTGCTCTAAGAAATCATAAAGCTTATCAGCAACTTCTGCTCTTGGATTCAAACAAGCCCACATAAAGAATCTCTTCAAACCAATATACTCATCATCAGATAGTAACAACTCATTGATTTGTTGTGGCTCATAATGCTCTGAGTATTGCCCAATGATAGCAACAAACTTCTCAACCAATAATTGAGGAAGAGTTCTGTTAATACCTTTAAGATATACAGAAGATCCATCAACTACAAAATCACCAGTTTGCTCTAATACACTAAACCCAGCAAGGATGTTTTTTACTCTAGCAGCTTCATCACTAACTTTTCTACTCTCTTTCCTTGTTTCTTCTGAACAAAGAATGTTAAGAATATCATCATGCGATGTTGCTAGTTTTACAGCATTGAAATCTGCTTCTGTAGCATCTGGTTTACTAACTACATCACCATCAGGCAATACAATAGTTAACACGTCATTTACCATTTTCACTTGCTTGTAAGGCTTTGTGAAAACTAATTCACCTTCCATTTCTTCTACAGCTTTATTCACTCTCTTTTCTACCACTCTGTCTACGCTGTGTTTGATTGCTTCTTTAAACCATTTTAAACTGATGTTCATGTTGTTTTGTTTTTTAATTTTTAAAATACTTGTTGAAAATTTGTGAGAACTCCATATACCTATTACAATGTTCGCAATTTATATCTAATACAAACGCTTTGTAATCATCTTCATCTATGTCTATACCCCAATGATCAATTAATGCTTTCCACATTACAGAATATTCTTCTAAATGTAATTTTGGAATAACATACGAATCTTGGAACATGCCATAAATAACTTTGCTTAATACATCTAAATTCTTCTGTGCCATATTACAAATTTAAGAAAAAAGAGGGACATTTAGTCCCCCTTTTATAGTTAATTTTCTACTAATTCTTTAACAGTTTCTTCTGTTATTGCCATTGTGTTATATCTATCTAGATTTACTTTCTGTTTGTGATATTTAAATAGATCACTCATTGCATCAAGAAATTCTTTAGATGGAGTGGTATATGCTGTAAATAATCCAAGCATAGTGTTTATGAACGGAAGTCTTTCAAGAGTGCTCTTCACTTCTACATAAAAAGAATATATTTCTGGATCAAATAGATTTTGCTGTTCTGCTATTTCAATCATTGCTATATAAATAGCTGACTCACCTCTAGTGTAATTATCATCAGCATATTTATCTAGTGTTTGTAACTTGTGATACAACTCTGAAGAAACATCTGATAATACATTCATTTTATCAAATGTTGATCTGTGCTTAGTTCTTAACTCAGCAATCAATTTACCAGTGACTATTCTTCTAAATGCTTTGTGTGTTCCGTCCATAAATTTATCTAATTTAATCCAATTGTGTACATTGATTTTTTCTAAGTTCTTAAGTTCTCTATCAGAAAACTGAACAAATCTAATTTTATCACTTTTTACAGTGGTGAACAAAAGATCCATTCTTTTAGCATCTTCTGATCCACCATAAACTGTAAGTTGTTTGGTTTTATGAAGATCCTCAAGATTATACACTTCACTCACCCATTTACAATTAGAACCAGAAACATCTCTTAACAACTTTGTAGCCTCTTTACCAATAATCTGTCCTTTCAATTTAACTCTTCTATCTTTAGATATGGAAACTTTAACTTTCTTTCTAGCATCAATAAAAGATTGAGGAACAACTAGTGCATCAAGATCTATCCATGTTTTTGTGTACATTTCTATAATAGCATGAAACTCCTTAATTGCAGCTCTCCACAAACTCTTGTTAATTTTCTCAAGTCCCAATAGAGTTACATAAGTGCTGTAATTAGATAGTCTTCTCAAACTACCAAGAGTGAAATTAGAAGATTTCTTCATAAATAATGTCTTCTTAGACCATCCCATAGGAGCTATACTCTTAGTGTATTCCTTCTTAGTTACAGGAACCCTATCAGTGTATTTGTATACAGAACTAACAGAATTATTATCCTGATACCTATCTATACTAGTTTCCCAACTACCTCTACATTCTTTGAACTTACCGTTCTCAATTTTAAAATTAACAGTGTATTCTCCCAAGATCCACTCTCTATTTCTATAGATTGTTTTCATATCAAGAATGTTAATTCCCTTAAGTTTTGGTTCTGTAAATTTAACTGTAGCATAATTATCTATTTCTCCTGCATCAAATTTTACATCTCCAACAGTGACAAACTTCTTTTTATTAGCATAGAAGTTCATAACCGCCTGGATATCTTCTGTATCTTGAGAGAGTTCATTGTATTTATTTACAAAGAAATCAGCCACCTTTGCTATTTTATCAAGAATCAATGCTTTAGCCTCTTTGGTATATCTAATACTTTCCCTATTTGGTGTAGGAAACAATCCATCCATAAGACTAAATCTCAATGCTACAGGAAACTCTATTGTATCAATCCCAATCTTCTCGAAATCAATAGGATAGTAGACATTATCAAGACAAAGATGTAATTTATCTGTACTAGATAATTCTGAATACTGAAAATGCTCACTTCTGAATATCTTAAATTTATTATCAACTTGACAATCAAAATATACATTCTCGAAATAAGCAAGTTGCTCTGGTATCTTTGCATTAAAATAACTTCTATCAGAATAAGTTACAGGAACAATAACTTTAACACCATTCTCTTCAAGGGTGGTTTGTTGGTACAATAGATCAATGCTGTTTGTGTCTTCTCCTTCGTACATCATATACTTGCGTTCAACACCATCCTTACGACATACAAAATAGAAACTAGAACTATAAGCTAGAGGAGCTTTAAAGCCCAAGCCCATCATACCTAGTTCTGTGTTACTGTTACGCTTTGTACTCTTACCATACTTACTAATAATATTTCTAACATCATCTGCATCTAAGCCAATACCAAAATCCTCAACACTAAATTCATAATTGTCTTCTTTGTTAATACCAAATTTTACAACTATAGGTTTGTCAACCCCAGCTCTTCTATGACTATCAAGTGCATTAGATGCACATTCTCTGATAGTGGAGCCTATTGAATCTGAATAGAGATTCTTACTTAACATCTGCATCAATATCTGAGCAGAATCTAAGTCTAATGACATTCCAATTGAATCTTGTGATGTTCCTTCCTCAAGGATGGTGGCTTCTGTTTGTTTTTCTAAAATCATAATTTCTAGTTTTTCTTTATTAAAATAATTTGTCTGTGTTCTAAATCATAAAATCTTGTATGATTATGATCCTCTGGAGTAAATAGATAAACTGTTTCTTTGTACGTACGAGTTGCACCATTATATACGTATGTTACATTTTCTTCTTCTCTTCTTGTAGAACATTTTACAGCTTTATATATTGGTTGCTGTGTTCTCCAATGTAATTTATCACCAGTGACTGGTTTCTTTATTACTCTCAAATATTTAAAATGAGATTGGCAGGAGATTAATATTTCATCTCCCACCTCCAAATCTTGAATTTTTACTTCCTGCATAATTTTTAATTTTAGAATGGTAGTTTTTCTAACCAATCTATGTGAAAATTATTATTACCTTTTAAAATCTTGTTCACTTTACCAAATACACCCTCTGTATCCCATTCTGCACCTTTGTATGAAGCAGAAGCTGGATGACTTACAGCAAATGACCAACTCATTGGTTGTACATATTTCTGATATTTAGCAGCATCTTTACCAAGAAAGATAATAGGAGCTCCTGTATATGCCAAAACTTCTTCTAATAGATATTTGGTAAATGGTTCCCAGAGATCAATATGTGAACCTGCTTTGTTTATTTCTGTTGTCAGTGCTGCATTAAGCATAAGTACACCTTGTGATGCCAAATAACTAACATTAGCACTCTTGAATGTTTCTAGAGATAATCCTTCATACAATTCTCTTTCTATACCTCCATAAAATTGTTGTAATGATGGTTGTAATTCTCCTGTATTACTACAGCCCATTAACAATCCATCAGCTACAGGTTCTCCATGCTTCATTGAGTGATAGGGGCACATACCCATAATAATCACTTTAACCTCATCTAGTGGTGTCGCTTTGAAACATTTATATACATTACATGAAAGAGGAGCAATTGTCTTGCCCCTCTTACTTTCATGCTTCAGAAATTTATAGATGTTATCACAAGCTTCACTCTCAATGAATGGCTGTATTTTATTATGCCAGCTCTCATGAAACTGATCTTTAAACTTCTCAAAATCCATATTACATTATATTTTCTTGATCAAAACTCATTTCTAATTGACTGAATCTTGATGGGTTAAAACTTATTTCTAACTCTTGTTGAGGAGAAACTAAAATACCACTCTCATTAACAAAGAATTTGTGTGCATCAATATGACTATTCATCCAGAATATAGGACTTGTATCCTTCATAGCATAGGTTGTATAGTTATACAGTTCCCATAAGCTATCTGGAGCATTGTAATCATGTGTAGGAGCTTGTAATTCTTTCTTAACAACACTTAATTGATGAGAGTTAATAAGACCTTCTTCAATATACATTCTACCAATCAACTCTGCTCTAGTACGCTTAGTGATTTCAATCTGCTTCATTGCTTCTCTTTCACCTTGCATTCTTGTAAATGCATCACCAGCTTCTTTGATGTATTCAGAGATTGCATTAGGAGTAAATTCTTGAATACCACCCATATGCTTCTTCTTGAATGCTCCCATATCACCTGATACAGAACCATTTTGACAAATGAATATACGTGTACCAATAGCAAACTTCAATGTAAGTTTCTTATTGTAGCTATTCTGCCAGCCAATCTGCAATTGCATTTCTTGATCAGCTACATTACCAATACTAAATCTACCATTAGCAATCTGTCCAGCATCACAAGCTGAATAAGTTTCTTTGTCTAATTTAAACCCAGCTTTCTCAATACCATTTAATGTAAGATCTATTAGCTGAGAATGGCTAATTGGTTTGTAGGTTCTTGTCTGTGTAGGAACTTCTGTTGATGTAAGTAATTCCTTAGTTGTGTTGTACGTTCTTTTTAAGTCCATTAAATTAATTTTTTGTGTTTTAAATAATTTTCAATTGCATCCATTCCATGAGCTTTTGCAAGATCAGCCCAATCTTTGATTCCTTCTATTAGATACTTACGGGGAACGTTAGCATAATCAAATTCAAATATCTTAGTTATTTGTTGTGAATTTGCAACACCTGTAACATCAGAATCAAAGCTTAAGATTTGTCTATTAGAGTTTGCTTTAATATAATCAACATTATCTTTAGAGAAGCAACCAATGCCTTCATTTTGAACTGCACAGGTACAAGGAAATAGCTTTTTGATCACCATATAATCCTTCTTACTCTTATTGATAAATGCTACATCACAATCTTTTATATCTGACATGCCATCCATTGTTGTGATGGGAACATTATTTGGTACCCATTTATTCTTCTTATCAGCAAATGGTCTGTAAATCTTCCAATGGCCATTGTAATAATAACCAAATCTCAATTCATTTTCCTTTAATGCAAACAAACTCTTGTTCAAATATAGCTTCTTTATAGCATATACATTATTGTCTCTAAGATCTTGTATGTCTTGATGATAGGTATTCCAATAGGCAAGTTCTTCATTAGTAAACTTTCTTGTAATTGCTTGAATCAATGAATATCTCTTCTCTACGTTCTCTGGTTGTTTGTATTCAGCAATTATCTTCTTGTAATCCTTCTCACTACTATTTGTAAAACCCAACCCAAAATCCCTATCAATCATCTCCATAGCTTCTACAAAAGAAATATTGTATAATAGCTGTACAAAATCAAAGCAACCACCTCTCTTGTTTGTGTCTGAGAAATCAATAAATGATATATAACCATTCTTATTACCTATAATGAAAGAAGGATTGTTTTCATTCCTGAATGGAGAATAAGTTATCCTATTCAGCTTCCAATCTTTATTAGGCATATACCATCTGAATATGTCATACTCACTAATCTTAGTGAGGATTTCTTCTGGTGAAAGTCTACATTTCTTTTTTCCTGCTATCATAATTGCAAATATAAAAAATCCCCTACCAAATTAATGATAGGGGACTCATTTATTTTTTCTCTGAATTAGAAATCAGAACCATCTGTAGAAAATGTTTCATCAGATGCTACTAAATTATCTTCAGCGTTATAGTCTTTCAAGTCTTTCAGAATGTAAAACTCTTTACATCCATATTCACCTGTAATACCTTTAACAAACCTTTCTACACCTTTGAGATCTTTAGAAGTTTTGTTTTGGATTGACTTAAGAACATTACTGTTACTGTAGTCAACCAATCTAAATTGCTTCAAGAAATAAGAAGGAAGAAAGTCTTTGTTATACACTCCCTGGTATTCTTTAATCTCATCATCTTTTGTAACAGTTTTAATTGTTGCAAGAGCTATGAAAGTAACATCATAACCACCAGTGATTTGTTCTTTAAGATCTTTAGTGTTACCTTTCATCAACCTTTTCCAATCAAGTTCTAAAGTTGTTTCAGCATCACTGTAATCAAGACCACCTAACCATGTGCGTAAGAAGTTGTACAAATCATCTTCACCAACATGAGCTTCACGATAATCTCTTTTAGCAAACCATGTAGGTAGAGCTTCTTCATTCTCTGCCCAAGAACTTACACCAACATTATTGATGTATTGTTTCTTAGTAAGATCTTTGTTCTTCCTAACCTTGTTCTCTAGATAGAAAGTCATCTTGAACTTATCTTTGTTCTTAACTTCTTCTAGCCAAATGTCTACACGAAGTTTTGCATCTCCTGTATCATTTGTTGTTAAATACTCAAGTGTCTTACTGTCTTCTTTCAACTCAATGTTTAGAAGATCTTTGTAATCTTCTGCATCAGGATTGATAGCAATCACTCTGCTTTCAAACAATCCTACCTTTTTACTAAACTCAGGTAGTTGCTTACTTTCTCTTTTTTTACCTCCAATGTTACTCATTGTTTTCTGTGTTTTAATTGTTAATTATAATATGCGTCAACTGTATCTACAACTAATTGTAAATTATTTGGAATTTTTACTTCTTCAAACATTCCTGAAGGACTCTTTGCTGGAAACTTTTTAAACCTGTTTGTTACAAAACTGTACGTACAAACACCATCCTTAGCTTCTTCTACAAATGTGTACAAACACACTGTAAGAAGTCCTTCTAAAACAATCTGATTATCAATCAGCTTACCTGCTGTTTTAATCTTATATCCTACAATCTCTCCACCATCTTCAATAGTTTCAGGATGCGTAAAGTAGAACACTTTAATATCATCTCTAAGTTTACGAGCTTCTCTAAACACTCCCACAATATCTCTAGCCATAAGAGTAAATTTGGCATAACCAACCTCTGTAGCTTTAGCTATCATGTTAAAACCCATGATGTAATTACTGTCCTCGATGATGATGTTCTTGATGTGAGGAGCATTCTTTGAAATCTTCTGAAGATGTAGAGCAATGTCAATAGCATCATCCATTTCTTTGTAATTCTTGTTCTCTTCATTATAGAGCTTTTCTGCTCCTTTGAAGGGAAGTTCTTTCTTTGCTACGTTAATAATATACGTAGTTTTTGGATCTAAATGCTTGATAGAGGTTGACTTACCTGTACCTGAAGCACCAACAATCCCAATTAATTTACTTGCCATGTTTTAAATTTTAGTTTATTATTTAATCCTTCGAAGATACAACAATTTTGTCAGATTTCAAAATTGTTGTCTTAGTATCCATAAGGTTTGGATCTTTAATAAGTTGCTCATAAAGATACTGCACTTCATCAAGATTTTTACCAAAACTACTGTCAATCATCTTACCACCTATAGTGACATAATAATAAGCTGGCTCATTAAATTCTTCTCTTTTAACTAATTCAATTTTCTTCATACATACTTAATTTTTGATTGATTTAACATTGATAGACTCTCTACAATTTTCTTTAGTTCTGGTTTCTCATTCAAACATAAAATGTGCAAGTCAGCAATCTTTCCATGATAGTCTAATTTAATAGCTCTATTTAGGATTTGAGAACTCTCTTCAGCATTATATGTAAAGTTGGTGAGGATTACAGAATCAAGATCTGGATAGGTTACACCAATCTTTCCCATTGCTGCTAATGCAAGATGATTTATCTCTCCATTCTTGAAGTCTTGAAAATTACCATCATTCTTAGACTTACTATGATAGGAAGGACAACCAACCTCATCAGCAACCTTTGCAAGACCTGTGAACACTAACACTCGTTTATCTGACAAATCGTTTAGAAGAGCCTTTAAATAGCTCATTTTGGCAATTGATGATTGAGAGAGTCTGTTTCTAGCTAATGCTAAATGCATAAAGTTTCTACCTTCTCTTTTCAACTTTTCAATCACCCAAGAATAACCATCATATTTCTGTTTCTCTGTCTTTTCTTTACCATTCTTGTCTATTGTAACTTTCTTTGTGTCTAGATTGATAAGATGTACAGAGATTTGATAGTCTGCTAATATACCATCCTCAATTCCTTGATCTGTGGTGTAGCTTCCTATCTCTTTAATCTCTTCCCATTGCTCAATAGTTTCTGATGATACAGTTCCTGATAGACACAATGTGTACGTACAATTATCAATTATCTCTTTACACAATTCTCTTTCATTCTCACTTGCACTGTGGAATTCCGTTTATGTTAACTTTTAGTTTCCTAAAAGACCAGACTATATCTTATTACTAAATTAAAATTTTTTGTCAGACCAATAATAACCTCCACATTTACCTTTTCTTTTAATAGCCTCAAAAATTCCTGATGGATATTTACAAGGATTTATTATATTAAAAGCTTCAGTAACAGAAGAAAAAACTTGTAATAAATTTTTATTGCAATCATACATATATACAATTTTAGATTTATTTATATAACTCTTGTTATAATTATTAGATAAATAATCTTTTTCATATAAAATTATATGATTTCCTGCAGTTATATTTGTCATCTTTTTTGAAAGAACATTGCTAATACTAGTGATTTTAACATTAAGGTTTTTAGCACACTCCCCTATAGATGAGAAAGTGTTTATATAATCATAATTTAAAGATAATACTACAACTTTTTTTTTATGACCATCCGAAGATCTTTGTAAACTATCTTTAGTGCGATCTACTATTAATCCTTTTCCACCTTCTCTAATATTAGTTAAATTATTATAGTTATTTATCCAGTATTTTTCTTTTTCTTCCCAATTGTTTTTATCACATTCTTCAATTAATGTAATAATAGGATACAAGTTTTGTTTTTTAAGAGTTTTTATCCAATTACAAACATGAGTTTTTACATTTTTTGTAAAAGCTGCACATTTATGTTGACTTAATCTTTGAGACAACCTTGATACTGTAACACCAACATATCTAATTTCCTTTGTTATAGGATTAGATAAACTATAAATTTTATATGTTCTTTCCATAATAGTATTATAATGAATTTCACTACAATACTACATAAATTAATTTAATAATCCAAGCGTTTCATGTTAAATAATTATTAACATTACTCTACTCCCTTTATACAAAATATTGTATAGGTTTCGATAGTCGTTGAACCTTATTCCCATTAGGAATCTTGGCTGCTGATTGTCCAATTCTTATCTCTTTTACTATAATATAGTCATTACTGCTATATGGAGTGTATAAGACTCTAAGGAGTTTCCAGTCAATTAACTTGGTTTAAAGTGAACTTATATAATCAATCCACTATAAAGAAATCAAACTCGTATTCTGTATATTTCTTTACAGAACTAAAGTTTACATATGTAATGTTGGGATTATTATATCCCCACAGCTCACATTCATTCATCCAGGTATCTCTAAGCTTGTTGTCTGGATAGGCAATTAGTAATGTACAATCATAATCAAACTTCTTTTTAAGAATCTCAATTGTGGTTTTACATTTACCAAACCTCATTGCAAGATTTAGATATCCAGACTTATTCTTTTTGTAGAATGTCAATGATTTCTTTACAAATTCATCCTGCAGTTTGTCTTGTACATTCATTATACGTATTTTATAACATTACCTTCTGCATCTTTTAATGCAGTTACACTAAACAAACCATCATAATGCGTCATGATATTAGCATGAATACCATTTAAATCTGCTCCTGTTTGTACTCCCCACATCTGTAAGAACATATAGAATTCCTGTTGCCCTAACATTTGTTTATGTTTAGAAGCATCAAAGTTCTCTCTATAATGTTCATAGAGAATATTCGTGGGTGCATTACCTTTTAAGTGTATATAAGTTTCTTTGTCCATTGTTAGTTATTATAAATGTAGCTGACCAAAATAACCATTCGAAATTCACAGCAATATAATCATCCACTCTATCTATGTTGTTAAGGATGCTAATTGTTGGAATTAATACCACTTGCCAAAATTTATCATTTTTACTTGGGAGGGTATTAAATGTTCCTACTTCTAATTTCATATTCTTTTTATTTGTTTAGAAAAAATGTTTTGTTTGTTACAGATGCATAATATGAATCTGTCATGTCCTTCTTTTTAGGTAGTTCTTTGAATATACCTAGTTGACCAAGAAAACCAAGTCCCACTCTAAGATCATCTGATCCATAAGAGTTCTTAATTAGTCTTAATGAACGAAAGTATTTAGCACCGAATTCATCTCTAAGCTTGTTAAGATCATATCCAGAAGGATCTGGAACCTTATATCTCATAGGATCAAATAGAGCTAATACAACATCTGCGTCATTTTGTGTAGAAGAACTCTCACTGAAATCCTCTAGCTGTGGTTCTACATCACCATTTTTTATCCTAATAGGATTAGATATAGATCTGTTAAACTGACTCACAACAACAGGAGTGTAACCAAAGAAATCTCTTGCATATCTGAGCTCATCACTCATCTTATCAATAGCTTCCTTCTTAGTTGGTTGATCTTTTGTTGTTTTCAATAGACCAATGTGATCTATAACAACAATAGTAACTTCGTTCTCATTATTGGGAATATAACGTTTGTTGTATTTGTCTATCTCTTCTATACGACCATTCTGTAAAGCGTGTTCTTTTAGCTCTTTAGCTATACCTACAGGATTCTCTGGACCATCTATTACAGTGATCACCTCTTTCATTTGATTAGCATAATCTTCATACATAAGAAATAAGTCATGTTCATCACTAGTCATCTTATCTGTCCAACCCAACAGCTTGTTCACTGGAATAATCACACCATGATCTATAAAGATCTTACGAGATATCCACTTTGCAAGCTTATAAGTTCCACTTCTCTCCATAGAGCGATAGATGATCCTTAGCTTAACATCAGATTTATTCTTATCAGAGATGTACCAATCAAATGGATTAAGAACATAAGCATCATCAATAAAAGATGTTTTGCCTGAACCAGTGTTACCACCTATAAGAGTGTACATACCTTTTCTAATACCTATGTGCTTATCAAGTCTATTGAATCCCATAGGAACACTATCGTTTCTACCAGCAATACCTTTTGCTACTTCTGCTTTTAATTGTTCAAAACTCATAATGTTAATGTTAAATGTCTGTACTGCCTTCTATTATTTGATGTGTCTCAATTTTAACACCCTCTTTAATCAACTCAATAAATGGCTCAAAAGTTCTTTGATTAAGATAGGTGAGTGAATTCTGCATGTATGTCATTCTATTCACTCCTGTCTTTACAGAACTTTCTTTCTTCTGAACCACCTCATAAGCCAATGCTTCAACCAATTCTTCAATGGTGTATTCACCCTCTTCAAGAATCTTATCAAGTTTAATCTTACAGTCATCTTTCTTTGCTCTTAGATTTCTACTACCTGAAAATGATTTACCACTATGTACAAAAGTATCAGTGCCTGGATATGTCTTCCACCAGAGAGAGAATGCATCATCAGTTGGTTTTTTCTTGATGATGACATCCTCTTCATCTTGTGTTTCTAGAAACTTAATAAGCTCTTTACCAGACAATGTAAGCTTTCCTTCTGTTGTAACTAACCCCTTTCTATATATTCCCTGATAGATCGCTTCTATCTTAGGAACCTCTTGACATAACACTTTTACATCTGCTTGTTCCTCAACAATCAAGTTAAGGATAAATAACATGTCTAAGGTATATCCTTTTCTTTGAATTTCTCTAAAATGGGAGAACGTTAGCTTTGATAGATCCATTTTCTAATATTTTATCCTTGTCTATTACTATAATCTTTGCAGGTTTTCTATTTATGTAATCGTAATGCTCCTGCTCAATCCTTAATTGCTCTTCTAGCAAATACATCTCATACTTTAGGTGTTCATGTTCCCAATCTTCATTTCTCATCTTCTTTGTAATTTTCATTAAATAAATCTTCACCTTTGTAATCTGGATGTTCTTTTTGCATCTTATCTATTCCTCTTACCCATAATGCTGCTATTGGTGCTGTAATCACCACTATTATTCCTATCACTTGTAATTTGTTTAAAATTGTTAATAACATAATTTAATCTTTTACTCTTAAACCAAACTGAAGATCGAACCAGTCGAATGTACTTCTTGCTTTGGTTTTGTTAAACTTAAATACTTTTTGTAACACAGGAATAGCATAAGCTTTGAATTGGTCATGCTGTTCCTGTGTAAGTGTCCAATTGAAGAACCACATGTCATCTTTGAGAGCTTCTGCCATAGTTTTACCAACCATTTTTAGTTGGTATTCCATTAAATGATCTGAAACGTTTAATCTGTTAATTGCCATTGTATATATATTTTATATACAAAGATACGACAATTAATTATTTTATTAAAACATGGAGATTTGATTTGGATTTACAACCACTTTTCTCTTCTTACCTTCTGTCTGAATCTTACTAACTATTGTATTACACTTCTCAATGTAATATTCATAATTGATATTATCCATAGGATGATCTTTAGTTAAGTGGTTACAAACTGTGCACATCCACTCACCAGCTTCCACTTGTGATATTGGTGGAGCATTAGTTACACAGCTATCGTTTTTTACTTTAAGAAGCTTCACTCCTTTATTTGATACATAATAACGAATGAGTTTATTATAGATAAACTTCTCACCTGTGCCTCTAACTATACCCTCATAATGGAAATCTCTCGAAGCTTTTTGTCTTAACGCAAAGTCATAGATGTTAGAATGATTCCTAACAGTATGCTCAATAGGTATATTATTAACAAAATATTGTTCGAGAGCCAATGGTACAATCCTGGCTGATTTGTTTTTATGTAATTCAAAATCTGTGAGGAAATCCCCTTTCTTTTTAATTTCGCCATCTGTTTTAATTGCTAAGTAGTCATTAACTGTTGAGAATATAATCTTTTGATAGTCTGTTCTTTCCAATTCATAACTTGTCAGCTCTTGCCACCAAGTATTAATTGAATTCATTAGAGCTAAGTCTGTCTTTTTAACCATTATAGTTACACCATCTGTATTAGCAGATATAACATGAATATTATTAGTTTCATACTTCTCAATCAACATCATTAGACTCAACTCACCAGTGATACAAGTGAACATTGTAAGTTGCTTATCATAAATCCAGCTCTGCATGTCAGAACTCTTGCCATAAACACTGTTTACAGCTAATTTAAGAGCACCTACAATACCCTTGATCTTCTTATCCTTCTTAGCTAATGGTTTAAGCTCCAACCTCTTATCAAACATTTGCTTGTATCCATTAAGAAACTCTTTACCTAGATGTCCTGGATATTGCTCATTGTTAATGATGATGGCTGGATAGTATGCATCCCAGCCTCTGTAATCTTTCAATTACAGCTGGACTATATCATCATTTAACTTTTAATTCTTTTTCCCAAATAAACCCATACATTGAAGGTTTGTTACCTGAACACACTGAATATATTTGTTGCCATTTATAAGAAGGATTTATTTCAGTTATTTCTTTTACTGAACCCCATTTTCTTATAAACTGTCTATCTTTTGTGTACTGATTGATATAATATTTAACAGTTGCTTCTGAAACTTTTTTTGCCATTTCTTTAGTAGCCTCTGGATTATCTTTCCAATAAGTATGACTAACTTTTAGTCTTTCTTTTGGATCTTTATATCTATTAATCTGAGCTTCACTGAGTTTTTTTCTTGTTTCTTTTGAAACAATGCAACTAGTTTCTGAATCTAATCTAATATTATATCCTTTGTCTCTATTAGTACATTTATAAACTCTTTGCCAATATAATTCTCGTTCCTTTAACTGGTCTAATTGTACAAATTCTATTACAAAATATTCAAAGTTTTCTCTTCCGTATTTATGCCAAGCATTTATAAAATGGTCATTTTCATCTTTACTTCTTTTATTAAGAAGATTAATGTGTTGTCTGATTCTTCTATAAATACATTTAGCTTTTCCAATATAAACTTTGCTATTTGTTTTATTTCTTATACAATATATTCCACTTTGGTCTAAATGTTCTTTTCTATTCAATTTCATGCTACAAATATATGTAATTACATGGATAGAACCAAGACACTTATATTAATTAATTGTTAAATGTTCCCTGTTTAGTCTCTGAACCTTGATCTATTTCACTATAGACCCTTGGCTGCGGATTGTCCAATCTTAATCTTTTTTACCATACCTGAGTAATTACTTCAGCCATTATATGTATTTCTACTATAACTTGGTAGATTAAGCTCTAAGGAGATCCCCGTCAATTTAAGGAATTTTAGTTACGCCATAGTATTAACGAAACATCCCAATCAATGATTTCATACTCATCATCAGCATCAAATGTTTTAGGCTTGTTCTCTGTATGAAGACCACCTTTCATGAAAGAATACACATTATTATAAAAGTTTATGCTCTCTTTAAAATCATCCATCATCTTAAGCTTAACCTTCTTAATCTTTTTCAAGAAGTCTTTTAGCTGTGGAGTTTCAAACACTACATAATCAGCAATACAATGTCTAACGAAGATTTCCTTCCTGAACTTACCTTTTTTTGGTAATTGACTGTATTTGATGTTCCTCTCTTGACAATAGAACTTCTTAATCATCTCATCACCAATCTTACTGTCAGAATAATTCAAACATGGAATATTAAACTCTTCTTGAATGTCCTGTCTAAGTTGTATCTGATTGTTTCCTTTGTATAAAGGATGTTCACAGTCACCAATAGTAATCTTGTAGAACTCATAAGTGGCCATAACATCATTCCTACAATAGTCTTTAGTCATTTGAATTTCTTCATCTGTCATATCAACCTTTGTATGATGAATAGGCATCTCTTCAATGTTCTCAAGATCCATCTCAAACTCCAGTCTCTTTAGACTCACCATACGATTCTTATTATCGTAGTGGTTCACCTTGAATACATCAATTTGTTTAAGACTAAGATCAGCTTCTCTGTATTTAGGCATTACATCATAATTAGCATCATGAATAACATCTCCTGCATTAACAGCAATCTTAGCACAAATATCAAGATAGCTTAAAGAACCCCATTCTTCATAGCTTTTAAGGATGAATTCAATCACTTGACTGTCAAACCTAAGATTGTTATACCCAACCCAATAATGGTCCTTATAAGCCTCTGTGAACCTCACAAAGCTATCAAGATTATTAGCAAGCTTACTCACTTCAAACTCAAAATATATGTCTGTTTTTACATCATAAACTCCTACAAGAAATAGTTCTTGCATAGTTTCTATGTCAAATATTAATACTTTCATAACTTTTCTTACTTGGGTCTACAAAGGTAACACCTTTTGTGATAATTTCAACTAATGTTGAGTATTCTTTTGAACGTAAAACACCTTCTAAATTCTCGTTATTCCAATAGTCTACATAAAGTTCTCTTGGAATCGCATTCCATAATCCCTTATAGAAATTATAATGAAATACATAGCCATACAATTTATCCATATTAATTTGTTTTATAAAGTTTCCTTATTTGGAAACTCTTTTTTATAATCTACTTCCCAAACATTTGCTTTTTGTACAGTTGGAATACCTTCCAAACCCATAAAACTCTTAACTTCATATGAAATTGTTCCAACAAAATCACTGCCTCCATATTTATGTTCATAAGGCTTCCATTCTAATCTTTTACCAGTGTTATTGTATTCTATTGTTGCTCCATAATAATTATCAGTGATGTAAAACACACCTTCTAATGTATCTGCTGCACCTATTGGTTGATTATCATCAGCATCTGTAATTACATATACTACTTGCATTATTTCTTGTTTTTGTTAATTATAATTTTCTTTCTGATTCCCATTCTGATATAACAAATTCTAATTTAAGCTTTGCCAAATTCCATTTCTTAGTTCTCCATGCTTGAGCTTGAAATCCACCACTACCAGAAATCCATCCTATATCTGCATGTTCTGTGTTGTCTGGATCTGTAGCTTGTTCAATAGCACTGTGTAAGTTACGAGTGGCACATTGTACTAATTCTTTACGAGTGGGTGTGTCTTTACTTCCAGCCCATCTCCAATTTAAATCATACATTACTTTTACCACCTTATCAAAATCAAAATTCTCAATGATTTGATCTATCATTTCTTGCTGTGTGTATTTCTTCATAAGTTTTCTATCTCTTGTTTTACATCAAACCAATAATCATCATTAATAACATAACCACTCTCTGGAATTGCTTTTATTATCTCATCTATTGCTATCAATACACAATCTTTGGCTTTTCTCTTGCTTTCTATGTATGTAAGAAGCTCATCGTATTTTATTAATAGTTCTACTGCTTTCTCTTTTGCTGTCATAACTAATCTTTTTTAAATGTTTCTTGATAAAACTGTTCTCCACAATTTTCTTCATCAATCATTGGAGATTGATTAATATATCCATTATACCAAGCATTTATTATCTCTTGATTGTGCATTACTTTTGCTTGCTCAAATATATTAAATTGAACTATTGTGCTTTTTCTTTCTATATCTTTAATAAGACGGTAATAGTGTATTGATTTTTTTAATTCATTTTCTAACCATTCTACTGATGTCATAATTCTTTTTTATATTTCAGTTTATAATATTGTTCACCTGTTTCTGCTAAAAATCCCCATGTAGCAGCATCTGTTATCTGTTCTTTTTCTTTCTCTTTAGCTTCTTTGATTTCACTGTACATACTATTCTTAATACGTATAGGTAATTGTTCTTCTAACCATTCAATTGCTGTCATGTTTTTATATTTTAATTTTAACTTGGTCCCAACTTAGTCCCAACTTGGTGCCAACTTAGTGCTTTATACTTCATAGTAAGAATGTAAGATTGAAACTAACTGGAAGTATAGAAAACCATACTAACACTTAAAGGCTTAAGTGAAAATATAACTGGTAATTAGCTACTCAAATTGTCTTGTTTTGCTACTTTTAAAGAACAATCTTCACAATATTGTGGATCTAGATGTCCATTACCTCTTGCAAAATTAGCTTCTTCATCTGTAAATTCAAACCCCACCTTAATTATCTTACTGCATTTTATGTTGGAGCATAAAATTGCTAAATGTCCACTATTCCATTTCACTCTTGCTTTCTCCATAACTTATAAGTTTAAAATGTTAATTAATTAGTTAACCCAAAAGATAACAAAAATGGGTTACATCTTTACGATATAACTTAAAATGCAGTTAGGATGTGAATCGAACACACTATCTCCCTTATGATCAGTTGCATTATCCAACATGCTCCCTAACTATATGCAACTAATACCCCTGTAGTTGCCACATGCTAACTTACGATTTAGCGAGATAAGTGTGCTTCGTAATCCTTTTTGATTAGCTATCTCAAGGCAATTAGAGAGGCATTCTCTGTCTTTCGATCCTCTGGCCAATAGAGGCTAATTTATTCCAAATAGAAACTTAAAACATGATTTATAAATAAACCATTTACCTTTTAATGGTTTATCCCAATTGTAATTTCTATCTAGCTTATGATATGATGTTTCTAAGAAATCATCTTCCCATGCTTCTTTAGAAACAGCAAAATCTATAAATGCCATTTCTAATATTACTTCATAATGGAAATAATATCCCAAAAACCATCCTTCAGCTTCATAAGGAGATTCAACAGTTGGTTTTTTTCTCCAATATATAATCATTTTGTTTCTTTTACAAATCTGAATGCAACAAGTCTATTGTTGTATTCAAATCTACGTTTATTAATAGGGTTTAAACTGTTCATCATCACTTCATAACTAACCTTTACAGTTTTCATAGCTGAAGTGATAGATGGTAGGACAATCTCCTCTTTAGTATCTATAAAGATCATTCTGATCTCTCTAGAATTGTCATAAGTCACTTTGTTCATTGCTTCTAGTTTTAAATTAATAATGTGGAGGTGCAGGGAGTCGCATAATGTGGATATCTTAAACAAACTTACAAAGAACCACTGCCCATGTTGCCATGAGGATTAGACTATATCATCACCTGTTCTAGGTGCTGGACGCTTATTCCTGTTATTAAGAAGACTTTACTTCTCAGGTAGTCGTTGAACCTTCTTAGAATGTATTCTAAGCTTGGCTGCTGATTGTCCTAACTTCACTGTTAGGAGTTCCAGCAATTCATCCAGTTTTTAATTAAGTATTCCTACTTAATGGGTCCAATTCCCAAACCCTGGTCTTTTCAAGACCCAATAAATCCATTTTTACAAGCTTAGATCTTGTCACAATTATTTTAAAAATTGTGACATAATCAGTAAGGGAAACTAACCAGTGGTATAAAAGCCACCAGCTCCACCATCTAGTTTATGAACTAGAAAACTAACTTTCTTTTTACACCATATAGTCTTAGGTGGTAGAATTCTCAAGATGTCTCAAGCTCTTACGATTGTAACTATTATGTTCCTTGGACAGTTACCATCCAGAGAACTACGCTGCTACAGCAACATTAGCAAAAGCCATGTTGATGATCATTGCACCTTCGTTCTGACGTACTAACTTAGAGTTGTCGTTTGATTGTTAATCAGTGTCTTTGAGTACTGACTGCCTCTTGCTTGTGAACCTACCTGATACATGAAAATCAAATGCCATACCACCCCCATTTGAAAAAATATTTGCAGAGAATTTCTCCTCTGCAAATATAATCATTCTTGTTATTACTTTCTAACAAATTTATGTCTAACAAAAATATTCTTAAATTCTCCTGATGGAGAATAATAATATCTGTTATTAGATATAACTATGCGTTCTTCTTTTGATGGAGCAAATATAGCTTCCATCAATTTCCTACAATTGTCATTAGGTGTATACACCTGAATGTGTTCCCTTGAGTGCATTCTTGATGAATACACTAATGTGTAATTTGCCATTTGTGTGTGGTTTTTGATTGTTAGAAATATAATTTGATGTGATCGTTAAACATTTCTGCTTTTGTAGGCTTAAAATCAAATGAGAAACCTTGTGGAAATGAAATAGATTCTTTCTTTACAATATCTATATCAACTCTTTTCTCAATGTTGTCCTTTGGGGCAACTCTATCACTTATTTTTACATAACAAGAAGTTTTTTTAACAATCCAAACAATTTCATTATTGTCAATTATAACTTCATTATTCTTAATACTATACATTCTACTTCTAACATTGCTAAATGATCTATTTAGTTTAGGAGCTAAATATTCTGCTGCTTTATATATGGTGCTAAATTTTTCCATACATGTAATTGCTGCTTTCATTTCTGATACTGTCCAAAATTTAAATGCTCTCATAATTTTTTTTTTAAAATGATTAGTTAATTTTTGCAATACAACACATACACGATGTGTCTTTGTAATTTAAATAAATGTACTCGTTACCCTTGTCTGTGTGATAAACTTTATACTCTCTAGGAGAGAATTTAGTTACCACTGATACAATCTCTTCTCCTTTTGCTTTAAAGAACGTTGATATTGTTTCAATGTCTTTAATTCTTCTAGAGAATGTCATTATAAAGTTCTTATTAAACTTCTTGATATGTTCTTTCATATATCTAACTGTAGAACAATAATCAAGATCGTAGAGAACATCATCTCTATCAGCATCAGCACTTAATATGTTTCCATATCTTAATGCAACAGTAGAATCTACTTCTCTCATTTGTTTCATTAGAACACCCATGTCTGATTCAAAGATTTCAAAATGATTAAAACCTTTCGATTTACAATATTGTAAATAGGCTTTAATATCTGGACCAGCTAGTCCTATGATTTTATTAAATTGCTTTAACACAAAGAAAGAGAACAAGAACTCTCTCACTGCTCTCTTTTCAGGTGAATCTTCATAACTTACTTTTGTTGCCATGATTTCTAGTTTTGAATTATTGTATATCTGATTTATCGTTATCAATAAAATATCTATATAATACATTTTTATATATCACACAGAACACTCTTGACTTATCGTCATCATCCATTGTTATGATGGCTATATTACATTTTCTACCTTTTTCATCCTTTACTACATCATAATGTAATGTTGAATAATCACTTCCATACTCAATTTTTCCTTTTCCATAAATTCTATATCTTGAATATGCTCTATCAGTAACATAAAAGTTTACACCATCAAACACAATTCTAACATTGAGATCATAAAGTTGACCATATGTCCATTTATTTGATACTAATATACCTTTTTGACCATAGTCAGCTATTAAGACTTGTGCATTAACGCACACAGATGTAATAACAATTGTTATCACTAATAATAATTTTTTCATATAAGTTTTATTTAAAATTAATTACGCATATATAATACCCAAGGTTGTGCTTTTGTATTGATACTCCAGCTTGTGTATAATTTGGTGATGTTATAGCTAATCTATGGCCATATTTGGGATTGCCTATATCAATAAGAAAATCCATAATAATATCTACAGCTTCATAGCTGTCATAAGATATAACCTCACACAAATACGACATTCCTTGAATATCCTCTTTTGTAACTCTATCGTGTCCAAATTTATTATAACTTGCAAAAGCATGTACTAATGCACTATTGTAAGCTATAGCATCTGGATATATGAGTCCTAATGGTTGAACAGTTTGCATATAAGGAATTAGATTTTTATACTCTATTGTATTCCTTACAGTCTTCCATCTCTTAGGAAAATCATATTGCTTAATAACTGTATTTCTAAATAGATTAGGACTTGTACGCATACAATTTAACACCCATATAACATCTCTTTCTCTTTGTGTCATGTACAAATCATCTTTAGCTGTATTACATGTATTATATTTAACATCATCCCATTGAGCGTCATAAAGACTCAATGGATTCTGAGCAGATGTATATAATGAAACAATAAGAGCACATAACAATAAACGGTATTTCATAAAATTGGGTTTAATAATTAAAAATAGCCTCTAACAAATTAATGTTAGAGGCTCATTTCCAAATCCACACACCTGAATTAGCTCATGTGAACAATACGCCTGTCGTACATCATGCTCACTCTAAATTCTCTACACCATTCTTCGTAGGTTATATTTTCATTTGGTCTCACAGTTTTAAACCTGCAAGTTATTCTGTCTCTTGATACTTCGTTTCTGAGAACAAAAGCGTTAATCTTTTCAATAATGCTCATATAAAATAGTTTTTAATCATAATCAAAATCATCACCTGAACTTTTAGCTTCACCAGATCCTCCACAACTCATGCATCTTGTATGAGGAAAAGGTCCTTCACCTGTTCCACTGCACAAACTGCACATGTTTTCATCACTCTCCTCTTCATTCTCCTCATTATCAAAACTTGCATTTTTTACAAGTTTCGCTATTTCAGATCTAATTACAACTTTGTTATTATATAATAAAGGCTCTATTCCCTCATCATCAAATTCAACCTCAATGTCTCCATCATCAGCTAGAATTTTATTGATTTGGCCAATAGTGATGTCTGATAGTTCTTCATGCTCATCACCTTCATCAAACCAACCTATTTGATCATGAAGAGCAACTTCCTCCATCTCATCAAGATTAGGATTACCTTCCCATATAATGTTCAAGTGAACAGGAAATCCATTATCAACTATATAACCTCTTTGATCATTAGAAACCTTATTTAATTCATACACCTGATGTGCATCATTTACAATCCTACTAAACAACATACCAACAATGAGCTCATCATCAGGCATATAGTTCTTTAGAACTAGTTTACAATCTATAAACATATAATTATTTTTTAATGTTAATTAAGATTTTTTTAATTTAGCAAGCAATCTATCTTTTACACTAGATTCATCATTATAGAAATTATAATTTAAATTAGAAGCTTCAACAATATATGAATATATCAATTCTCCATAAGAAGAATAAAATTGTTTTAATGCTTCTACTTTGTTATCAGCTTCTATTATTGCTGTATTAGATCCATTTTCTCCTTCGTAACCTATTCTGTATACCATAATAATTATTTTTGTGTGTGTGGAAAAAGAGCTCTCTAATTAAAGAGAGCTCTATGTTGGTTGGTTTTTCAATAGCCTAAAGCGGCTAAATCATCTGTAGAAGCTGTAACAAATACAACTCCTATTTTAATGTAGTAATCAAAAAAGAAATTGCTAATATCTTTAAACATTACAAATTCTATTGGTGTCATTGTTATTTCTGACATGGTTTCTAGTTTTTAATTATTAAAATAATATTTGTTCAATTCATATTGCTCATAGTCCCTACTAATACCCCAGATATATTCAGGATTAAGAATGCACACATTAAGTTGTACATATCCTGAAAATACTACCTCGTCTGTTAATGTTACAATATCATTAACTAATAGAAAATGAAGAACACCTTCATTCTCTGCATAGTCTTTGATTAACACTTCATCCATCTTAATATCTATTTCAGGCATATTTACAGTGCATACAGTAAATAGCAAATCTGAATCAACTTGAATCAGTTCAATACAATGCCTACAATTTTCATATTGTGTAATTTTAACACGTACTTCATAGCTTCTATTGTCTTCGGTAATAATGAATGTTTTCATTTTAATTTTTTTGTGTGTGAATAATAATAAAATAAAATAGGCTCATGTATAGAAATACACGAGCTCTGTCCCTAAACCCTAATTATTTTCTAACATTACCAAAACTAAATCTTGTTGTTCCAGCTTGTTTGTACCAAAAATCTTTTTCTTGAGCTGGACAGCCCATTCCTCTTGATGAAGCACAAGAGGTGAATAAAATAGCAACCATAGCTACTAATACGATTGATAAGAATGTTTTTTTCATTGTGTGTGGTTTTTTATTTGTTTCTGTAATAATTATCTATAAATATCCATGCTACCATATATCCAACGAAGGATATTGCTGATAATAGAATGGCATTATTTGTGGATGGTGGAAGATAAACAATCACTAACCACAATAACAATGTGGTTAGTAATATCATTATTATTCCAAATCCTAAGCTGATTATATTCCTCATAGTTTTATTTTTTATAAGATGATGAATTAAAATCATCTACTATATAACCACATAAAATACCACCAAACATCATGTACATAACGTCCCATCCTACACAACTCACTACTTCATTCCATGATACAGGGAATATTAGCACTATAAGAGAAGTGAGGATTGTATATAGTCCAAAGAATGAACCTATATATAACAAAATTGATTTAATAAACATCATAATAAATAGTTTTTAATTGTTTAACATATAAATTACCAAATAAGTACTTGCTGCAAGCATTACAAGAATGCCATAAATTTTAATTGCTATTTCTTTTTTCATTTTTTAAGTTTTAAATATTGATTAATAATAATATAACACATACATAAGAAGATGATTGGCTCAATAATACAAAAGATCCATACATTAATTTCTTTATATGTTATGTTAAATGAATTGGCTAATTGTTCTAACGTTAATTCACATTTATAGAATACAACGTTTGCAAATTCTTTCATAGTTATTGATTATCTGAAATGATGAGACTATCTAATTGATTTTGTCTCACTGTACCAACTAAATGATAAGCTTTATCAAACACACCATATACTAATCCATTAGGAGTGTCAATCACTATAAATACATATTCATAATCATGTATTATCATAACTTTCTTTGTTGGTTCAGAATTACAAGATGATAGAGCAATGACGATTAATGCTATTACCAACACTACAATTTTAATCTTTAATAACTGTTTCATTTTAATTTGTTTTAGGTGTGTAAAGAAATAAAAAATAAGCAGTTTAATGACATGTTCAGGTCTTTGGCCTAATTCATTGCATCAGAGTACAATGAACCATAATGGCCTGGGGATGGAATACATTCATCTTTAACCATATAGGTATAAATCCAGACAAAGATCCTTAAATGAAAGGCTTGGTTACCCTCTCTCACCGTTTAGCAGGTTGAAGCTGAAGATTATTTCATATCTACAAATATATTAGAGCATACGTTCCCTAATAATGTTGTTTTATCCCTTCTGCATTTAAACCATAATAGAAAAGTCAAAAACTATTATAAATTTAATTATCCCTTAGGAGAATAAAATGATGCATTAGATAATACAATTACACTTTATGCCATATATATTGCATGAATATACAATTACAGCTGTTAAAAATTAACGTAATAATCCAAAGAGGGTTACACACCATCTCTCAAATCATTGTAAATCAATTAGTTCTACAATATTTCCCACCCCAAAGAAGCAAATGCATCCCACCCATATATATACAATGCAATTAAACGCACTGTAACAATAAGAAAAGACTCTCCCCTATTGTAAGGAGAGAGTCTTTAGTGTTAAGCAAGCTCTAACAAGCTGTTAATAGCAGCCTCGTTTAAACCAGCAGCAGTAGCACTGGTCTTGATTGCAGCTTTAATCTCAATGTCTAAGGTTGCTGTGTCTACATGCGCAGCAGTGATTGCTTCTTTGGTAGCAAACACGCTCAATGCTGACAATCGCTGAGTTTCTACGAGTGTACCATCCGCGTTAAGCTGTGGTTTACCCTCAGCATCGTAAGGATTGATTGTTTTTAAATCACCAATGATGTAGAATGGGAATGCAGGCATTGCACCATCCTCAAGGTTTAAGCCAGCCATTTGAGCTTTACCAATAAAGATTTTCTCGCCTAATGCAGTGTAAGCTGTAAAGTTACCTGCTTTGCTAAAAGAGCCTGAGTTGATTGAATAATTCTTCATAACGTAGTATTTAATAATGAGGTTGTGCGTTACATCGAATGGGGAGTACCCCCAACCGCACCAACTCCCGTAGGGGATTCAGCATGGAGTAACCTCCCCCCTCATCTATATAAAAAATTTTTCAATCACCATAGATAGCACACCCCCTAGTTTTGGAAAAAAATTTTATTGTTCCACATGAAACAATTTCCCCTCTTACAGCTTAATTTATTCACACATGTTAATATGTATTTTTGTTGTATGTTATTTATCCCTATCTTTAGGGCGTGTGGGTGGGGAAGGACTAATACACATTTCAATATAAATCGTTCATATGGTAGAATCAATATTGTTCTTTATAGGTTTCTTGATTGGATTTAATATCTATTGGGGTTTTAGAAGATGTGATGAATTACACATAGTGTTTGAATGGAATTTGCTCACTAGTCCATTTTATAATATAGGACCATCGTTCAATCTATACAAAAACCCAGATGGTAGTATAGAAGAAGAATTAAAAATTGGTTTATTCTTTCTTACAGTGATGTTCATATTCTGGAAAGAAAATGAATAAATTGCATAATATAGCAATGTATTAAATAAAGGTATTTGTGTATATTGTTATTATATATATCTTTGCTCTAATTAACTAAATATGGAAAAGACTATTGTTCAAAAACTTAAACGTCCAGAGAAGGATAATTATGCTGTAGCTGAGAAGTATTACAGTGTGCTTTCTGCTATTAATAATTTGAAGCTTACACAGAGAGAGATTCAGCTTGTAGCATTTACAGCTATTAAGGGTAATATTTCTTATGCTAATAATAGAGATGAATTTTGTACAAAGTATAAAACCACGTCTCCTACAATTAATAATATTATTAGTAAGCTTAAGAAGATTGGGGTGTTTATTAAGGATGGTAGTAAGGTGAAAGTTAATCCTGTTATTATTCTTCCATTTGAGAATGATGTACAGTTACAAATAAACATAGTACATGGATAAGCCACAATCAATGTCCATTAAGGACTATTTAATTAGGCTGCTTGCTATAAAGATGCTTACAAGTGAAAAGACAATTGAGGCTGTTGTTAATCATCAGTTTAATTCTGCTAATGATGCTCTTAAACAAAATTATAGTGTAGAGCTGGCAGGGTTTGGAAAGTTTTATTTTAATTACAAGAAGGCTGCTAAGAGATTGGCTGCTTATACAAATAATTTAAAGGATCTTAATGAAGCAATATTAGACCCTTCTATTACAGAAGCTAAAAGAAGCAAACTGGAAGAGAAGATATATAACGTTACACAAGCTATTTTAGAATTAAAACCAAGAGTAGATGAATTTCAAGCAAATTTATGAAGGTTGGAGAAACAATTTAGTTCCTCCTGCTCATATGAAAGAAGCAATTGAAACAGTTTCCAAAGAAAGAATGGACATATGCAGAAATTGTGTATGGTTCTCTGGGAATAGAAAGCTTATAGATGGATATAAGTCTATGAGACCTGATGAGCATTGTACGGATTGTGGATGTACATTGTCAGCTAAAACAAAATGCCTATCTTGCAGTTGTCCTAAAAGCAAATGGCTTGAGATAGCAGAAGATAGTATTGATGACGAGTTAAATGATTTAAAATGATACATTCAGAAGGCAAGAACGAAGTAAGACTTCAAAAAATTCCCATTGGTGTTTTATTAGAAACTTTACAGGAGTTTTATGATAATGGCCTTGAGTATGTGGATATTATAGGAGTTCCTGGACAAGATCAAGATGTAATAGGTTTAGCCTTTACAGAAGATTATATGATGAAGGAAGAAGATATGCTTGAAGAAGAAGAAGATGATAATATAAACCCCGATTTGTCTGATGAAGACTTAAACCAACTATTATGAACCCAAACCAAACAACACAAGACGCATTTATGACAATTGAAAGGCTTGCTGCCTTATGTGCCACTCCTGGAATTACAGAAGATACACAAGCAATTGCCAATACACAAATTCAAGCTCTCCTATCATCTGTGATAAAAGGAGCTGTAACAAAACTAACAGCAGCAGGAGCTGGAATTATTTCTTAAATAGAAGAGAATGAAGAGTACACATTATAATCAGGTGATACATATTCTCAATGAACTAAATAAAGCCTATCCTACATATAATGTAGGTAGACATTTATCAACAGCATTGGATGGATATGGAGATGTATGGGGAATGACTAACAAAGAATTAGTATTTGCTTTAACAAAATATAAAAGTCAATTAGATGCAGATATTCCCCATAATGATGAATCTGATATAGATGATATTATTAAACAAGGAATGGATCTTGATAATATATTAAAGGAGGAGGATACAGATGGCTACAGCTAAAAAAACTACATACATTAATACAGAGCTTGATTGGGCAGAAGAACAATTGACATCATGGAGAGCATATGTCACTGCTAATCAACTACATGAATTAAAAGATAGGATTGAATGGAAACCTACAGCTAAAGGAGGAATGCTTCCAATGGTGATAGCTTCTATTGAGTCTCAAGGTAAGTTTGTACAGGAAACAATGAAGAACTATCTATCACTATTAGAAGTGGTGGAAAAGCTCAGAAGCTTAGAAGAGGCTAAAGTGGAGATTAGAGGTAAGGGAGAGATGAGCTCTATGGCTGAAGATTTCCTTAAAAACAGAAAATGATAGAACTACAAAGTATAGATTACAAGGATTGGTTTATAAATCAAAAGCGTATTCCTGACAAGGAAAGCCAAGAGCATAAACAATTCTTTGATTTTCATAAAGACCTGTGTATGAATGGGGCTATGATGGATGGGGTGTATATTAACCCTTTCCTATATTGGCATTTAAACATATGGCATACAGAGGTGGATATTATAGATGATAGGGGAAGGATTAATCAGAAGTATGCCAATCCCTATCTTAGAGATAATGAATGGGTGGTAACAAATGAAATTGACAGGGCACAACAAGAAAGAAAAGGTTTAGTTATTCTTGGTATACGAAGGTTTGCTAAGAGTGTTATTGAAGCATCTTATATAGGACTTGGGGCAACATTTGATGAGAACTCCCAGAACATCATTGCAGGCTTAAATGCGCCCGATATTAAGTTGATTACAGATAAGATCGATAAGGGATTAAACTTTCTTCCTGAGGCTTGGAGGTGGCAAAGAATTGAAGATAACTGGAAGAACCAGGTTACATTAGGAATTAAGACAAGAGCAGGTGAAAGGATTCCCTTTTCACAGATTCTAATACGAAATTTAGACGAGGGTAATAATGAAGAGGCTATCGCAGGTACCAAGCCTCGTAGGCTTATTATAGATGAGATCGGTAAGGGTAACTTTTTAAGAGGTTTACAAGCTGCCACTCCAGGTTTTACCACACCATTTGGATGGGGTTGTTCTCCAATCCTTACAGGTACAGGTGGTGATATGAAGAAGTTTATGGATGCAAAGAGCTTGATGTTCGATGTGGACAACTTTAACTTTCTTACATATAATAATGAGAAGGATGATAAGAGAATCCATGGACTGTTTATATCACATAAATATAGAATGGAAGCTAAAGAATCTTCCACTCTTGGAGCGTTCCTAGACAAGCCGAAAGATTCTGATCTACATAATATAGCAATGCTTGTTAGTAATCAGGAAAAAGCTGATAAAATAACAAATGAGAACCTGGCCAGACTTAAAAAAGCTGGAGATAGAGTGGCTTATTTAAAAGAGAAGATGTACTACCCACAAGAGGTAGATGATATCTTCTTGAACGAAGACACAAACATCTTTGATATAGAATCTGCCAAGAGACAGAAAACAAGGCTCTTACAGCAGGAAAGAACAGGCACACCTGTTATTCTATTTCATGATGGTGAAAAGATCTCTCATGAGTTTACAGATAAACAAGCTATATCAAACTTCCCTTTAAAAAATAGTGATCTTAAAGATGCTCCTGTAATTGTATATGAATTCCCTGTAGAAAATCCTCCTTATGGATTGTATGTAGCTGGAGTCGATCCTTACAGACAAGGTAAGGCTGCATATAGTTCTTCATTAGGATCTGTATATGTATATAAGAGAATGCATGATCTCACTGGTGAGAAATATCAAGATATGTTTGTAGCTTCTTATTGTGCAAGACCTGATAAGAAGGAAGTGTGGGAAGAACAAGCTAGATTTCTTATTAAGTTCTTTAATGCTAGAACACTTTGTGAGAATGATGATATATCCTTTATTGAATATATGAAAGCTAAGGGTGATGCGCATTATCTTGAGAAACAACCTCAATGGCTAATGGAGATTGTTCCCAACACCACTGTAAAAAGAGAATATGGTGTACATAGAAGTTCTTCCAAGATAATTGATTATCTTCACAACTGTTTGAAGAAGTATATGGAGGAAATTATATATACAGAGAAGGATGATGCTGGTAATATTATAAGAGAACAAGCAGGAGTGAGTAAGATATTTGATCCTGTACTACTTGAAGAGATTATACAATATAACGATTCAGGTAACTTTGATAGAATTGTAGCAGCAGAACTAGCTATTGCTCAAGCACTTAGGATGGACCCTATTATGGGTAGAGTTGGAGGAAGTGGGGATGATAGAGTGACATCCTTATATTCAGGTAAACGAAAAGGTAATACACTATTTTCTGAATCATCAACAGGTTTGTTTGGTGGAAATAATAAACAAAAAAGTAAACTTTTTTTATAATGGCAATAATTAGATATACAAAAGATGCTACGATACGGTATGCCTACCTTAACATCTTTCCAGATCAATTCAAAACTGATAAAGAAAAACAAGATGAGAGTTGGGTTAAGAATACAATGGATTATTTTGCGAATAAAGCTTATGCTGAATATGTAAAGAGTAGAGATACGTTTGTAAAAAACTATGATCTTGTGAAAGGTATTCTTCGTATGGAGGATTTCTATCAAGAGCCACAGGTTAAGAGTTTTACACAAATGCTAGAAACTGATCTTAAGCTTCCAGCTCACGTCAAACATTATTCTATTCTCACTACCCCTATTAATGAATTAGTAGGAGAGATATCCAAAAGACCTGATGCATTTAGAGTGAAAGCTTTTGATGATGATAGTCAAGCTGAAGAGTTACAGTTTAAGACAGAACTCTTACAGAAATACGTATTACAAGAAGCCAAAGAAAAGATATTACAGAAAGCTGCAATGGATGGTCAGGAAATTTCTGAAGAGGATTTGCAGAAGATGACTATGGAAGAAGTGAAGGATGAATTAGATGATTATACATCTGTAGCTGAAAAATGGGCTAATCATATCCTTACATGTCAAAAAGCTGAATTTAATTTAAAAGAAAAAAGTGAAGATGCCTTCAGAGATATGCTAATCTCTGCAAGAGAATTTTATCATATATATGAAGACAACTCAAAACTTGGATTTAACATCGAAGTTGCTAATCCAAAGAATACATGGTTTCTCACAACTCCTGATAGAAAGTACATCTCTGATCCTACAGGTAGAGCTCAAGGAGCCTATGCAGCTGGTACAGTGCAAGTTATGGAACTTTCAGAAATCATTGAAAGCATTCCAGACCTCTCAAAAGAAGAAATAGATCATCTTAGATCTTCACTTCAAGATTATGGATTGATTAATGTACGTGAATCTAATCTTGGTAATCCAGATGTTACTCCTGGTAATGACTCTGTACAATATGACACTTTTGATCCTCTTGTGTTACAGACACGTATGATTATTGAAAGTGAAATGAAAAATAACGATGATGGTCTTCAAGATTTCTTGGGATTAACATCTAACGTTTCTTCTTTTGGTTATAAGTATGTAGTGGTAAGATGTTATTGGATTTCTAAGAAGAAGATTGGTAAACTCATTTACATAGATGAAATGGGTAATGAACAATCTCTTATTGTAGATGAAACATATAAGTCTAATACAATCCCTACACAACAATCATTAGAATGGGGATGGGTTAATGAATGGTATCAAGGAACAAAGATTGGTCCAGACATCTACTTTATCAAACCATATAAATTATTAAACTATTGCCCTATTATAGGCATTACACATGAGATTAAGAATACAGAAGCTAAGTCTTTGGTAGATCTTATGAAACCTTTCCAAGTGTTGTATAATGTTTGTATGAATCAACTTTATAAATTACTTGAGAAAGAAGTTGGTAAGGTTTATCTTACATCTATCAGACACATTCCTATTCCTAAAGATGGTGATTCACAAGATGCATTAGATGTATGGGAAATGGAAGCACGTAACAGAGGTGTGATGTTTATTGATGACTCTCCAGAGAATCTTAAGAGTCCTTCTTCATTTAACCAGTTTAGAGATATTGATCTTACAAGAACCCAAGAAATTCAATCTCGTTATCAATTAGCTATGCAATTGAAGAATGAGTGTTGGGAATTAGTTGGTATGTCTAAGCAAAGAATGGGATCTGTATCAGCTAGTGAGTCTGCTACAGGAACAAATACAGCAATACAACAAAGTTATTCTCAAACAGAACCTTTGTTTGTTGCTCACGAATATGTATTAGGCCAGCTCTATCAAGCAATTATTGATGCTGCTTTATATACAGAAAGTAAAAAACCACAATCAACTTTGTCTTATATTACAAACGCAGGAGAATCTGCATTTGTACAAGTGAATGGTGATGATCTTAAGTTTAGAGATCTTAAAGTGTTCTTAACTAATAGACCAGAAGATAAGAAAGCATTTGATGAAATCAGAGCTCTGTCACAAGCTGTTATTCAAAATGGTGGAAGTCTTCATGATGTTATTGAATTGTATTCTACAAACTCTATTAGACAAATGAAGAAAGTGTTTAAGACACTTAAAGAAAGACAAGAGGAAATGCAAGAGAGACAACAGCAAATGCAAGAACAACAGCAACAAGCTGCTCAAGAGCAACAACAACAACAAATTGCCCAAGCTCAACAAATACATGAACAACAACTAGCTCATGATGATTACCAAGCAGAGCTTGACAGAATTAATAAAAAAGAGATTGCTCTTATTAATGCTGAATCAAAAGGTGTAGGTCTTCCTGATGTTGATCAGAATGCTGTACCAGATGTTTTAGAAATGACAAAGATTTCTAATGATCAATCTAAAGCTGCCAAGGATTATCAAATGAAGATGATGGATATTCAATCTAAGAGCAAACAAGCTATGGATAAAATGTCATTAGAAAGAGAAAAGTTACAAGTGGCTAGAGAGAATCAAGCTAATGATCTTGCTGTTGCTAAAGAGAATGCCAAAGGGCGTAATTCATCTAAAAAATCTAAATAATGTTTGATAAGCTAATTGATTTTATAATAAAGTTTTGGGAAGATCTTCTCCCTGTCATAATTATTCCTTCTTATGAGGAAGCAGTTATGCTTAGGTGTGGAAAATTTAAAAAAATCTTATATTCAGGAATGCATTTCAAAGCTCCCTTTGTAGATGAGATTATAAGACAACATGTTGTAACTACAACACTTAGTCTTCCTTCACAATCTTTATATACAATTGATAAACAAAACATTGTAGTAAAAGGGGTTATTAAATATAAGATTGCTGATGTTAAAACATTTCTATTGGAAGTATTTGATGCTACAGATGCTTTATCAGACATGACAACAAGCATTATAAAAAATGTTATTATGTCTAAATCTCTTGAAGATTGTGTAGATCCAGATATAGATAACCTTCTTACAAAAAAAGTTAGAGTGGAAGCAAGGAAATGGGGAGTGGATGTTCAACAGTTAACGCTTACAGATATTGCACCAATTAGGACATATAGACTGATTAGTGACTATTATAATAACCTTCTTGGTTAATGTAGGAAATGTTAATGCTATATTATCCACAATATTAGACTATATAGTGCATTATCTCTTTGCTAGTAATATATTATAATATACTTTTACACCACTAATAAACCAATAAAAATACAACTACATATGGCTGACAATTTAGAAACTCCATCATTTGGAAACTTTAGTATTGAAAATACTATGGGAATGGGAAGCTCAGAACTACTAAGTGATCTGATGTCTCCTGAAACTTCAACAAGTAGTCCTGAAGATATTAAAGATTTAACACCAGAAGATAAAGCTCCAAAAGCTGAATCTAAGAAAGCTCCTATAGCTTCTGAAGAAGAAACTGAAAAAGCTGAACCTACTTTATCTATTCAAGATTTTTTATCAGGTGGTGCAGATGATGATGATGAAGAAGAGGAAACAATAACTCCTACTAAAACAAAAACTCCAACTGCTGAACAACAATCTTCTGATAATGAAGAAGAAGAAGTTGAAGTTAGTAGATTTGAAGCTCTTTCAAATGATTTATTTAAACTTGGAGTTTTCTCTAAGGATGAAGATGATGAGGATGAAGTAGCAATCACTACCCCTGAAGAGTTTCTAGAAAGATTTAATGCTGAGAAGAAGAAGGGAGCAATTGAAGTGGTAAATAACTTCATTGGTCAATTTGGAGAAGATTATCAACAAGCATTTGATGCCATATTTGTAAAAGGAGTTGATCCAAAAGAATATTTTGGTACATACAATAATATAGAAAGCTTTACAAACCTTGATCTTTCTGAAGAGAATAATCAAGTGGCAATTTTAAAGCAAGCATTAACAGATCAAGGTTTTGATCCAGAAGATGTAACAACTGAAATTGAAAGACTTAAGAACTACGGTGATCTTGAAAGTGTAGCTGCTAAACATCATAAAGTTCTAATTAAGAAAGAAGCTGCAAAGCTTCAGAAATTAGAACAAGATAATGAAAAAGCATTGCAACAAAAAGCAGCCATTAAGAACCAATACGTAAGTAATGTTCAAAATGTTCTTCAAGAAAAATTAAAGACAAAAGAATTTGATGGTATTCCCATCAATCCAAAATTAGCTAGTGAGTTACAAGATTTTTTACTAGTTGATAAATATAAAACACCATCAGGTGAAACACTTACAGACTTTGATAGAACTATTTTAGATCTTAAAAGACCTGAGAATCACGAATCAAAAGTAAAGGTTGCTTTACTATTGAAGATTTTAGAAAAAGATCCTACACTTTCTACTATACAGAAAACAGGACTCTCTAAAAAATCTAATGATTTATTTAGTGAAGTAGCAAGACAAGTAAGTAAAAGTTCAAACAAGTCAGGAGGTAAGTCTCAACCTACTTCTTGGTTCTCATAAACATTTAAATAATAATTTAAACTATAACAAAAATGGCAATTCAAACAGTTCCAGGTTTAACTGGATTTACCTATGCAAGGGTAGCATCTATGGACAAACGTGCTGTAGGTAAGTTGACTGATTCCAATCACTTGGAAAGCTTTCACTCTACTGAACCAGCAGATTATGATAAGAAAATTATCAGTCTATATACCCAAAGTTCTTTGTACAGCAATGACTTCTTGGACATGATTAACAAGAGCACTCCTTATTACATTGATAATAATAGTGACGCTTGGAAATGGCAAGTTGCAGTTCCTTACAAATTTCCTAAGATTATTGACATTCCTAACACTACTATTGCTTTGAACAAGCCTGGTATTGATGGTCAAGAGTTTTCTCTTGTTCTTGATACTAACGAGTTCTCTAAGAATGCAATTGTTTCTGTAGGTTCTCGTCAATACGGTCCTCGTTTTTATGTAATTAAAGATCCTCAACCTTGGAATGCAGGTTTCTTGTATACCTTCACTTTAGTTACTGATAACCCCACTGTTGATTTCGTAAGTTCTACTTTCTTACAACATGGTATTGAATTAGAATTAGTTGATGCTGCTATTGGTGAATTCGATCAAGATCTTTTGGGTCTTCCTCGTTTGGGTGAACAAATCACAATGTTTGAATCTTTGGGTTCTGCATATGGTTATGAGCACAAGATCACTGAATGGGCTGATGATAAAATGATGGTTGATGCTTCTGGCAAACCTCTTGATATTTTGGTATATGCTCCTCAACGTAGAGGTCAATTACCTTTAACTCGTAATGATGTTAAATGGGAACCATTCATTGAGTTCTGGATGCGTAAATCAATGTTGGAATTAAAAGTTAAACGTATGATCTGGAGTAAACCAGGTACCGTTAAAACTAATGGTGGTAAACAAGAATTGAAGCGTACATCTGCTGGTGTTTACCACAGAATGCGTAACAATGGTAACTTGGTACAATACAATCGTGGTGAGTTCTCTGCTAACTTGATTCGTTCTGTATTTGGTGATCTTTTCTATCGCAGGGTAGATGTTAAAGATCGTAAGGTTAAAATGTACACTAATGAAGCTGGGTTTGATGTATTTCAACAAGCTTTGAAGAATGATGCATTGAACAGTGGTCTTACTTTCATGGCTGATTCTGGTAATCGTTACATGCAAGGTGAAGGTCAACATATTACTTATAACTTTGCATTTGATGCAATGGTTACTCGTGAGACTGGTCGTGTTGAATTGATTCACTTGAAAGAGTTGGATCTTCCACAATCAAATCTTGAATTTGGTCAAAACAAAAAATCAACTCCAGTATTTATGGTGTTTGATGTTAGTCCAATGAGTGATGGTTCAATGATCAACAACATTCGTGAAGTAAGAATGAAAGGTGCTCCTTCAATGACTTGGGGTTATATTGATGGTACTCGTCATCACTTAGGTTTTGCTAAATCTCAAGGTATGTCTAGTGCTAACAAATTCCCTGGATATGAAATTTGGATGAAAGATCGTTGTGATGTATTCATCGAAGATTTATCTCGCACAGTTTTGATCGAAGAGATTCCTCAATTCTAATAACAAAATCCTACCAAGAAGGGCTTCCTTTATCTCCTACCTTAGGAAGCCCTTCTTAAATTATACCTACAGATGATTGGATTGGGGTGTCTCCCAATTGCTGGTCTTTCAATAGACATTCATCTGCTAATAAAACCAAAAAAATAACTACATATGGGCAAGCTTGGAAAAATTTCCACATTAAAGAAAGAGTATAATAACTCTCAGTTACAAACTATGCAAGGTGGACTTGCAACTAAAGGTTTAACTAGAATTCCTGGTACAGGTGTATTTAAATATCCATATAAAGAATTGGATGGTCAATACAGGACTGGATTAGATCCTCATGCTAATTATATTAGAAGAATTCAAGATCCTCTTGAAAAAGAAATGGAAATTGAAAGGGTTACAGAATTACGTAAGAAACTTGAATATGCTCTTGGAGGAGTTGATCTTGGACCACGTTCTTTATTTTGGAACTATGGTTTATCTAAATCAACAGATGATCAAATGCATGTACAACCAGTTAAATTATTAGATGGTGATAACTACTTTGATTTAGCTATTCCTTTTCAAGAATTAGCTTTTGCATGGCTTAGGGTAAATCCAACAATTGCATCTTCCTATCAAGCATGGGAAAGAGGTGATTTTCCTGCAGATACTCAATTCTATGTAGCAGATGATGAAATTGAAAATGCAGTTATATTTAAAAAGAAACAATTGATCAATAAAGCAATTAGCAAATTTGATTCAATGACACCAGAGAAGAAGAAAAAAGTTGCAAGACTTTTAGGTCTTCCTGTTACAGATAATAGTAAAGAAGAAGTTGTTTACAATTTAGTAGATAACATGCTTAAAGAAACTGAATTTAAAGGTGGTAAATACCAAGGTCTTTCAACTGTAGAAGTATTTAATAGATTTGCAGACATGAAAGAAAACTTGCTCCATATTAAAGATCTTGTTAAACAAGCAATTACACATTCTGTATATAGAGTAAAACCAAATGGTAGAATCTATGAAGGTGAATTTGAAATTGCTGTTGATGAAGATGCATTAATTAAGTTCCTTGCTGATGATGATAACCAAGATGAATTATTAACATTAGAAGGAAAATTGAAAACTAAAAAAATTGCTTCTGTATGATACCCGTAGATAGTTTGTTATATAAGATCGATCAGAAATTAAATAAACTATCAACTAACGAACATCAACAAATTCAATTAGAAGACAAAATCTTAGCCCTTAATGAAGCTCAGATAAAGTTGATAAAGCAAAAAATTGATGGTTCAAATACAGTTTCTGGATTAGGTCTTGATGCTTTTAAAAAGAGATATGAAGATTTACAAAGTCTTGTTGTAAACTATGCTCATCAACCTTTGGATTTAACTTTAAAGAATACACAGTTAAATCAATGGTTTGCATATTTAGATGAGTTAGATCCCAAATACATGTTCTATATAGATAGTTATGTATTGGCTGATAAAGGTAGATGTAAAGATAGAAAGTTATGGATTAATCAAGAGCTGGCAAAACATGGGGATCTTCAATTTCTATTTAACAACACCCATTATGCTCCTTCTTTTGAATACCAAGAAACATTCAACTTTATTTCATCTGATGAAATAAGTATATTTACAGATGGAACATTTACACCAACTAAACTCTATCTATCATACATGAGATATCCTGTATATATAGATAAGGTTGGATATATAAAGTTTGATGGTACAGAATCAATAGATCAAGATTGCGAACTAGCAACTTATCTAGAAGATGAAATTTTAGATCTTGCTGTACAAAATCTTGCAATGTATACAGAAAATGCTACTGCTGTTCAAAATGCAGCATATAGAATAAAAACAAACGAATAAATTACGTAACAATTAAATTTAAATAAAATGGCTGATTTTTCATTAACTACCCTATTTGTAGTACCATCCACGCAAAGTGCTTTGCCTGCTGGTAGCTCTACAGATTCGTTGACTGCTGGTCAATTTGGTATTTTCACAAGTGCCTATGTTGCAAGTGCAACTGCTGCAACCCTCTCTGCTTCACCTTATATTTACTTTGCTCAAGGAAGAACAAACACCTACTTACAAGGTAGTAAACGTTCTGACAAAGTCTCTGGTAAAAATAATGCTGGTGCAGGAAGTAATGTAACTGAATGGTATAAAGTTGTAGGCTCTGCTACTGCTGCTACTCAAGTAACCGATGTTTCTGCTTTTCATGTAAAAGCTGGTGATGTTATTACATTAACCTTACGTGCTCACTCTTCTTACATTGACACTTTGTATTTCAATGGTTTTACACGTAGTGTAACTGTTGTTGCTCCTTGTCTTGCTTGTGGTGGTGATCCATGTGCTGAAGTTGATGTTCCTGCATTAATTGATAGCTTAATTGCTAAATTGCAAACTCAATCTCCAGGCATTAACCCTGACAATATTAGCTTGAACAATTTTTATCAATTCCAAAGAGTTGGTACTGATGAGAATGCAATCTTGCGTATTTCTGGTAAGGCTTTAACTAGATATGGTCAACCATGTGATGTTGCTGCTTTCCCTTATGAATATGACAGAATGTACTTCCGTACTTTTGTTTATTCTGGTCCTGCAACCACTGCTGACTTTATTGTTGCTGATTCTTGTAACATTGTTGCTACTGCTACCATCACTCAACGTGCTTCTTATGTTGCAGGTTCTTCTGATGAGATTAAGCAATTAGAAAAGAATTTCTATAGCTACCAAGCTGGTTATTTGAAGCATCTTTACAGAATGGTTGGTTATAACGGAAACTTTGAAAGTTGGGTTAATGATGGTTCTACTTACAGCACCTACTATGTTAAATTTAATGATTATGATAAATCTGCTTATCAGTGGGGTGATTATATTTATGAAGATAGCACAGTGATTATTGCTGCTGTTACTGATAGTGCAATTGATACAGCTATTTCAGCTGCATTAGTTTCAACAGGTCCATTAGGAAATCCTATTGATAATAGTGCTCCAGCTAACACTACAACTTCTACAACAACCGTAGTTTACACAACTACTACCACTTCTACTTTAATTCCTTAATTGAATAGAGGTAAATAATATCATATAACCTATGCCAGAGGGTGAGAGGATTCTCAAGTCCTCTGGCATTTTTATTTTAATAAACATGGCAGATCTTAAATTAGACATATTAGTAATTCCTACTTATAATTCTTTAACATTAGGTATTGCTGATGCATCAACATATCCTGATAGTCCTGCTGTAGAATCACCAACAATTGAAATTGATGTTCCAGGATTTGGTGTGGTTTTTCTTCCATTCAATATAAATGATTTTAATATTTTTAATTCTACATCATTAGGGATTACAAGTGTTGGAGATAATTTATTACCTTTACCAGATGGTGTATATTCTTTGAAGTACACTGTAGCACCTGCTTATTTAAACTTTGTAGATAAATCAATTATTCGAGTTGAGCAACTTCAAGAAAAGTTTGATAATGCTTTTATGCAATTAGATATGATGCAATGTGATCTTGCAATTAAAAGGCAAAGCAAGGTTGAATTAAATAGCATATATTATTTTATACAAGGAGCAATTGCTGCAGCAAATAATTGTGCTGTAGACACCGCTAATAAATTGTATAATCAAGCAAACAAAATGTTAACTAATTTTATAAACCAAGGATGTGGTTGTTCTGGTAATAATTACATCAATAATAATTATTAATTATGGCTAGTTGTTCAAGTTGTAATGTTAATGTTGGCTGTGGATGCCAATTAACTAATGGACTTTGTGCATATTGTTACGGTCTTACTAAACAAGCAAAACAAAAACTTTATCATGTTATCACCCAGACTTACAAATTGTGTAGATTGTTCTAGTATTCCTGCATTATTAAATGATATTGACTGTAGGCTTACAACATTAGCAAACAATCAATTTAATAATATTGTATTCTCATTAAACAAAAATACATCTAATGATGTAATAGGTGATCTTTTAAACTATAAAAGAATACTCACTTATAAATACTGCAATGCAGATTATACTTCTAGATATAGTGTACAAATGATTGCTAGTAGAATCAAAATTTTAATTCATAAATAATAAATATAATGTCACAATCTTGTTCTAATTGTTTCAATGGATGTGCTGAAATTGTTTCAGATAAATGTGTAAGATATACAGGAATTGATATTCCTTTATTAGGTATTCAAAGTGGAGATTCTCTTTCATATGTTGAACAGACATTGATAGGATTTTTATCATCTACACTTGATGGAACTGGAATTAAAATCACTCTTCCTGCAGGAACTTATTGTACTTTAGTTAATACATATCTTCCTACGTGTGGAGATATTACAGTGGTTGATATTCTTACAGCAGTTGTTAAATCTGCATGTGATTTACAAACACAAGTTGATGCAATTAATGCAACTCTAACAACTCTTAATGCAGATTACACTATTGGATGTTTAACTGGTGTTACAGCTTCCACTGATACACATGCAATGTTGCAAGCAGTTATAACAAAACTTTGTGCTGTAGATAGTACATTAACGTTATTAGCAAACAGTCTTCCTATTACATATGTAAAACGTGCTGATCTTAATTCTCTCATTGCTGCTTATTTAGCATCACAAGCTCCAGTAATTACACAGCAGTATCAAAAAATGGTTCCTTATACAGTGGTTGAATATTATGGATCTTTAACTAATTTTAGTGCTACAACAGGTATAGGTAAACCAGAGTTAGGTTGGGATAAAGTTTATTTATGCAATGGTGCTAATGGCACCCCAGATAAAAGAGGAAGAGTTGCGGTAGGAGCTATATTAGATGTTCCTGGTGGTCCAGCATTAAATTCTGCAGTGAACCCTTCTTCAAACCCACTTAATAAAAACTATGCTTTAAATCAAATTTATGGAACTAACTCAGTTGCACTAACCACATTAGAAATACCTTCTCATAATCATAGTGCTCTTTCAGTAGTAAATGAACATGGTGGTCATTTCCATAACTTACTTGCAATTACTAGTATTGGAGGATCGGTAAATGGATATGAACATATTAATACTGGAACAGTAACTACTTTACCAACTAGTACAAATCTTACAGGTATAACTGTAGATACAACTATTGGACAAACTGGTCAAGGAGTAGAACATACAAATACTCAACCTGTTCTTGCTTGTTATTATATTATGTACATCCCTTAATTAATATTTATATGTCTTGTCTTCCAGGAATGCCTTGTTATACAACAATCACCTATCCATCAACTTGCGGTGTAAATCGTGCGTTTTATGGATATCCTATTACATCTGATTTATTATGTTATAGTGGGCCTACATTACCAAATACAGGTATTGCTTCATCAAATAGTATAACTCTATCATTACAAAAAATAGATGCTAAATTAAGCCCTACAGCATTGCTAGAGGCTATTGTATTAGCATTAGATAATAACCCCACACTCAAAGCAGCTTTATGCAGTGCTTTAAGTGATTGTTAATAATAAAACCAAAACCAATGACCGTATTAATTACATTAACAAGTGCAGGAGCTGATACAGGAAACTTTGATTTATATTCCGATGTAGATGGATATACTACACCATTTGAAACTGGAATTCCTAAATACAATTTAGTAAGTGGATATATAAGTACTATAGTTCCATTAGGAACTACAATTGTAAGAGTTAAATCAAATACCACTTACGACTCTACATGTACAAATTATACAAATATTCAAGTTGTATTAACTACTAGTTCATCAACAACTCTTCCTCCTGATCCAGCAACGTCTACATTATCATTTACTTATAGTGCAGGGGTATTTACATTTAGTTTATCTAATGCTATTCCATCGACAGATATTAGAATACTTAGTGCTACAGTAAATGGTAGCACTAGTAGTGGTGCATGCGCATCTAATACTTTTATACAAAGTGATACATTAACAGACTTAGTGATTATTGGAGGAACTACCACTAATTCTGCAAGAGGAATTTCTCCAATGACTTGTAATGTAACTGATTGGAAAAGAGAAGATGGTATTTTACTTCTTGGACGTGGTACACTTTATAATGGTAATGTTATTACAATAGGAAGCACCACAGTTACTATATCTATACCTTCAACTTGTGTAAGCTCTTATGTTTGTACTCCTGGTGATGCAATTGTAATATCTGGTGGTGCATTATTGGTAGATGCTTGCGGTATAGGTGTAGTTATGTTTACTCAATTAGGAGCAGATATTATAACAGGAACTATAATATATACAAATAATACATTAACTACTCCAATCACTGGATGGAATTATGTATCAGATAATGCTGGACAAATCTACAATATAGATAGTGTTACAGGAGTTATAGGAATCTACACAGGATCAAATTGTTAACTTTATAAAAAATCCTGTTTTGTTGGTTTTACAGGGTGTGTCCCCAAGTATTTCTATACTTGGGGTTTTTTATAACCAATCTAGTTAAACTATATAATTAAAAAAGTTAAATTAATTTGGTAAATATAAAACTAAAGTATTATCTTTACAGCAATTTTAACTAAATCAAGCCAACTATGTCAGAAAATCAATCGTTGTTACAACAACTTGAAGTACTATTGGGATGGAAAAAAAGTAAAAGTTTCTACGCTAAGAAACTAGGAATTACAGAATTTGAAGTAGATGATCTTTTAAAAGAATTAAAAGAATCAAAAGATATTAGAAATGAAGCAGAAGTTGCTACATACATTGGAGAACTAGAACAATGTCTTATTGAAATTAACAATGACAAGGGTACGTTAAAATCTACATTAGAATCTACCTTTGAACCTAAGAGTGATATAGAATTAGCTAAGCTACATAAGATTGATTTAAACAAATACAAAATCTCTACTTATTGGAGCAAGTTAAAATCTAATGGTAAGTTTACATCTTCTGTATTCTGTATGTTAAAGAAACCTACAGATTATACAATGGAAGATTTCTCAAAGTTCTTAAACAGCTATGTTCCAAAGACTTTACCCATTGCAAACATTCTAACACATGATGAGAATGAAGAGCTTGTAGATGTTGAAATATCAATCTCTGATTTTCATTTAGCTAAAAAAACTTTAGAGAAAGAATCAATCTTAGATAAAAAGATACAGTACATTCAAACGATTGATCAATTACTAAGTAGAGTTACAAGAACATTTGATATAAATAAAATTGTATTTCCAATATCAAATGATTTCTTTCATACAGATAATTACCAAAATCAAACAACAGCAGGTACACCACAAGATGTGTTAATATCTTATGATAATGAATATGAAGAAGGGTTTGATCTTTTAGTTGAAGCTATTCGTATTTTGAAATCAGTGTGTAATGTTGTAGAAGTTGTATTAGTTCAAGGTAACCATGATAGAACTAAATCATTTTATTTAGCACATGCATTAGAAGTGTTCTTCAAGAATGATAAATCAATCATATTTCAAAGAGAACATTCTTCTACAAAAACTGTAGTGTTGGGAAATACATTTATTGGTTACCATCATGGGAACTGTAAAATAGAAACCCTACCATTATTATTTGCTACAGGAAAAAACAGCATTGATTTTGGTAATGCTAAATACAGAGAAATCCATACAGGCGATAAACATCACTACATGGCTAAAGAAATTAAAGGTGTTAGAATTCAACAGATGCCTTCTCTTTCTGGTACAGATAGATGGCATGAAGATAATCTTTATGTAAACAATATAAGAGCAGGACTTGCATTAGTTTATCATTATATAGATGGTAAGATTGCAGAGTACGAAAGTCGCATATGAAAAAATATTACTTATATAGACACATCAGACTTGATAAAAATGAACCTTTTTACATTGGTATAGGTAAAGTTTTAACTGAAGTAAAAGATTATTCAATAGATTCAGAACATTATAGAAGAGCATATTCTAAAAGAAATAGAAATAAATATTGGAACCATGTAGTAAATTTAACTAAATATTCTATAGAAATTTTATTTGAATCGAATAATAAAAATTTAATAATACAAAAAGAAATTGAGTTTATAAAATTATATGGTAGAAAAGATTTAAAGTTAGGAACTTTAGTTAATATGACAGACGGTGGAGAAGGAATAGAAGGAAATGTAAGATCAGAAGCTACGAAATTAAAACAATCTATTTCTGCAAAAATTGGTATGGTTGGTAAAAGAAAAGAAGAATGTATCAAAAGGTTAAGTGATTATCATTCTACAAAAGGAAGATTTGGTAAAGATCATCCTAGAACTTTTATGATTTATCAATATGATTTACAAAATAATTTTATAAAAGAATGGGAAAGTTTATCTGATGTAAAAAGAATTTTAAATTATAATATACCTCATATATCTAATTGTATAAACAATAAAAGAAAAACAGCCTTTGGATTTAAGTGGTATAAAGAAAGAATATAAATAACATGGCAACATTAAGAAAATTAGTTTCAGACGTTAGATCAATGCACAAGCTATTGTCTACAGATAACCTTATCACTGATAGGGTTGTTGCTGCTGAAATTAGAAACAATACATTATTACTAGTTAAGAGAGAAACTAATCTTAGAAAGCTCTGGGCTACTGATACAGTGTTTACTACTATTCCATGTTTAGAAATGGAAGAGGTAAGTATTTCTGAATGTTGTGATTATGTAGATCCTTGTACTATTGGTAGAACTAAATATAAACTTCCACGCATATGCGAGGGTAACTACCAATATCTTATACAAGGTGTGTATTCAATTAATGCATTGAGTGGAACAGGTAAGAAGTTTAAAGAAATTACCATCAATAGATATGTAAATCTTTTAAAACTTCCTGTTATAAAAAATGAGGAATATTATTGGATTCAAAATGGATATTTATATATTAACAATCCATTAATACAAGCAATTAGAATATCTGCATTTTTTGAAGAAGATATTCCTAATGAGATTATGTTTCCATCTTGTGGTTGTGGAGGAGTAGAATATACAGATGATGAGTATTGTAAAAATCCATTAGATAAAAACTATGGTCTTCCTGGATATTTACAAAGTCAAGTTTTAACACTAACTTCTCAAAAATTAATATCTACTTATTTTAAAATTGATGATGATAAAACTTCCGACAATAAAGATGATCAAGTAAGTAAAGTATAACATGAGTAGGACTAAAATAGACTGGAGAAGTTCCAGCAAAGAAAACTATATAAACTTTTGCAAAAAGAATCCATCAGTTAAATTAACATTTGATGAGTGGAAAAATATTGTTTATTCTTTTAATGAGTCCTATAAAAATTATATATTAGAAACTGGAGAGAAAGCAAAACTTCCTTTTGGATTTGGAGAATTTTCAATTAATAAAAAGAAGAGAAGAAAGATAAAAGGAATAAATGGTCAAGAGTTCATAAATCTTCCAATAGATTGGCCAAAGACAAAATTAAAAGGAAAAGTTATTTACAACTTTAACTATCATACAGAAGGATACTTTTTTGGATGGGTTTGGTTTAAAGATACAGCAAGACTAAAACATTCAGACTTTTGGTACTTCAAACCTACTAGAATAACTTCAAGACTACTAGCACACTACCTCAAAACCAATGACAAATATCAACATATTTATCATGAATGGATTAAATAATTAAAATGTCATACTACTACAAGTACAATTTTACATCCCCAGAAATAGTTTATTCTACCATAAAGGAAGAACTCAAAAGCTATTTTGATACAGGTGCTGTGGATGACTTAATGTTTCCTACTTATACAGATAAGTGTTTAAGGAAGTTAGGTAGAAGTTCTTATGTTATTACAGAAGCAATTTTACATATTGAAGATTTTCAAGCAAGACTTCCAGACAATTTTTTTGCTGTAAGAGAAGCTTGGCTTTGTGCTGAGATGCCTCAACATCCTTATCAAACAGCTAATTCATTTTATTCTCAAGCAGCTTCTGAAACAACTATACAAGTTAGTCCTGTAATTTCTGGTGGAGTTCCTTGTACAAATGCTGAATGTACAACAGGTTGTCCTTCATGTATGCCTGAATTAATTCAGTCTGTATATAAAACAAATAACTCTGTAGCAAGATCTTATGAAAATTCATATCTTCTTAAGCCAGGAAATATATCTGTAAGATCACATTGTGATGTTAACTATAACGATAACTCAGAATTTTATGGATATGATGGAGTAGCTAATGGATTATCAAATCCTCGTTCTTCTTCTTACGATAGTTTTGATATTAGAGATAATAAATTTGTTACAAACTTTAGAAGAGGTGTGGTAAGATTAATATTCTATGTTATAGAATATGATGGAGGTGGTAATCAAATGATTCCTGATAATTATCGTATAAGAGAATTTATTGAAGCATTCATTAAGTTTAAAGTATTTGAAACTTTGGCTAATCAAGTGAATGATGAAACATTCCAACAATTACAACAGAAGTTAGTTTATTATAAACAGCTATCTGAAGAAGCCTTTATTATGGCTGATATTGAAGTGAAGAAACAAGATGTCTATACCAAGCAAAGAAGAATTACACAAGACTTGAATAGATTAAACATGTACGAATTACCAAATAGAACTAATAGATATGGCAGGAGAGGATACTAACCAAGGTGGTAATGTAAAACCAGAATATAATGTTGCACAAGCAGGTTTAAATTTAGATCAATCTATAGCACAGATTCCTAAAGGTAAACTCACTTATGCATTAAATGCTGTTTTAGAAAACTTTGACTCAAATTCTATAAGTTATCAGAATGAGCAGGGTAATGAGTTATGCTTACAATTTCCTGTAGATCATCATTTGATTGGAACACATTTTATTCCTGAAAAAAATAAACATGTATTCTTCTTAACCAACCCCAACACTGGAGCTTCTCAAATTGGGTATATGGACAATAATGATTGTGTTTATCGTACTTATATAGAAGCAACATGTCTTAATTTTAATATAGACAATCCAATACATAAAGTTGTACATAAAATTACAAATTGTACTACAGAGATTTATTGGACAGATGGTTTAAATTCTAGAAGATATTTAGATCTTAATCCTGAAAATCTTCCTCTTGTAGTAAAACCTGGAACAGATGTTTGTGACAATGAAACAATTAATGTAATTGATTGTAACAAATTAAAAATACAACCTGATTTCCAAATTCCAAGTCTTACTGTTAGTGATATAACAACAGGTGGGGCACTTAAAGCTGGAACCTATCAATTTGCAATTCAATACTGTGATGCATCTGGAGATGGATATACATCGTATTATTCTGTAACAAATCCTACACCAATATCTGATAAACGTGTAACTACTCTTAATTTTGATTATGAGGTGGGTAAATCTATTGTTGTAAATATTGACAATATTGATATTACAGGATATTTTAGTTACTATAACATTGCTGTAATTAAATCAATCAATGCAATTACATCTGTTGAGTTGATTGGTACATTTTCTATTGATAAAAGATTTAAACAAGTCACCTATACAGGTCAGAATGAAACACAAATCAAACTGACAATCAATGATATATTTGAAAAGTTTCCCTATTATGATGTAGCTAAAGATCTTACATCAGTTCAAGACATTCTTGTATGGGATAACCTCATCTCTATAGATAGAATTAACTATCAACAAATTGCCAATCAAATTCAACTTCAGTGGCAAACCTATAAAATACCTTCTACAGAAAATTATTCAGATGAATTAAATGCTACAAATCTAAGAGGTTATCTTAGAGATGAAGTGTATGCATTTGAGATTGTATTTCTATTAAAGAATGGTAAACAAACAGATGGTTTTCATATTCCAGGTAGAGAAATCAGTTTACAAGATTTACAATATTCAGATGTTCCTGATACAAATCCAGATTTTATTGGCGTACCAAAATATGTGGACACTGTAACAGGAATAGGATATAGTCCTTATTGGAAAATATATAATACAGCTACAGTTATTGGTAATGGTGATGGATATCCTATTAATAATGCTGTTCCTTATAAATATGGAGATTTTGCATATTGGGAATCTACAGAAGTATATCCTTGTAATACAGATGTATGGGGAGAACTATCGAATACACCAATTAGGCATCATAAATTTCCAGATGTATTAGTTAGTCCTATATTTGAAACTCCTACAATACTATATTCAAATAATCAAATTGCACCAGTGATGCAAAATGATGCTGTATTTCCTATTGGTGTAAAAATAGATTCTTCAAGAGTTGCACAATTAATAAAAAATTCAAATCTTACAACAGATCAAAAAGATAACATTGCTGCATTTAAAATTGTAAGAGGTGATAGAAGTACAAATAAATCAATTGTAGCAAAAGGTATTCTTAGGAATGTTGGTAAATATGAAAAGGAAGGGACAAGTTACTACTACCCAAATTATCCATATAATGATCTTAAAGCAGATCCCTTTATCTTAAGTAAAAATAATGCATATACAGTTGATACCAATATTGATTCTGTAGACGGTGCTTGTAGAAAATTTAAGGTAACAGTTTATATATCAGGAACCATAGAATATGTAGATTGTTTTACAAATGTAACAGCAACGTATACAACGACTGCTGGGGTAGATCTTAGTTTTTGTGCATTAGGAATTCCTAAAGTTTTAACAGGCAGCGCATTTGTACAATCTTTAACTTATAAAACATACTCATTAACATTAAATGATTTAACTCCGTATGTTTTTGTTAAAGTAAAATATGTTGCTCCAGGTGGATGTTTTCCAGGAACAAATGCAAGCTGTAGAAAAGGATATGATCCTGGACCTGTATGTGCAACTAGTAGCACTCCAAGTAATTATACTTGTTTAACTGGAAATTATGCTACTAGACAAGTATTACTTATAGCAACACCAAGAACACTAACATTTACTTCTATTATTGTACCAATTTTTGTTAGTGGTAGTACAAATTATGAATTAAAAGAAATAAGTTCTAGTGGATATGATTCTACTTGTATAGCATTACCATTAGAAGGATTTACAAAAAATAATGGGGCTAATTACAGACAAGTATTTAATTCTCCAGAAACTTCTTTTGGACAACCCTTTTTAGGAGATGTTATTAAATTAGAAAGTGCAATATTTGGTGCAGGAAAAGCACATTTTACACAAGTAAAGAAAAATGCTTTTTATAAATTATTATCCAAAGAGGCACAACAAGATGCATTTAAATCTAGTTCTGATTTAGGAAGTATCACTGCTCCTTATAATGCAGCAGCAATGATGGCAGCTTACCAAGCATATTTAACTATTTATGTGAACGGTATTACAAGAAGAAACTATGCTTATTCATTTAATTCTATAGCTAGTTATGATTATGCTTCTAGTATAGATAACAATATTCAAAAGAAACAAAGAAGTCTTGATATTGCACAATATCTTATTCCTGGAGTACAGTCAGTAGGAGAATCTGAAGGAATAAATGTAAATAACTATCAAAGAGAATCTTCTGTTTATTTAAAGACAAAAGAAAGTTACACACCTCTTCCCTTTCCTAATGAAACTCCAAGTCTTACTCCTGGAGGAACTAGTATTATTTCTGATACTTCAAGATTTTTAATATCTGAAAATTTAAATTGTAATAATCCTGGACAAAATAGAAATATAAGTGTTGTTTCATATTATGCATCATTAAAAAATACATTTGTTAATCAATGGGGACAAATATATTCATATGATACGATTGATACAGGATTTCAAAGAAATATTGAACAAGCAAATTTATCAAACAATCAACTTTCTTCAGTAGCAACAGTTTTTGGTGGAGATACATTTATATCAAGATTTGCATTTAAAACAAAACTTCCTTTCTTTATAGACAATCGTGTGGGTGCTCCAGATGATTCTGATATATTTTATGATGAAATTGGTAATGTTGCCTATCCACGATATTGGCATTCATCAAGATCTATATTAAGTAATGCTACTGCTCAATCAAAGACTCTTATAAATTTTATATCATTCAAAGCTCATAATTTTGATTGTCCAAATAGTCAAGGAACATCTTCAAATAATCCTGGAAGAACTTTTTATGATGGTAAATTTTATTTATTTGCATATGGAATTCCTTCATTTTATTGTGAGTCTTCTATAAATACAGATCTTAGACAAGCATTTAATAATAAAGAAGGAGATTTTTGGCCTCACGTGAGCACAGGTATTCCTGATGATTGGTTTCAAGAAAGTTATGTTTCAATAGCATTTGATAATACTTATCATTACAATGTAAGTTTCTCTAAACAAAATAGAGAAAACTTTTTTACTCATCTTCCTGTAGATTGGCAAGCACAACTTTGTTTTACAAACTTTCCATTTAGAGCAATTTATTCTGATGCTCAACAAAGTTTTAGTGATAATAGAATTAACAGTTGGTTGATCTATCGTCCAATATCCAATTTTGATTTTCCTCAAAATTATGGTAAGTTGGTGTCATTAGATGGTATTCAGAATAAGGCCATTCTAGCCAGATTTGAGAACAAATCTTTGTTATACAATACAATGCTCACTATTAATACAAGTAACCCACAAGCGGCTTATTTGGGCAATAGCACACTGTTTAAATCAGCACCTCCAATTGATTTTGCTGAAACAGATCTTGGTTATGTAGGAAGTCAAAATAAGTTCTTATTAAAAATACCTCAAGGACAAATCACTGTAGATGCTAAGAGAGGACAAGTATTTTTAATATCTGGAGGTCAAGCACAAGATCTTTCTGCTTTTGGATCTGGAATGAACAGATTCTTTACAGATCATTTAGCATTTGAAATTCTTAGATACTTTTCAAATGTTGACATAGATAATCATTTTAGTGGTGTGGGACTGCATGGTGTATATGATTCTAAATTTGATAGGGTGATTATAACAAAACTTGATTATATTCCACTTTTTGATAATATTAAATATGAAGAATCAACCAGAGAGTTTTATTATATTGACACACTTGGTATAAGAAGAAATATCTTACTTACAGATCCTGAATTTTTCTGTAGTAAATCATGGACTCTTTCTTATAATGTAAATACACAAAGCTGGACAAGTTTTCATAGTTATATTCCTAATTTTTATATTGCTGAAAACAATTTCTTTTACTCAGGATTAAATGATGGATGTGATTTTGATGCAGCAATTGCAGCTTATTTAATTCCTACACCATCAACATCAAGTACATCAACAACTATACGTCCACCAGATCCTACAACTACTAGTACAACAACTACGTTATATTGTGATTTTACAGTGGTTACATTAGCACTTGGATGTGAATTAGATGGGGAAGCTACAGAAAAATATTGTCAAATAATAGGAACAGCAACTGAACAATAATATCATGGCAAAAACAGTAAAAATAACAACATCATCAGTGGGGGCAGATTCTGGTCCTTATAATTTATTTTCAGATGCAACAGGATTTACATCAGCATTTGAAACTAATATTTCTAAGGCTGCATTAATAGCAGGATTTGTATCATACAATGTTCCAGATGCTACAACAATAATTCGTGTGCGTTCTCTTGCTCCATGTAATAATTATGTTGATTCAACAGTTCCAGTTGTATTAGCTGGAACATGGTATAGTATGCAAGAACAACCTGGATTTGCAATTACATATACATCAGGTACATGTGGTGGTGAATACAGACCTTCTATAACACTTACTATTAATAGTATTGCTATAAATCAAGTAGAAAAAATAATAGGAGCTCCTTATACCAAAACATTTACTCATGATTCAATGAATATTATTCCTGCAGATAATACAGTACCTCTAACTTGTTTATTAGGTGCTCCCACAGGATATACATATACAGATTTTGTAGATCTTTTAAATGAAGCTTTTACAGATCTTGGACTTACACAATATAAGGCACAAGTATCATTAATAGATAAACCAGGACCATTTACCATCACTCCAATTGAACCTGCTTACGGATTTTATATAGTAAGACCTAGAACAGATGTTTTTAGTATTAAGACCACTACAAATGGAGGAATAGCAAACTTAATATATACTAATAATTATTTAACAAAGTGGGATGGTACTGTAAACCCTTATAAAGGAATAACAGAATCAGGAATCACTATTGTTGGAGGAGTTGTAATAGAACCTACACCATAATGGAATATGAACAAATAGTTTGGAAGAGAAGAATAAGAAATAAAAGAGGTTCATTAAAATCTTTTGAAGATCTTCCTATAAAAGCACAAGAAGATTTTAAAAGTATTAAAAAGTTTTTAGAAATAAGTTTTAATAAACCTGTACAAGCATATGTTTTTGGAAGTTATTTACATGGTTTTTGGGATGAATTTTCTGATTACGATGTTATAATAAATGAAATGTGTGGAAGAAGAAAACTAGATGAATTAATTTTAGAAAGATTAAATTTAAAAGTAAATATACTTTGTGTAGAAGAAGTAGGTAAAATATCAATCCCTTAAAATAAAAATATGGCAGCAACATTAGCAAGTGTAACAACAGGACTCATCACCCCAATTGATGCAACATTAACAGGTAATTTATTTTCAGTCACGTGCGAAGGTGCTGTAACAAACATTGGTGGATCTGCTGTTACAGAACGTGGTGTATGTTATGGAACTATAGCAAATCCTACTATTACAAATAGTAAAGTTGCAACAGGATCTGGAATAGGATCTTTTAGCACTACAATAACATCATTGGCTCCAAATGTAATATATTATATTAGAGCATATGCCACTAATAGTTTTGGAACTTTTTATGGAATTGGTAAAACTTATAAAAGAGTAGTCACTGCTCCAAAAGTTACTACTCCTACATTAATTAATTTTTCAAAAACTGGTGATTTAATATCTGTAACAATTAATAACACTATCACCAATGATGGTGGTAGCACATTATTAACAAAAGGAATATGTTGGGCAACAACCCTTAGTCCAACTATTGCTAATAATAATTTACCAAGCACTGGAAATTCTAATACTTTTATTTTTGAATTACAAAATTTACTTCCAAATACAAATTATTATATTAGGACATACGCTTCTAACTTTTTTGGAATAACTTATAGCACTGCATTTATTTATAAAAATACAGTGGAACTCCCACAAATAAATACTTCTAAAACATATAGTTATAGAAATATTGAGTGCACTGGAGTATTTTCAATTCCTGGAGGATTACAAATTATACAAAAAGGATTTGTTATATCAACACTTAAATCTCCAACATTTGCTACAGCACTAAGCACAACTGTAAATGGTCCTGGAACTTCTGATTTTACTTCAACTATTTCTGCACTTACTCCAAACACTACATATTATATAAGACCATACTTTACTACTGTTTTAGGAACAAGTTATGGTACAGGAATTGCAACTAAAACAAAAACATTAGCTGCTCCTACACTATCTCCTATTACAATTACTCCAATACATAATGTTGGAATTAATAATCAAATAGAACATTTTGAAGTGAGTGCCACTATTACTAGTAATGGAGGTGCTCCTATTTACGAAGCTGGTATTATATGGGCTCCTGAGTGGATGCCAAATCAAGGTAGTCCAGGTCAATTTATTACACTAACATCTGATGTTCCTGTGGGAGTAACCACTGACCAAGATTCACCAGGATTATTAAATGGAACTGTTGTCACTGGAAAAATTGCTGCAACAAAAGCATTTACCAATTGGTATAATGAAAATGTTTCAGATGAAGGATATACTAATCCAGTTATTCCAGGAGTTTTTAATGAACTAGATGATAATGAAGGAAGTATTTATGCAAAAGTTTATGCAAAAAATTATGTTGGTGTAGGATATAGTTCAGAAACATATTGGCAAAGAACTCCTTTAGCATATAAAATAGGTATACAACCTGCAACAAGTTTTGTTACAGTGGTAAATTCTACTAACTGTACTGTTAAAACTAAAATGAAATATCATAGCTCACATACAATTTTAAATAAAGGAGTTTGTTGGAGTCTTAATTATAATCCTACAACTAGTGATTCTTATACAAATGTAAGAACTAAACCAACTATAACTACATCTCCTACTGCAGGAGGTTGGAGTTTTGCAGAAGATACATATAACATCACTGGAATAATTGAAGGACTCAATTATTATGTTAGATCTTATGTTGTAGATCAATTTGGAATTAGTTATGGCACAACATGTTCTGGTTTTAATACCAGTGTTTCAACATTGCAAGAAGTTACAATAGGGACTATGAAATGGGCAGATAAAGATCTTGATGTATCTACTTATAAAAATGGAAACATTATTCCTCAAGTGCAAGATGAAGATGCGTTTAAATATATTCAATATGGAGCTTGGTGTTATGTTAATAACGACCCTCTTTTAGGAAAACTTTATAATGGATATGCAATAACTGATTCTAGGGGATTGGCTCCTACAGGCTGGAGAATTCCTACAGATGCTGATTGGACAAAATTAGGAACAGCATTAGGAGGCAACGCAGTTGCTGGAGGTAAAATGAAACATACTGGAACTAGAATAGTTAATGGTAAATCTGGTAATGTTTCTACTTATTGGCTTAGTCCTAATACTGGTGCTACAAATAGTTCTGGTCTTGGTGTAAGAGGTTTACCAAAACCAGGAAGAGGACCAGAGTTTTGGAAAGAGTTATATTATACAAATACATACAAAAATTATGCATCTTCCACTAAGTCTACAAAAACAATTATGGTGGAGATAACTAGGACTTCTTATTTATGGAGTAGATCTTTAGCTTATAATAGTGCAGCACTAACTGTTTCTGACATCCAATTTAATTGTGGATTTTCAGTAAGATGTATTAAATAATAAATTCAACAAGAATGTCAAAAGCAATAGTAATAAAATTAACAAAGATTGGTAGTAGGGTTACAGGACCATTTGTTATAAAAGATAATTTTGAAACTGTCTTGGGAACTAATGTTTCCAAGGCAGCTCTTGTTTCTGGAACATCATATATAGTTAATGATGCTGCTACATCTATTATTATTGAATCGAAAGGTAGATGTAATGTTATAAAAACAATTCTTATTACAGAAATTACTATAGAACAACTAGCAGCAACTACTCTTCAATATTCTGATACATCTTCTCTATGGAGACATTTAACAAATATACAATTATATAATAATTATTATGGAACTACAGAACCATACGTAATTGAATATCCATTCTCTTATCAATTCCAAGATGAGATTTTACAAAATGTAAAAGACTATACAAAAGCATTTAAATATCTTTCTATACCAGATGGTGTATTTAATTATAACACTAGAATAGAAACAGACGATGTGTGGTTTAATAAAGCTATTGTATATAATGGACAACAAAACTCTGGTCTTCTAGAACTGGTTCCAAAGCCTCTTAATAACTTAAGAGACTATATGAAATATCCAATATATAATGTTGACAGTAAAACCATTACCTTTACAAAATCTGATAACTTCTATCAATACAATACATTCTGGAGCTTGTTAAAAAATAAACAACAAGTGATGTTTAATACATCATGTGAAAGTCTTTCTATTGATAGAGTGTTAAATCAATCTAATATGGATTATGGAAAGAGATCTTTCAAGAAAGAACCTCTGAGGGCTAAAGATTTAAAAGTGAGACATATATTAGATAATAGAAGCGATAGTCACTTAGTAAGTCAATTTATTTTAACACCTGCTCAAATATCTTATAAATAATGAAAGGTAAAGTAACATGTTCTAGTTGTGGTCATTCATGGGATAAATCTGATTCCAGTAAAAAAGATGTGTACGTATGTCACAACTGTGGAAAAGACAACACTATGAAAGATGGAGGTTGGTTAGATAAGTATGATGGTGGTGGAATGCAAGAATACCAAGAAAACTATAATGATGCATCAGCATCCTATCCTCCAGGATTTGTAGGAATGGGATATGATATAACAGGCAGAGATTATTCTCCAGCATGGGGAGGACAATTTAAAGATGGTGGTAAAAAGAAAAAGAAAAAAGAAACTAAAACAATTGATACAAGTAACACTGTTGTTGTAGATGGAAAAAAATATGACAGATCAACTGAAGAATATAAAGATCTTTATAGATTTGGACCAGGTTCTAAAGGTGCTGTAGGATTTATGTACGCGCGTACGCAGGGAATTCCTTCTAATGGAAAATATGCAAAGAAAACATTGGCCTCTGCACAGAATGGACAAGAGATGTCCTACTACCAACATGGACTTGATTTCAAGACAAAGGGAATGAAAAATGGTGGATGGTTAGATAAATATGAAACTCCACAAGCACAGCCTGGAATTAACGTAGATGAAGCTCAAAAAGGAAAAAAGGTTAAAGGAAAAGTTAATAACACAACTACAAACACCACAACTAAAGCACCTTCATTTTCTATTTATAAACCATATGCACCCAACTTTGTAACAAATCCAGTTTCTTCTACACATGTTAAGAAACCAGCAACTCCACTTTCTGATGTACAGATAAGTAAAAATAAATTTAATAATCAAGCACGTAGAGCTAAGTCAAAAGATATATTACCTATTGTAGGAAATGCTATATTGAATCCTGTACAAACTTTGGCTAATCAAGAATTAAAAACTCTTGCAAAAAATTTAGATCCATATCAATATAGCACTATGGATTCAGAAGGAAATTTAGTTTCACCATTTAAACGAATACTTAATGCAGGAATTTTTGGTAATAAAGAAGGATCAAGATTAGGTGTAGATGATGACATTCGTAATAATGTTAAAAGCGAGAAGGCATTAAGAAGTGATCTTTTACAGTTATACGCAGGGTTACCTCAACAAGGTAATTCAGTAGAACCATCTGATTATGTTCCTACAACTGGACATAAAAGAGGAAATCAATATGTTAAATCTAAACATATAGAAGATTATATAATTAACAAATATTTAAACCCTGGTGATCAATACGCCACTCAACCAAATATTCGTAATCAAGCAGATGCTCAAAAGTACATTGAAGGGTTAACTGATTTAATAGAAGGAAAAGGTAAGAAAACTAATTCGGTAATGGGCTACTTACCAGCATTAGGAACATCAACAATAAGTGCAGGTGATGACAATGGTATGCCATACATTAGTTATAATGATACTTGGGATCTTAATCCATTTACAGGAATTAATGCTACTGTTTCTGAAGATCAACAATCTTCAACTTTTAATAATATAAAGAAATCATTAGTTGATGTTGCAACAGGATTTGCTGGTGCTGCTCCTCCAAAAGTATATGGAAGAGTTTATTTTGATCCTAAAACAGGACAGCCTATTAAAAAGAAACAAGGTGGAGTTGTAAAAGATGATATGGGTTATTGGAATCCTGGCAATCATGGAAAGGTTGTAGAGATAGGCAGTAATGATATTACAATGCAAGGAGTAGATCAAGACTTGATAGGAATCTCTGATCAAGGTGATATGCAATACATGACTCCTGGTAATGATTATAAATTCAAAGGAAAGAAGGTGAGAGAATATCCTGTAGCAGATGAAGGAACTAGTATTACTCAAACAACTACAGCAACAGAAACTACAAAGCCACTTACAAAACCAATTAAGAAAAAAGTTGTTCCATATGACATGGATTCAGAAATTCCATTGGTTATGAAAGCAACTTCTGAATTTGATGAAGGCAGAAGTTTTAATGAGATAACTAAACGTGCAGCACAAAGAGGTGGTATAGATCCTAAATTATTATTCTCTTCATCAATGCAAGAGGGAATGAATAAAGCAGCACTTAAGCAAGATGAGATTGGCGAAGAGTATGGTAAGGTTTATAATGAGAAATTTCCTATAGATGGATTCTTAAACTATGGTCTTGATACATTTAGTGACATAGCTCCAAACTTAATTGAGAAGGGTTATTTACCAAAAGACTTTTCATATAATCCATATAACGCAACTAATGAAAAGTATAAAAAAGTACACACAGCATCATTTGCAAATAATGAAGATGCTATGGTTGCTAAAGCTGCAATGTTGAGAAATGAAAGTGATACTGTTAGTGATTATGCAAAAAAGAATAATATAGAATTAACTCCAGAGCTTAATAATTATTTTACAATGGCATCCTACAATAGTGGGTTTGGCAATGCTAAAATGATGATGAATGATTATTTAAAATCTAAAGCCTCAGGCCAAGATTTTATAAGTAAAGGAATGACTACAAGAAAAGGAGTTCATAAAAATGTACTTCCAAGATACAATAGAATGAGTAAGCTTTCTAGTTATTTCAAATCTGGTGGACAATTGGAGAAATTAGATCAATTAACTAACTTTACAAATTACAATAAACCAACATCTGGTGGATGGCTGGATAAATACAATTAAAATTTAAAAGATGAAAGATAAGATTTTAAAAATTGCAGGAGTTAAAAGCGAAACTGCTTTCTACAAAAAGTTCCCAACAGAAGAAGCTTTCATAAAAGCTCATGGTAAAGAGTTGAAGAAAGCTAAATTGGGTGATGCTATTCCTAAAGCCCAAACTGGAACATATAGTTTTGATCCAAGTCTAACCAAATTAAAATCATTTGGAGGAGGGACAAAACCTACTTTACAAGGTAAAATTAATGTAGGTCAAGGAGGAGCACAAGGTGGTGCATCTGCTGCAGCAGGAGGGGCTGGTAAACTTGGTGGGTATATGGATGCTGCTGGTGGAGTTATTGAAGGTATTGGTATGTTACAAGAAGCTGGAAAAGCACAAGATCTTGCTGAACAACAATCTAAGGTTACAGATGTACAAAGAAGAGCTGCTGAATCTACACCTAAAGATAGAGCTCGTCATATGTACGACATGCCTTGGGATAATCCAGTTAATCCTGGTGAATTAGGTTCTCCACAAGGACAAGGTACAAATTACCTATCTGCAGAATACGGAACTTCAATTGGAGGTAACCCTACAGAAATACAAAATACATTTGCTCCTAATGATATTTATACAGATGGAGGATATGAACCATTAGAGGATAGTGAAATGGTTAAGCAATATAAAAGAGGTGGATATATTCCACAGGCGCAAGCTGGATTTGGTGGAGGAGGATATAGTAAAATAGGAAGTTCATTAGGTGGACTATTAGGACCAGTTGGTGGTGTTGCTGGATCAGTTTTAGGAGGTATGGCTGATGAAATTGCTGGTGCTAAAACTAGAGGATTTCAAGACATAACTAATAGAAATGTGTCAGCAATACAAGGACAATTAGCTGGACAAAATATTCAATCACAGAATGCTAATGTAATGAGAGAAGGTGGGCTTATACAATATGAAGAAGGTGGATGGATGAATCCTAACTATAATCCACAACTTATTACAAAGTTTGGTGATATGGATGTAACTGATATGCATAACTTTGCTAGTGAAGGAATGGATGTGTTGAGAGCAGGTGGTCATGTTAAGAATTACAGAAATCCAAGTGAACGTTCATTGCAAACATATGTTATGGGTGGTGAATTGCAAACCACTTGGGGTGGACATGCTGAATCTATTTCTAAAAATCCATATCTTCCAGGTACAGGAGAAACTGTAATGTTTAGAGGAAAGAGTCATGAGGAAGGTGATGGTAATGGACATACAGGAATTGGTGTTACGTATGGTAAGAGTTCTCCAGACTCATATACAGATTATGCTGAATATGGAACACAAGAAGCTGATGCTGATGTAGAAGTTGAAAGAGGTGAACCAGCTACAGAATTAAATGATGAGAATGGAGAAAAGAGTTTAGTAGTATATGGTAATTTAAAAATATCTAAAGATGCTGCAAAACATATAGGTGATGCAAAAGCTATGAATATGAAATATAAAAACTATATAAACAGTAAAAGCAAAGAAGAAGCTAGACAAAATAAAATTATAGAGAAAGCATTAGAGGCTATTGATAGTAATGAGGATGATAATACAGTGATGGGTAAAATGAATTTAACAACTAATCAAGCAATACTTGATGGTGCTAATATGAAATTAAAACAAATAGCTGATATAAAAATTAAAGCTTCTCAATATCAAAATGCTGTTAATGATACAGCAGCTGAATATGGTGTAGATGCTGATGCATTAGCTAAAGGAAAGATTAAGATTGATAAGCAGAACAATGAGATGGCTAAGTTTGGTAAAAATCTTAAGAAAGAACAATATGGCGTAGAGAAAGACGCTTCTTCATATTTTACAGAATACGATAAAGAAGATCCATTTGGATTAGCAGCTAAACTTTATGATTTGCAAACATCACGTCCATCTGATGTAAAGATTCCTTATGATCCTAATAATATAAATTCTCCTAGGAATTTAAAATCAGTTACAGTAAAATCTAAAAAAGAAAAACAAGCTGGTCCAAAATCTATTGCAAGTGCTGAACCAACAGAGAAAGAAGAAAAAAAGAAAAAGAAACTTAGTATTAAAGATTTAATGATGGCATATAATGAAATTCTTCCTTATATCAGACCAAGTGACCAAGAAGAACTTGACCCTAGTCAACTCTATCCTGAATTGATGGCAGCTGGGATGAATCAACAAGAACCTGTACAAGCACAATTGTTTAATCCACAATTAGGCGGTACATATAATATTTCTTTACAAGATCAATTAAATGCTAACCAAGCTGACTTTAATGCATTGCAAAGACAAACAGGATATAATCCTGAAGCACAATCAATGTTGGCTGCTCAGAAGTATTCTGCTAATAGCAAAGTCTTAGGAGATCAATTTAAAATGAATCAAGCTAATGAGGCTGATACATATGCTAAGAATAGACAAGCTCTAGATCAAGCTAAATTAACTAATATGGGTATATTAGATAAGCAATACGAAAGACAAGAAACAGCTAAATCTAAAACTAAACAACAAGCTATTGAGATTGCTAAATCAATGGTTGATAAAGTTGCTCAAAATAAATTGGAAAATAGAAAGCTTGGTATTATGGAAAATATGTATAACTACAGATTTGATGATAAGGGTAGAGCTGTTAATATGAATCCTTTAGCTATGTTTAATGTAGATGGTTCTGGTGATGGAGCAACAAGTGAGTTAGAAGCTTATGAAAAAGCAATGGATCTTGTTGATGATTACAAAGACAAAAGAAAAGCAGCTAGAAAAACTAAGACTACATCTAGAAACGGTTCAATTGTTAAAGCAATCAAAAATTTATAACTAATCATATTATAGCAGATTACTAAAAATCATTAGATGTTTTGGTTGTTATAATATATTCAATTACATTTGCTAACTTAATTTACTATGGCAAGTTTTACAGACGCAATATCAACATTCAATCCTTACGTAGCTCAACTCCCCGTTGAGCTCATGGCCCAAGTGGGTATGCAGAAGCAAGCTCAATATGATGCTGGTGTACAAAAAATCCAAACCAATATAGATAATATTGCTGGTTTGGATATTATGAAAGATGTTGATAAAACATATTTAAAATCAAAACTTAATCAACTAGGTTCCAATTTAACAAAAGTAGCAGCAGCAGATTTCTCTAATGCCCAATTAGTTAACTCTGTTGGTGGTATGGCTACACAGATTGGTAAAGATTCTTCAATACAATCTGCTGTAGGTTCCACTGCTTGGTATAGAAAACAAGCAGCTGAAATGGAAAAGGCTAGAACAGAAGGAAAATCCTCTGAAGCAAATGTTTATGATTTTAATCGAAAAGCAAATGCGTGGATGGAATCAGATAAAGTTGGTGAAAAGTTTGATGGTAGATATGTTCCATATACAGATGTAAAGAAAAAAGCAATGGAAGCAATTAAAGGATTGCATCCAAATTTACAACAGTATGATATCCCTTTTGAAATAAAAGATGGTAAAATAGATCAAACAAAAATTGCTGATGCACTAAAACGTTATAAAATAGAAGGTGTTGATGAAGGACAAATTGGTGCTGCTATCACTGCATCTTTATCTTCAGAAGATCTTAATCAATTATCTATTGAGGGAAATTATCAATTTAGAGGAGTTTCTTCAGAGCAGCTTGTAGGTATAGCTCAAACTAATTATAAAAATGATAAAGATGAAGCTATTACAACTCTTAAATTTTTAACAGAGAAAAAAGCAATTACAGTAGATCCCACTCTAAGTGCTAAAATAGATGAACGAATTGAGGCTGTACAGAAACAAATAGGTGATGATAAAGTTCCTGGTACATTAGATTCTCAATTAAAAGACGCTATAGAATTAGCAACTAAAAATCCAGAACAAGTTAAAGCCTCTTTGTATAAAGATGGATTTATAAAAGAATTTGCAAATGCCTTCACTTGGAAAAACCAAGAAGAAAGTTATGAAACCAATCCTCTTAAAGAGCAAGAGAATTTTAGAACAGAGATGGTACATAAACAACAAGTAGAAAATAGACAACGTTACGAGTTTGGTGTTACTACAAATTTAAGAAGACAAGAAATTGCAATGTCAGCAGAAACTCTATTGCTTAAAAAACAAGAACTTGCATTAAAAAATGCAGAGCTTTATGGAGTAGATGCTCCTTGGATAACTTTAGGAAATGAAACAGATGATAAGTTACATGCAAATGATAAATTTGTAGATCATGTCTCTTCTGTTCTAGGTGGTATTAATGGAAATGTTCAAAGACTAATGAATGCTGGATATACTAAAGAACAAGTAAACATGATGTTGACTAAAAAATTAGATATCCCAGCAAAAGCAGCAGGCACTATTCAAGCAATATTAAAAGATCAAAATTATTTAAAATCATTACAATCAAAAGAAGCTACACTAAGAGCTGAATCAGATAAAGAAGCAGGTGTTACTGGTTTGAAAGCACAGCTATTAACAAACAAGCCTGGATTAGATATAACATTTAAAGGTACTAAATTACAATTAAGTCCTGAAGAAATATTAGGAATACAATCAGCAACAAAAACAACTACACAAGCTTCAAAAGGAGGAAACAGACGTACAGTGACAGTTGACACTCAAGGATTTAACCAAAGACAATTAAATTTTGTAAATTCAATGAAGGGTGTAATGTATGGTAGTTTTGAACCAGGTCCAAAACCTGCTGGTTATGATGCTGTTATAGGACAAGTTAATGCAGTAACTGGACAATATGCTAATGCTGTTACTAAATTATCATCTGCAGTACGTAAGTCGGGTGAGATATATAATCAAAAACTTGCACCTCTTGTTACAGCATTTGTTCCACAAATTAAAGCTTTGGGATCAGATAAGAATGGTTCTCCAACAGCTACTACATTAGGTCAAGTTAGCGGACTTATAACTGCTACTATTGCAAGAGGAGTTAAAGCTGATAATGTATATGATCCTCCTGTTGCTTCTGAAATGTTACTAGAAAAAAATTCAAAAGACACAAGAATATTTATACAACAGTCTGGAGATAATTTTGAAGTGATTCTTAAAAGTGAATCAGATCCTTCAAAGCTTCAAAGAATCAAAGCTACAAAAGAAGAAGTGGTGGCTAACTTTGGTGCTAAGTATGTAAATAATAATACTCAAGAATCAACAAGACTTAAACTTGGTAGAGGAAATACAAATATTACTGGAAATGCAGAAAACTCAATGATGCAAAAATCATTTGGCGATTTCCCAGGAATTACAAAAATGAATATAACTGCTGATCTTGATCAAGATATTAGTAATCCAGATTTATATGTTCCTATGATTAACGTAATGAAGAAAAATGGAAGATGGCAAACTTTTGCTCTTTCTGGAACAAATAGTTTATCAAGAGTTGGATTTGATCAAGGTAAAACAAATTTAAATGCATTAACAAATGATGTTTTATTAAAAGCTTTAAAAAGAGAATACCCAAATTACGATTACTCTCAATTAGATATTAAATAATAATATTATGCCAGATTTTGATAAAGATCTAAATCCAATTTTTAGAAATGCTGAAAAAGGTAAAACACCTAATTTAGATAATCCATCAAATCGTACTCCTAATAATTATGCTCCTTTAACTGATGGTGGAGGTGGTGATGGTAATTTAATGAGAGCTAGTTCAGATCCTATTTTTGGAAATGGACCTGTTGTATCAAAAATGTTACCCACTGTAACTGCAGGAGAATTATATGATAATAGAAGATACAAAACATATGATGCTAATATTGTAGACATCGAGGATCAAAAAGCTTATGCTCAATCTAATTGGGACAAAGCTGCTAATGGAGTTTTAAAAGGATTGAATCTTGCAGGTACAACAATTGCTGGAAGTTTTGCAATGTTAGGAGGAATAGCAGTTGCTGCTACTACAGGAAGACTTGCTGATATATGGGATAACCAAGCTACACAAGATTTAGATGAATGGAATAATAAAGTAGATAATGAATATCTTCCAAACTATTACACTAATGTAGAAAAAAATGCAAGATGGTATTCAACAGATAACTGGTTTAAAACAAATTTCTTATTTGATAAATTAGTTAAAAATTCTGGATTTGCTGTAGGCGCAATGGTTACAGGTAATATTGCTAATGCAGGATTATTAAGAGCTGGTGCAGCTATTGGTGAAGCTGTAATGGCAGGAGCTACTGCTGCAGAAGCATCTGAAGCGTTTAGATTATTTACACCATTACTAAGAAATACAGCCAGAGCATTTTCTGCTGGTAAGAATATAGAAGTTGCTAATATATTAGAAACAGAACTTTCATCAATTGCTGATGTAACTGCAAAGTCATCAAAGATTGCAGACCTTGCAAAATCTAGAGTTGGATTTGCAAACTTTGGAGATGAGGCTAGGAGAACAATTGTTGCTACATATTCATCTGCTGGAGAAGCTTCATTTGAAGCTCTTAGTACAGGTAATGAATATAAATCTAATTTAATTCAGAAATGGAAAGATTCTCACAATGGGGAAGATCCAATTGGAAAAGATCTTGATAAAATAAATAGAGATACAGAATCAGTAGGTAAAGCATCATTCTTTGGAAACTTAGCTCTTCTTGGTATTACAGAATACGTACAATTGCCAAAACTTTTAGGATCAAATTATTCAGCTAGTAAACAAGCTGCAAATAGTCTTTTAGGAAAAGCTGATGATGTTCTATTAAAGGATGGTAAATATATTGCTAAAGAAGCTACAACTAGATTTGGTAAAGTATATGATAGGGCAAAAGGTATTGGTAAATATGCATTTAATCCAATGGAAGCTCTTCAAGAAGGTTTACAAACTACATTACAAGTTGGGGTGCAAAACTATTATAATAAAGCATACCAAACAGGAGATGCAGATGCATGGACTGATGGATTTTTACATGGGTTATATGGAGAAGATGAATCAGGAAAAGGTGTTGGTGTATTAAATTCTAAAGAAGGTGCTGAAAGTATTTTACTTGGTGGTATCACTGGAGGATTAATGTCAGCTAAAGGTAATTATCAAGAAGCAAAAGCTACTAAGAGTAATACAAAACTTTTCTTAAATCAACTTAATGGTGCACCATCATTTAAACAAGCTTTCCAAGAAAGACTTGGTGCTGCAAATAGAAATATTGTTTTACAACAACAGCAGCAAGATGCTGTAATTCAAGGAGATAAATTAGAAGCAAAAGATCTTGATGCTGATATGATTTATAACTATCTAGCTCCTCGTATCAAATATGGTAGATTTGATATGGTGATGGAAGATATTAATGAATTAAAAAATGGAGGAATGACAGAACAAGGGCTTGCTGAATTAAAAGCACAAGGTCTTGCTAATGTTAATGACACTGTACAATCATATCAAGAAAGACTTATACAATTTGAGAATACAGCAAAAGATATTAGTCAATTATATAAATCTAACAATTTACGTTTCTCTGGAGAGATCCTTAGAGATGAACAAGGAGAACCTGTATTAGATGAGAAAGGTAACACCCAACGTAAATACTCTGCAGAAGTAATTGATAAAATGATTTATGCAGCAAGTAAAGTTGCTGATTATGATCGTCGTATTCCACAATTATCAGGTAACCTTTTAGCTAAAGGAATTGATGTACAAAGCGTTATTGATAGTGAATTAACTGATACAGCATCTACAGCACTTGGAGAACAACTGCAAGTGATTGATAATATGGATGATATCAATAAGGATGAGTTAAAACAAGAGCTAACTGATAGTGTTGAATTATCATTAAGAAGAAGACAATTCTTAAATGAATATTCTGATTTAAAAGGTAACCCTAAAAAATATACAACTTTTGATGATGGTGGTACAAAAGTAAATGGTGATGGTAAGAAGTTTAGAACCACTCCTTCTGAACAACCAGAGAAAGGAAGTCCTAATTATTCTGCACAAAGTAGAATGCCATTCAAAGGAGATAAGAGAACATATGATGATCTTGTATCACAATATGGTGAGGGAGTACAAAATAAATATGATGTACTTCAAAAGATTATGAATTCTCCATATGCTACAACATTAGAGAAAGAACTAGCTGCTAAATTTTTAACATTTACAAACAGAGATGCTAAGATAGTTTTAGGGGATAGATCACTTCCAAACCCTGGAATTTCTACAACAGATCTATCATCTCCTAATGCATCTGTTTCTCATATCAATTATGAATACAATGCTGATGATTATGAAGGGACAACACTTCCTTTAGAATATGTATTGTTACATGAGATTGGACATGACCTTACAGTTTATGGACTTTCAGATAAATCAGATCCATTCTATAAAGAACTACAACCCTTGTTTGAATTTGTAAAAGATTATTTCAAAAATGATCCTAGCAAATATGATCCTAAAGGATTGTTAAAAGAAGGTGCAGAACACTATGCATTCAAGAACATTAAAGAATTTGCTACAGAGGCTTTATCAAATAGAGATTTCCAAAGGTATTTAAAAACTATTCCTTACAAGGGAACACAAAAAAGTGCATGGGATTCATTTGTAAGTAATTTAAAAACATTCTTTGGTAGGTTATTTGGTATTACACAAGACAGTGCATTAGAAGAAGCTGTTGCTATTATAACAAATAACGTAGATAGAATCTACAAGAATGAGGCTGCAGAAAATAAGAAGATAGATCAACAAGAAAGAGAAGCTAAAATTGCTGAAGAGAAACTTAGAAAGCTTGCTGAAGATTTAGAAAAACAACAAGCACAAATTGAAGGTAACTCTGGTGATGTTGGTACAGGAGATAATCTTGTAGATGAGGCAGCTCTTCCTAAAGAAGATAAGAAGAAGGCAACAGATGAAATGTTCATTGCTGGTAAAACAGAATCTGAAGATTGGAATGACCCTACTAAATCAGAACCACACGTCAAACGTTCTAGAGTATTTTTAAATAAAGTTAAAGAGTTTGCTAATAGAAAAAATCTAAGAGCAATTCTTGTAACTCCTAATAATGAAAAAGCATTAGGACTTGATGGTCTTACAAAACTATCATATGGTAAAAATGATATGTCTGGAGCAACAGATGTAAATAGAGGATTTGTTGCACAGGTATTTGTAGAATATGTAAATGGTAAGAGTTATTTTGTAAATGAAAAAGGTGAGCAGTTAGGAGAAGTTGGAACACAAATTGATATTGATCAAGTGATCTTCCAAACAATGCCTACAACAGATATCACTGGTAAAGATCAAGATAAAAAAACTTATAATTTATTCAGAGCTGGTGAAGAATCTCAAGCAAAGTTAAAAGCTGCTGCTTGGTTAAAGTTTAGAGAAAAACTATTTGAAAATAAAGGAGCAACATTTACAGCCTATCCATTTATTGTATCAAGAGGACTAGCTATTGAAAATCCTAAGATTAATGGTAAAAGTGAAACCAATCAAGTAGCAGGAGTATTAATTGATGCTAAGAATGAGGGTAGAATCTTACGTACAAACCAAAACTTAATTCAAATCTCCACCACTGGAACTATAGAACACCAAGGAAAATTATTAAATGTTCCTAAGGGTAGACCTATGTTACAGAACGGTGATACATTCCAATACATAAACAATAGAACTTTTACAAAGAAAGAAGCTCAAGCAATTTATGAAGTAATTAAAAGACTTGCAAAAACTGTTCAAGATACAGGAAAGATTGATACAACATATGCTGCGTTCTTACAAAATGTTTTATTCTATAGAGGTGGTAAGAGTGTTACAGGTAATCAAATAAGTGTAAGCACAAAAGCAATGTCAATAATGCTGGGAGACAAATACTATCCTATCATTGATATTGAAAATCAAGAAGCTGCTATACTAGAACAACTATCAAAAACCTATCATAATGTTAATAAGAAAACTATTGACACTAAACTTAATGAGAAGTTTTTAGAATTTTATATAAATGATAAAGGCGAGTTTACAGAAAATGAATGGGACAATTACCAATCATATCTTCTTTCTTCCACCTATCCTAATGGTAGTAAGCGTTCTGCTGAGAACACTCCATTAACCACATCTGCTGCAGCTCCTACAACTGCACTACCTTATTCATTTAAGCAGAAGTATGCTACACTACAAAATTTAGAATTAGCTGTACAATCGGTTCCTGTGGCCCCTGTAGCAGCTCCTGTAGCTCCTACAGCACCAACTGTTCCAACTATTGGTGGATTTGTTGTTGATGGTAAAACAGAAAACACATTTAATTTTGAAAAACCTGCAGCTGACCCTATTGGTAATATCCAATTTACAGCATCTGTAGATAAAGATGGTAATGTTGTTGCAGAAGCTATCAGTGGTGATAGAACCAAAGAGATTGCTAAAGATGCTGCAAGAATTCAATTGTATGTAGATGCTCTAACAAATGCTGGACAATACGAGCAAGGAATGACAGCTGAAGAAACATTTTTAAAGTTCCTTTCATTAAATCTTTCTGCACGTTTACAAGAAACTAAAAAGAATGAAGTAGCTGTTCCAGTTCCTGTAACTCAAGAACCTGAAGCTCCCACTCCTACACAAGAAGCTCCTACAGGACCTGTAAATCTATCTGGAATTTCAGAACCAAGTGATGATGGTAGAAGAGTGGCTAAGGGTGAGAAAGAAGGAATGACAGATGCTGAACTTCAATTATTTAAAAAATGGCATGCTGAGAATGCTTCTAACATTCCTTATGAAGTATTGGAACAACTTGTTACAATGCATGATGGAGAAAAAGCATGGGGTGTATTTGAAGATGGTGTAGCTAAGTTTGTAAGAGGTGGATTGAGAGGTACGGAATATCATGAGATATTTCATGCTATCTATCAAGGATTTCTTTCTAAAGAAGAAATAGCAGCTCTTGAAGATGAGTTTAAAGCTAAGTCTGGAACATTTACAGATAGAGCTTCTGGTAGAAAGATTGAATATGCTAAAGCTACAGCTAAACAAATTGAAGAAAGAATTGCTGATGATTTCTCTGACTTCAGACTTGGTAAACTTCCAGCTAGATCATTGGGTGAGAAGATTGCAAGATTCTTTAAGAACATTGTAAACTTTGTTAAAAGCTTTATAGGAAAGCCTTCATTAAAGGATGAGTTATTTAAAGCTATTGATGCTGGTAAATATAAGAATGCTGTCCTATCTACATCTATTAAAAGTCAAGCTCCTGCGTACAGAGCAGTTGAAGGATTATCAGAACAAGAAACTCATGACTTTATTCAAGACATGACAGCTAGGGCTGGTGTTATTATATTTAAAGAAAATGATATCTCAGCTATATACAACACTGAGAAGTTCATGAAAGGTAATGTCTTTGGTAAGATTAAAGAAATGTATACTGGAGAAGGTAGAATGAATGCATTGGGTGAGAAGAGATGGGAAGAGTTAGTTAGTAGAACTAAAGATTCTCTACGTACACTAGGTATTACATTTGCTGAAGGTGACAAGGCTGCACTGAATGATATTGAAACAAACAAGAATGATTATGCAGCTGATGCATTTTCTGTAGATTGGAAAAAGTCTGCATCATTTGCTATGAAGTTTTCTATGGCTACACTTCCTGCAACAGAAGCTACCAATCAAGAGAATGAAGAAGAACTAACTGCTCCAAAAAGAAAGCTTAGTGATAGTGGTGTTAATGGCGTTACATTGTTAGGATATAGTAGAGCATTTGGAACATTAATTGATAAGCTTGCAAATACAACAAAAGTTAGTAAGGCTATTGAGAAATTAATTAAGCTTGCTGAAACAGATAGTAACTATGTAAGAATGTTCCAACGTTTGGGTGGAGATTTTACATCAAAGAAAATTAAAAAGACAATCAACTTTTCTAATTTCAAAAGAGACAATTGGAGATTCTTTATTGAGTTTATGCAAACCACCACTAAGCAAAAGCCTGATGTACATGTTCAATATGTATCAGGAAATGAAGTGTTCATGGGTTCAGCTAATATAAATAAACTTACAGATAATATTAAGAAGGATTGGATTGAGAATATTAAACAACTATCTAAAGTTAAAGATAGTCTCATCTCATTTGATTATATTAAAGGTGTATATAAAGTTGGTAAGCTTGGTGAAATATCTGTAAAGACTCCACAAGAGCAAGTTGATTTCTTAAATAAATTAGGAATTAAATTTACAATGGATTCTTACAACAGATTAAAAACTGAAGGAGCAGTTAACCAACAGAAAGAGTTTGGTAATGCTGTAAGTGCTATTCGTGAGTTCCTTCCTAAGGTTGGAGCAATCATGACATTTAGAAATAAAGTTTTAAACATAAGTGGACAACTTGATACAATAGCTCGTTTGTTTGTTGCTACAGAAAATCCTATACAAGATTCTACCTATCGTAACATTGAAGACAAACAAGTTAATGCTTATACAGAAAACAATGTACCATCATTGTTTGAGAATGAGTTTAACGAGGCTAAGACAATAGAAGAACTTCGTGTAGAAAGACCAGAACTTAATGATTTATTTTCTAAGCATAGTATTGTTCTTTCAAAAGGAGGAATGTTTTATGATAAGGAAGGTAATAAATTTAGAGATTTTAAAGTGGGTGCTATACAAGGAACTCGTATAGAAGATACTGATAAGGCAACTGTTACTAGTAGGTTAACTAAGGGTGATAGATTTACACAAGAGATTAATGAAAACCTTACAGGTAATTATTACATATTGATTCCAGCAGATAGTTCTACAGAATGGATGATGAATATTGGTAATAATATTCAATTCAAAGATGTAGAGAGTGGAAGAGCTTGGAAGAAAATTAGCACTATATTCAAAGGATATTTATTTGATGATGTTGCTTTAGCATTAGATGGAGCTAATAGAACAAAGTTGAAAAGCATCAGCAATGAAAAATCTAAAGAACTTCGTTTCTTTAAAGATATTCTTTCTGAAAAGACCCTATCTGCAATTAACGAAATGATTGCTAACGGTACTTCTCAAGAAACAATTGAGAAATACATAAATGAAAACATTGCTGATATAGATGCTTCTGTTAAAGAATTTATAGATGGTATTGTTGCTGAGACTAGAAAGATATTAGTTGATAACAAACAAATTGTTTTAAATAAGAAAGAAGGATTCTCCTATCCTAGACTACTTGATACATTTGCAAAAGATGTAGAAGTAAATCTAGATAAGAATAAAATGTCTGATGCAGATGTAAATAATCTATTGACATTTGCTAGAGTGAATTATGTTATTGCTAATATAGAATACCATAAAATTCTATTTGGTGATCCTTATCAATTTAAAGTTGGTAAAGATGGTTCATTGGATGAAACTAAACGTGTTAAATCATTTCTTTCTGGTAGAAGAACTACATTTGATAGTCCTGAATATAATGATTTCTTAAACGAAGATTATAATAAAGTTAGTGCTGAAGATGATGCTATTGTTTTAGAACCCACTGATCCTGGTTATCATACACATAAGGCTTATGTAAACACTTTAACTTCAAGTGATGTAAATGTTCAAGGGAAGCTATTAGGGAAGACTAATGAGGCTGATGCTGCTTCATGGATCATGGATGGTACATATAGAGAGGTGTTACTTAAAAATCACCAATGGAGTAATGATGCTGAAGCTTGGCATCAATATCAAATGTCTTACATGAGACAAACTCTTTCTAAGAAGGGAGGATATAAATATACCAATCCTAAATTAGAAGCACACGATAGGGAAACTCTTTCTAAGAAAGAACCTAAGTATGTATTGAATATATTGAAACCAATTGCCACTGGTAATAAATATGGTAAGAACAACTTTGATCAAGTGTTAGATAAGTTTTCTCAAATGCCTGTATACTATAGCATGGTGGAAGGAACAAATCTTGAAGCTCTTTATTTGAAAATGATAAAGGAAGGATTTGGATATGCTATTATGGAGAGTGGTAGAAAAGAAGGTGCTGAAGAATTACATTCTTTATATAACAAAAATGGTTCATTCAACCAAGATGCTTTTAATAATAAAGTTCAAGTTCCTTGGAAAGCATATGGTATTCAGGTTGAAACTGCATATGAAGAAGGTAAAGAACAAACAAGGGGTTCTCAGGTCACTAAGGTGGGTAGTATGGATCTTTTTGATAATGGTGTAGCTAGTCCTGAAGCAGAAGAAGAGTACACTCGTAACACTGAGCTATTGGATAAATTACATGCCAATGGTTATAAAACATTATTGAAGAGATTAGGAGTTGAAGATCTTGGAAATGCATTTAATATAGTTGACAGAGCTGCACTTGCCAAGACTTTAAAAACTGAAATGTTCAGAAGAGAACTTTCTGATAACATTAAAGATAGTATTCAGCTTGATGAGAATGGAGAATTTATTGTTCCATTTGAAGCATCCCCTGCTTACATACAGATAAAGAATATTCTATATTCAATAGTAGATAAATCTATTAGTTCTCCTCAAATGAGTGGTGGTGGTTATGTACAAGCTCCTGTAACAATGTGGGAGAATGCAAAAGAAGGTAGGAAGATAGCTATTAAAACTGCAGAAGGATATAAAGAAATATCTAAAGCAGAGTTTGAAAATCTTACTGAAGAAGAAAAAGCAAAGGTTGTATTAACAGATGACACTCTTAAGTTCTACACTAAAGAAGAACCTTGGTGTGAAATCATGTTACCTCATTGGTTTAAAGATAAGATTAATAAGAACAGATTTAAAACTGATGCAGAACTTATCAAATGGTTAAACAGTAGTGAGGAAGGTAAAAAGATTTTATCTGGAATTGGTTTCCGTATTCCTACACAGTCTCTTTCTTCTGCAGAAGTGTTCAAGGTGAAAGGATTTCTTCCTCAGGCTATGGGTAAAACTGTTATTGTTCCTTCTGAAATTACTAGTAAGGCTGGATCGGATTTTGATATTGATAAATTGAATCTCTACCTTAAATCAATATATATTGATAAGAATGGTGATATTCGTTTAGTTAATTATAAAGGATCAGAAGAATCTACAAGAGAGTTCTACAGTAGAGTATTTGATGAGAAGTTAGAAAAGAAAAAGATCACTAAAGCTGAAATGTTAGAAGCTGCACAGATTTTATCTTTTGATTTAGAAGATCCTAATAACTTAGTTGACAGATATTCTTGGTTATTAGATACTTTTGATACAGATAATATAGATGAGAATGTAAATACAATAATGGAAGAATTAGAGCAACTTGGTGATGTTAATTATCAAGCAGCTCTAAAAGAAAAGTTTGTAGATGATATGTACAGACGTTCATTAGAGAATGAATATTACGATTCTTTAAGCAAACTTATTTCTCTTCCTGAAAACTTTGAAAGACTTATTTCTCCAGTGGATGATGCAGGATTGAAAGGTCTTTCTGATAAATTAGATGAGTTGACAGGTAATGATGAGAGTCTTATTAAGAATAGGATTCTTAATCCAAACTACATGACTTCTCTTAGACATGCATTTGTAACTGCTAAGAAGTGGGTGGGTATTGCTGCTGTAAATATTACAACACATTCCCTTTTTCAAAAATCACAAATGCACATTGATACAGATAAAATTTCTTCTCTTACAAAAGTTGATAAAGATATGTTAGGAGATGGTAAAATTTTACTTGATCATAACAAAATAACAATAAAGGGTAAGATTTATGCTTCTCTATCTGGAAAGCTAGATGCTGCAGGTAAATATATTTCAGATAAATTATCTGGATATGCTACAGCATTTGTGGATGTTGCAAAAGATCCATACATCCTTAAAATTATTAAGAGTGATCTTGCTGTAGGTACATTTATGTTCTTAGAAAGAGTTGGCGTTCCAATTGAGCAAACAGCAATGTTTATGAATCAACCTATCATTAGTGAGTATTTATCTCTTCTTGATAGTAATAACATGACAACTTTATTTGATTCAAGGAATTTTGCTGAAGTTTATAATAAGTTTCCAACAACTGCTCCTGCAATTAAGAAGGCTTCTTTTAGCACAGCTAACTTTGAAAAGAACATTAAAGATTATAGCTTTGCTAAAAAGTTAAACAAAAAGAATGATAATGTTGATAGGAATGCTGAACAACAACTTATTCTAAAAGAGTTCTTGAAGTATGCTAAGATGGCTGAGTTTGCATTCAAACTTACTCAAGCTGTAAATTATGATACTACTAATTTTAGAAGTGGTGATTCATTGTTCTTAAAACAAACTAGAACAGGAATTGCAAGAGAGTCGAACATATTCTCTTCTGTAGATGATGTTCTTGACACAACATTTATAGGTGAACAAGCTAGACTCTTAGACAGAGGAATGGAGGGAATGGGTGAAGTGTTGAAACTTGAACAAGCTGAGTTCACTGACATTACTAATGATGTACTTCTTCCATATGCAAGAAATCAATTCTTCAGTAAGGATAAGTTTGATAAGGTTGCATCAAAACTAAAAGCTTCTTTCTTAGATTTTATTATTCAAACTAATTCTAATATAGCTAGTAAAATTAATACATTACTATTAGATGGAGAAACTTCTGTAGCTAGTCAGTTGGTTGAAGCTAAATCAAAATATCCTCAACTTAAAATTTTACAATACCTTGAGGTAGCTAGTTCAGATAGAATTGGTGGTGCTCAAAGTGTTAAGTTAACAGTAAATACATCTCTTGCGTATGATGAAAATTTATATACAGGAATGATGAGAGAGCTTAGAGACTTTAATGCTAAAGATACTAATGAGCTTTATCAAGCATTGGTTAATGTGGCTGTATTACAAGGAACTTACAAATCAGCTATATCAATTAAGAATGTAATTCCTGTTGAAGATTATAGCAAAGCAATTACACCAATTATTAAATCTGTAGTTGCCACTGATGACATGAGAGAATTTGCTAAACAAAACTTATTTCAAAAGAATAACTTTAAAGACACAGATGCTGTTCCTTCATACACACCAAAATTTCAAGTAACAGGAGAGCCTATGATTGTGGAAACACTTGATGACTCTTATGAAATGTATAAGTATGTAAATACAAATCAATTTCCTTCATTACCATCACTTAATATAGATTCTTCAGATAGAAGAATATTAAAATTAAATGGAACCTACCAAGCTAAGTATGTTCAGTTTGATGTAATTACAGTTCCTAGATTATTAACTATGGAAGATGGTGATAGAGTAGATTTCTTTACAGGATTAAGCGTTCAAGATTCTGTTATTTCTGCTAGAAGAAAAGCTGGTGATCTTTCTTTACAAGATGTTATAGGATACCAAAAGGTTAAATATACTGATGGTACACCTCTTACAGATATTGATACAGATGGAAACACTATACATATCTATAGAATGGTTAACTTATATGGAGATGCACAATTTGCTACAGAATATAGAACAGATGGTCGTCCTTCTGTATTTAACAATGGTTCATTACCTGTTGACACTGAAATGCTAGACAATGCAATTATACAAGCATTTGGTGGTGAACTAGTTGAGCCTGCAATTCAAACAGAAGTTGCTCCTGTAGAAACTCCTGAACAAACATCTAATAATATTAAAGAAACTACAGAAGTTACACAAGCTACAGAAACTACTGAAACAACTAAACCAGAAATAAGTAATACTATTGATGAAAGTTCTGAAGATAGAAAAATTAATGTAAATCAATTTAATATCACTGTGAAGCCTGATGGTAAAATGTTTTATGATAATGGTAAAGAAGTTACAGATCAAACTATTAAAAACAAAGTGAGCATTAGAAAAGAACTTCAAGATGGAACATTAAGAACTTCTGTATACAATGGTTCAAATTATTTCGTACTTTTGAATGGTAAAGTGTTAGGAAGTGGAAAAACTAATCTTGGAAAAGAATCCGTTACAGATTCTAAAATTTTAGAATCTATATTATCTAAAGCTGTAATTTATAAAAAAACTTGTTAGTATGCCTTGTAAAATAGAAATAAGAAAAACAATAGATCAAAGTATTTTAAAAGAAACTGAAAATGATTTCAGAGGTTTTTTAGAAAAACAAGCAAGAGCTATTTCTGCAAAATTAAATTCTTTATGGGGAAGTATTGCTTCTGCAGAACAAACTACTGGAGATGGAGGATGGAGAGTTGTTACTTCTAAAATTCCTGAGGCAGTAGATAGAGAATATATTAAACAAGATACAGCAGAGAAAGAGTTTGAAAGGGATCTTGATTTCTTCAAAGGAGACCAAGCTTTATATGAACAAGAACAAAGAGACAATACTTTTTTACAGAAATCAAAAAATGAAAAAGAAAATACAATATCATCAACAGCTTCTCCAAAAACAATAGCTATTGTTAAAGATTTTCTTAAAAGAATTGGTGTAGATGTTCAAACAGCTAAACAAATAGTTGTTAATGGTGTGCGTCTTGATGCTAACGCTGTTGCAAATATTACACAAAAGTTAGTTCAAGTTGTAGAAGGACTAGAAGCAAATGCTCTTCCTGAGGAAGCTATGCATTTTGCTGTTGAAATTATTGAACAAAAAGATCCTGCATTATTTAAAAAGCTTCTTAATGAAATTGGTTCATACAGAATATATACAGCTGTATTAAACCAATATTCAACAGATACTAACTACCAAACTAAAGATGGTAAACCAGACATACGTAAGATAAAAAAAGAAGCTATAGGTAAACTATTGGCTGAGATGATTATTAATAATAGCGAAGGACTTACAGAAAAACCTGAGATGTTAGCTAAGGCTGAATCTTGGTGGAAATCTATATTGAATTCAATTAAATCAATATTCTCTAAGTCTGGATTTGATGAAGCTTCAATGAAGATTCTTTCTGGAGAAGATATTGGAACAGCAGAAGATCTTACAGGAGCAGATGGAATATTTTTACAGAAATCTACACAGTCTGAGATTTATGATAACCTTAAGAAGATACAAGCAAATATAGTTAAAGATGCTGAGGGATATACTATTGATGGTAAAAGAATTACAAGGGTAAGTACACTTGTTAAAGAGTGGTATGATAGAAGATTTAGTGGTGGAGAATTAACTAAAAGTGATTATCAAAAAGCAATAGATGATCTTAAAGCAGAAAAAGGAACTGCTGGATATGCTGATCTTGAATATATACAAAGTGTATTTGTAGATAAAGATGGTTATTTGAGAGATGTTCCATTAGATGACTCTGGATATGTTTCTCAATTAGATCCTAATGACAGAAGTAAATATGAAATACTTAGAGATAATCTAGAAGAAAGACTTAAATCTTTTCCTGTAGGAACTAGATTTATGTCAGAGGTTACTATATATGATGCTGCAAGAAAGAATGGACTAGCTGGTACAGTGGATTTCTTAGCCATCACTAAAGATGGTAAAGTGCACATCCTTGACTGGAAGTTCATGGATCTTAACATTGATAAGTATACAGATGTTCCTTGGTATAAAATAGCTGCTTGGAGAGAACAAATGGATCTCTATAAAGCAATTGTTAGTAAGGCTTATAATGTAAAGACTGAAGACTTTGGACAAACTAGAATGATTCCTATTAAGGCTGTATATTCTCAAGGAAATGCTAAAGAAAAGATTCTCCCAACATTATTAGAAGTAAAGATTGGTGATGTTAATGTTAAAAACATTAAAGAAGACTATTTAATTCCTGTAGGACTTGAGAATGAGAAAACAGGTAATTCTAAAATTGATAAACTTCTTCAAAAGTTAAACGCTGATTACAAATCTCTTAGTGAAAAGAAAGTAACACCTGAAGAAAAAGGAGAGAAAGCATTACAATTGAATGCGTTATTCACTGCAATCAGACAGTTGCAGATGAAGCAAAACATAGAACCTTTATTGAACCAAGCTAAATTGTTGAACAAACGCATTAAGAATATTATTAAAACGTTTAACGAAACTTGGGTGGGTACAAATCCTAAAGACTATTCAGATGCTCAACTTGATGCATTTACAAAAGAACTAGCTGATGCTGAAAAAACTTTAAGGACGTATACCAATCTTTATATAGATCTTAAATCTTTATTCCCAGAGAACATGACTGCTGAGGATAAAGAACTTAAAGAAAACTTAAGAGACACTGTTGATACTGCTAAAGAAGTTGAAGCAGATCTTCAAGAAGTTATGACAGAATTCACCAGAGACTTTAATGCAAAGAGAGAAGATATTGGAGATGTAACAAAAGCTGAAAAGGTTATTAAGGGACTTGCTAAATGGTTTTCTAGTACAGCAACTTTACAAACTGGTGCTATTGCTGCATTCTTTAAAAAAGCAAACAGAGCATTTACATATGCTGCTATGGAGACTGTTGGTGAAAGTAAGAAGTTATTAAAGTTAAAAGAAGCATACGATCAATTAGCAGCATCTAAAGGACTAAGTAAAAAAGATTACTTTAACCTTATTAAGAAGAAAGGATCTAATGAGCTTATAGATGAATTTGATTCTAAGTTTTATAAATTAGTAAAAGAGAAAATTGCTGATAAAGATTATGATTGGATTAAAGAAAATATAGATGTTGATAAGTATAAAGAGTTTTTAGAAGAAAAGAAAAGGACTGAAATAGAAAGAATCAAAGCAAAGGCTGACAATAGAATTGGTACAGACTTTGAAAATGATGCTGAAGAAACTAAAGAGATAGCTCAAGTAAATAAGTTATATGATCTTTCCACTGCAACTAGTGCTGGATGGTTTCAATATAACCTTGTTAAAAAGTTTCCTAAACGTAGCACATGGGAATCAAAAGAATGGAAAGAGTTAAACAATAGTGGTAACAAAGCAGCAAAAGACTTCTATGATTATATAATTGATAGGAACGAATACTATCAATCTATAGGATATATTAATAGAGGAGAAGCTAGAACATTTCTTCCCTGGGTTAGAAAAGGACTAGTTGAAAAGATGGTGATGGGTGGAAATATTTCTTTAGGAGAACAATTCTTGACAAGTATTTCAGTGGATGAAGGTGATGTAGGTTTTGGTAAATACGATCCTTACACAGGTGAGATAATAAATTCTATTCCTACATATTTTACAAGAGAGATAGATGGTGAAGTTAGTGAAGATCTTTTTAAAACAATGGCTCTATATAATGAAATGGCTATTAAGTTTAAATTTCTTTCTAACATTGAACAACAATCATTAGATCTTATAAGGATTGAAAGAAATAAATCTGCTATTGCAACATCCACCTTTGGTAAAGCTAAGTTTAAAGATGGGGTGCTAGATGAATCAGAAAGTAATGCTAAGAATGCAGAGCTTCTTGAGAACATGGTGAAGGCTACATTATATGGTCAAAAGTATTTACAAAGTGAAACCTTTGACCAAGTGTTAGGAACTGTTGGAAAGTTTGCTGAAAAGATAAATAAAAAATTAGGAGTTAAAGTTTTGCCAGAAGGATTTGAAGGAAAACAAATTTCTGTAAATAAGGTGGTTTCTACAATGAATCGCTTTTTCCAAACTAAAACATTAGGTCTTAGTTTGTTAGCTCCTACCTCTAACTTATTTGGAGGTTCTGCACAAGCACTTATTAATGCTGGAAAGTATTACACTAAGAAAGATTATGCTTCTTCTGAAATGTGGATTAATGCTAAAATGTTAGGAGGAGTTGATGCTCAAGAAAGAATAAACTTCATTGGGGCACTTGATTATTTCTTACCACTCACTGAGAACTACAATAAAGACTTTGCTAAAAAACTTTCTTTAACAAAACTTAGTCAAGAGAATATACAAGATGCAATGTTTTATTTGATGAGAAATTCAGATAAGCATGTACAAACAGTTAACTTCAGAAGCTTTATTGCAAACTCAATTGTTGAAAATGGTCAAGTTGTAAACTCTAGAGAGTTTCTAAAGAGCACCGCTGAGTATAGAGATATGTATTCAGGAACTGAACAAGAAAGAAAAGCACTAGCTGATAAGTTTGAGAAAGATGTAAAGACACTTAATGAAACTAAAGGTGTGTTAAAGGTTGGTAAGGTAGTTGATGGAGAGTTTGTTATTCCTGGAGTTGAGCAAAAGTCTGATAGTATTGTAGCTCTTAGAGCAAAGATTCAACAGGTTACATCAGATGCTATGGGTAATATGACAGAAGCAAACAAAAGACTAATGAACTTAACCATCTATGGAGATAGTGCAATGATGTTTAAGAATTGGGTTCCTAGACTAGTAGATGTTAGATTGGGCAATCTTAAATATAATTCTGCTTCAGATGCGTATGAATGGGGAAGAATGAGAACATTGTTTAGTGTAATGTCCTTTGATGTAATCAAAAGTATTGGCACATTAAAGAATTCTATATTAGCTAATGATAAGGGCATTAATGCAATTAGAGAAATATATGAAAAAAAGAAAGCTGAATATGAAAGAGAAACAGGGAAAGAATTTAAAATGACTGCTTCTGAGTTCACTGACTTATTTAGAAACAACATCAGAAATCAAATGTATGATGTAATGGCTCTTGCTATAATGTTTGCTTTACACTTAGCTCTTAAAGCAAATGCTCCTGATGATGATGAAGATCCACAAGTTAAGAATGCTCATAAATTTATGTTGAGAGCTACAGATAAACTTGTTGATGAGATTTCATATTTCTATAACCCTGCAAGTTTCTATCAATTAGTTTCAAGTGGTGTGTTCCCATCAATGCAATTGCTTACAAACTTTGAAAAGATATTTACAAACTTTATGCAATCAACATATGGTCTTCTTACAGGAAATGAAGAGCTTAGAGAGAATGCCCAAACAATAAAATATATAATGAAAACTTTCCCTGTAACAAATCAGATACAGCAATATCTACCAATATTCTATCCAGAGCTTGCAAAAGATCTTGATATTAGAATGCAATCAACCTCTGGTTTTGCTAGGTAAAATATATAATATACATTGCTATATTATACCTATTACTTTTTTTTAACACATTGATTATACATTATTTTAATTAAATTTGCAACTATGAGAACAGCTGCTATTTGCCCTACATGCGCAACATATGAAAATGCTTTATGTATCATTTATAATGGTGCCTACCTATCTAATATAGATGCAGTGCCATTAGATTCTATCGAAGCTATTTTAGTAAAGACTAATGCTAGAGTTCAAATTCTAGCCAATAAATCTATTGATGGAACTTTTGCTGCTAACAGCGATACACTCTATCCATCTCAGAAAGCAGTTAAAACTTACGTAACTTCTGTAGCTGCTACATTACAACCATTATTAGGTTTCACTCCAGAGAATGTAGCTAATAAATCTACAGACGTAACCTTTGCTGCTAATTCTAACACTCTCTATCCCACACAAGCAGCTGTTAAAGCATACATTACAGCAAATAGTTCTGCTAAAATATCTCCATATATCAATAATGATATTCTCACTGTTACTTCAGGAAATCCTGTAGATAGTGGTAAGTCATTTTCTGTAGATGGAAATTTTGCTTCAAACAGTGATGTATTAATTCCTACACAAAAAGCTACAAAAACATATGTAGATGCATCTGTTTCAGGACTTTTAGATGATAGAGGTAATTATACACCTAGTGTAAGTAACCCTGGAACATGGCCTTCAACAGGTGGTTCTGGTATAGGTGGTGCTATTAGAAAAGGTGATCTTTGGTATATAGCAGCTGATGGTTATTTAGGAACAACAGCTGTAGTTACAGGATCTAACTTTAGAGCTATTGTAGACACTCCTGGACAAACTGCTGGTAATTGGAATATTCTAAATGCAGGAGTAGGATATATTCCTGAAAATCAAAATAATAAATCTACAGATGGCACAATGGCTGCAAATTCTGTAGTGTTATACCCTTCTCAATCAGCTGTAGTAACGTATGTTTCTTCATTCACTTCTGGCGCATATCTTCTTTTAACAGGAGGTACGTTAACAGGAAGTTTAACAGGAAAAAGTGCAGTATTTATTGATAGTAATTCAAATGAGTTGGTTTATTTTCAAAATACAAGCACTGATAATGCAAGTTTTGGTTTTGTTGTAGCTGCAGATGCTGGTATAGGTGCTTCAATATCTAGTACTACTAATACTGCTTTGGTAGCAAATAGTACATCAGGTAATAATGCTAGTTTTGGTCTTGGTAAAGTGGTAATTGATAATGCAGGACAAATTATATTAGGTAATCCTGACGATGATAATGGTGTTAGAATTTATGATAATGGTCTTGTTGCTGTTAGAGGTAATTTTTACAGTACTTTATATCATCCAAATGATACAGCTCTTATGGCATATGCTGAAGATGGTTGGTCTGTAAGATTTGGAAGTGGTGGAATAGGATTATCCATCCCATCTAGTAATAATGTTTTAATTGGAACTTTAACTGATGATGGAACCAATAAACTACAAGTTACAGGAAATACTAAAATAACAGGAACATTAACTTCAACAGGCACTATAACAGGAACAACTGGTGCAGTAATTAGTGGATCTGCAGGATTTACAGTTACTCCTAGTGGTCGTACATTAATAGGTACAGCTAGTGATGATGGGATTAATAAATTACAAGTTACTGGATCAGGAGAATTAACTGGTAATTTACAAGCAAATAAAATTTCTACAATAAATGATTTTACTCATCCTACGGGATGGATATCAGCAGAAGCACTATATGCAAATAGTGAAATTTTTGTTGATGGTGATGGTCAATTTAATGGAGATGTTACTGCTGCATCATTTACTCTTGAGACATTAAACACAGCACCTTCAAGTAGTTTTGACACAGGAACTCTTGGAGAAATTAGAATCACAGCTGGGTATATTTATGTATGTATTGCAACTAATACGTGGGTAAGAGCACAATTATTAACTTTCTAAAATATAAAACAATGATAATTACAAAATTAACAAACCCAATCCCATTTTTTAATGTGGAAGTTACACAGATTTCTTGGGAAGTTTCCTATCCATCTCTTAAAATGTATTATGTAATGCAAGACGCAGAAGGGAGTATATTAAATACTGGTAATTGGGATGTTCCTGAAGAACTAATTTCTCAATGGGGTCCTGATAGTATTATTGGAAATGCATTAGTTGCAGCTGCTCCTTGGATAATTGCCACAACTACAACCACAACTACAGCTATACAAACAATTGAAACTTTGTAATCTAATTCTATGGCAAACGAACCATCATACAAACTAGAGTTACATAATATGGAAATACGATTATCTGAAATGGAAGATAAAATTGATGTAATTGATACAAAGTTGACACAGGTAGTTGATGCAATATTAGGAAACCCTCTTACAAAAGCAGGAGGATTAATGCATGACATTGATGTAATGAAAATGCAAATACAAGTTCTTGAGCAAAAACAAGTTAATGTGGATGACTTTAAAAAGAAAATTGCATGGACAATAGGTATTATTGTAACAATTGGAGCAATTATACAATTTGTAGCATCAGTTTATTCAACTGTTAAACGTTAATTATGAAATTTGGAATAAAGCAATATTGGAAACCCACTCCTAAAAAAATTAGAAAACTAGCTGATGCAATTATTTCAGCTTCTGTTTTTGCAGGAACTATATCATCATTGAATGATAGACCAATGATTGCTACAATTATTTTTGTATCTGGATTTGTTTGTAAAATTGTATCTAATTTTTTCAGCGAAGAAGAAACCCCTGTTATATAATGAATTCTAAGAATATATCATACATTGTCATTGCTATCCTAGTTATAATTATTTATTTAGGGAGGTGTTCTAATTCTACGATTATAACTTCTCCTAAAATTATAACTATTATAGATACAATTACAATAACTGACACTGTAAAGTCTAAACCTAAGTTTATCAAAGGTGATAGTATTCCATATGCAAAATGGGATACAATGTATATTCCTGACACTTCTTATAGAGGTCTTAAGAGACAATACTTTGAAATGGCTAATAACTACCTATCTAATAGGTATTATAGTGATACACTAAAAATTAAAGACTCTATTACTGGTTGGATTTTTGTTACAGATACAGTACAAAAGAATCTATTAACTGGTAGAGGATATGCTTATTCCCTAAGCTACCCTAAAGTGACTACAATTATAACATTGCCTGCTCCTAAAGTTAGGCAGGTTTATATAGGAGGTCAACTATCTGGTAATCAATCTAGTCCTATTTCTAAAGCAGAAATAGGATTATTATATAAAGATAAAAAAGATCAAATATTTGGAGTGCACCTAGGTTATTCAAATCAAATAGAATTTGGAGTCTCTAGTTATTGGAAAATTAAATTAAAATAAACCACATGTTAAAGAAAATTATCACATTTATTAAGTCTTTGTTTGGAATTCATGAAACATTAAAATGTCCTTCTATTAATTTTACAATAGGTAAAAAAGAAGAAGAAATCATTAATGACTTTCCTATTTTTCCTAATATTTCACATAGTGCATTTGATGAAACTTTTCCTCCTAAAAAGAAGAAGAGAGCGTATAAGAAAAAAGTAAAAACTGTAAACGATGCTGGACTTAAATAAATTAAAAGGACATGTTCCTGATGGTGTATTAGCTCAAATTCCAGATGTTATATCTAAGTTTGAAATTAATACAGCTCAACGTTTAGCTCATTTCTTAGCTCAATGTGCTCATGAATCTGGGAATTTTACACTTACACAAGAAAATCTTAATTACAGTGCTAAGGGATTGCGTAATACATTTCGTAAGTATTTTCCTACAGATGCATTAGCTGCTGCTTATGAACGTAAGCCAGAGAAAATAGCCAACAAAGTTTATGCTAATAGAATGGGCAATGGTCTAGAAGCTTCTGGTGAAGGGTTTAAATTTCGTGGCAGAGGGTATATCCAGCTTACTGGTAAAGAAAATTACACAGCATTTGATGCTTTTGTACCAGAAGATATACTTAGTTCTCCTGAATTAGTAGGTAGTAAGTATCCTTTACTATCTGCTGCATGGTTTTTTCATAAAAACTGTCTTAAAAAAGCAGATCTTCCTAATGCTGCAACAGCTGTAAGTAGATGTGTAAATGGTGGAACCATTGGTTTGGAAGACAGGATTAAACATTTTAACAACTATTATAAATTACTTGCATAATGGCAAAATCAACAAGTAACCCAAGTAAGGTTGGATCTAGAAAAAAGGGTAAAGCAAAAAAAGGATCAGGTCCTAAAGATAAAAGTGTTTCTAAATACAGAGCACAAGGTAGATAAAATAACTATTATAGTTATTTGAAATTATTACAATTGATTAAGATTATATATCTTTGTTATTATAAATTAATATGAATACAACCTGCTCAGCTGAAGTTTGTCCTGTTATATTGAATAGCACCTGCGTATTTTATGAAGGTGCTAATTTAGTGTATATAGGTGTAACATCTGGAGATAACATTCAAACAGCATTACAAAAAATTAATGCTAAGGTTGAAGATGCTGGACTTGGGTATATATTTACTAATGGTATAATACAAACAACTCCTGGAGCTCCTGTAGGACTAGGAGGAGCACTTATTAATAACACTACTATAAATGGAAATTATACATTAACTTTTACAGGAAGTTTAGAATCTTCTAAATTAATAACTACAGGAGGAACTTCTTCTGAGTTTGTTAAGGGAGATGGATCTCTTGATAGTAATTCCTATCAATTGACTGGTAACTATATTACAGCTCTTACAGGAGATGGAACAGCTAGTGGTCCAGGATCTTCATTATTTACATTAGCCAATGTTAATTTATATGCTGGTACATTTGGAACAAGCACACAAGTTCCTGTAATTACAGTGAATAATAAAGGTCTTGTAACAAGTATTTCAACTACATTAATATATATTCCTTCAGATCAATTATTAATTACAGGAGATGTTTTTGGTGTTGGTTTTACAGGAAACTACACAACATTAACTCTTAATACAGTTAATACTAATGTATATGGAACAAATACTTTATTAAAGTTTTCTGTAAATGGTAAAGGACTTATAACTTCTGCTTCTCCAATTACAAACTTTGATATTACAGGACTATTGGGATATACACCAGTTCCAAATAGTAGAACTCTTTCTATTAATGGTGTAACATACGATCTTACAGTTAATAGAAGTTGGACAGTTGATGGTCTTCCTTCTCAAGGAGGTCATGCTGGTCAGTTTCTTACTACAGATGGTTCTGTTCCTAGTTGGGCAACAATTCCTATATCAGGAGGAACTGTAACAAATGTATCTGTAACTTCTGGAACAGGTATTTCTGCAAGTGTAGCAAACCCATCTACAACTCCAAACATTACTATAACTAATACAGCTCCTGATAGAACAGTAGTGTTAAATAATGGTACAGGAATTTCTGTTACAGGAACCTATCCTAATTTTACTATCACTAATACAGGAACTACATCTATTTCAACATTACAACAAGTAGTAAATGTTGGTAATGGTATTTCTAATTTTGGAGGTTCTGGAACTGCTGATATTCAATCTACAAATTTTACAAGTAATAGAACACTTTATTTAAATAATAATGGTTTTGCTACAATTAAAATAGAAGATAATCTTAATGGAACCCATTATACTATTATTGATATTGATACACTTAACTTAAATGGAACATCTTACAACTGGTCAAGTATTGTAAGTCCTGCAGTTCCCACTCTTCAACAAGTAACTGATGTAGGAGCAACAACTACTAATTCAATAGTTATAAATCCAAATGTATCAGGATCTGCTAATTTATCTTTATATTCAAATCCAAATAATACGGCATTGTCAGTAGTAATGACTGGTGCATTGTCAAGGGGAATTGAAATTGTGAATTATGATAGTAGTGGTACTTTCCCATTTAATTATAGTTTATTTGATGGTGATGCTTCATATATCCCATTAACTACTATTAACGATGCAGGTGAATTAACTGCTAAAAAATTAATAAAACAAGGAGGTACATCAAGCCAATATCTTATGGCTGATGGTAGTGTGACTACAGGAGGATTTGAAATGAATTTTATGTTAATGGGAGCTTAAAAAAATATTATGCCAAACGTATACAAAATATTAGGACAAAACAGTCCATCAGCAACAACAGAAACAGTGTTATATACTGTTCCTAGTCTTACATCTTCTGTGTGTAGTTCTATTTCTATATGTAATAGAGGTGCTACACAGACAACATTTAGAATTTCTGTATCTCCAGCAGGAGCTGCTACAGCTAATAAAGATTATCTTTATTATGATGTAACATTAGCAGGTAATGATACATTTATTGCTACAATAGGTGTAACACTTGCAACAACAGATGTAATTAGAATTTATTCAGGAAACAATAACCTATCCTTTCAGGTATGGGGTACAGAAATAAGTTAATATATGGCACAAAATTATTCAGGATATAGTATAATAAGTCCAGCTATTTCATATGCAAACTCTCCAAATATAGATGCATTTGGTAGACTTAGGGTTAGTAATCCATTTACATTATTTGACTCTAGTCATAGATATGCAGATAATGGGTTGTGGTCTACATCTACTGCTACAAGTGGAGCAGCTGTATTTAATGCAGATCAAGGTCTTGTTGATTTAAATGTTACAGCAGCAAGTGGTTCTCAAGTTCTTAGAGAAACCGTAAAAGTATTTTCTTATCAACCTGGAAAAAGTTTACTTGTATTATCAACATTTACAATGTCTCCTGCTAAAACAAATCTTAGACAAAGAATTGGATATTATGGAGCAGCTAATGGTTATTATTTAGAACAAAATAATAGTACAGTTAGTTTTGTTGAAAGAACTTCAATTTCAGGTTCATTAGTAAATACACCTGTTGCTCAATCAAGTTGGAATGTTGATCCTATGAATGGAACAGGTCCTAGTGGAATAACACTTGATTTAACAAAAGCTCAAATTTTATTTATGGATCTTGAGTGGTTAGGAGTAGGTACAGTTAGAATGGGGTTTGTTATAGATGGTAATTTTTATGTTTGTCATAAATTTCATCATGCTAATATAATTGCATCTACATATATTACTACTGCTTCTTTACCATTAAGATATGAAATAACAAATACAGGTGCTACAAGTGGGGTAAGTACATTAAAACAAATATGCTCCACTGTATTATCTGAAGGAGGATATCAACTTAATGGTTCTCAATTTGCAATTAATACTCCTATTGGAACTTCATACACTCTTACAACTAAAGAATTATATTACCCAGTATTAGCAATAAGATTAAAGAATACAAAATTAGATAGTGTTACAATACTATCTGCATTAACATTATTAGCAGATACAACTGGTGAAAAATATAATTGGCAATTAAGAACAGGTGAAACCAATTTAGTTGGTGGAGGTACATGGCTTACTGCAGGATCAGATTCTACTGTAGATTATAATATTACAGGTACTAGTGTATCTGGGGGAAGAATAATATCAAGCGGGTTTTTTAGTTCAACAACAAATACTGGAAGTTCTGTATCTTTATTTAAAGATTCAATGTTTAGATTTCAATTAGAAAGAAATACGTTTACAGGTATTCCATTCGAAATGATTTTGTCGGTAACGGCATCACAAAATAATAGTAAAGTATTTGCTTCCTTAGATTGGGAAGAAGTAACAAGATAATTAAAATAATAAAAACAGTTTGGCACAAGGAACAACCAAAGGAGTACCAATAGATATAGATCCACTATTAGCAAATAATAGTGACCTTCTTGTGCCATCACAAAAAGCTATAAAAACATATGTTGATACAGAAGTTTCACAAACAGTAACATCAGTTGCTGCTTTAGCATTAGGTACTACAGGTAATGATTTAAGCTCAACAGTTGCTAATCCAACTACTACACCTGTTATTACACTAAACGTACCTGATGCAAGTGCAACGGCTAGGGGTGTAATTACTACAGGACCTCAAATTATTGTAGGTTCAAAAACATTTAGTCCAACGGTTACAGCTTCAGGTGCTATTGCAAGGGGTACTTATTTAACGCCTATTTTAAACGCAGCAGCAAGCGGTGATGTGTTGGTAGGTTTAGATGTTGCACCAACATTTGTGGGAGGTATAGCTACTGTAAATATATCTTCGGGGGGAACACTATATACAACGGGAACTTATACTAATGTGCCATTTACGGGAGGTAATGGGGCTGGAGCAATAGCAACTATTGTAGTAGCAGGGGGAACAGTAACAACTGTTACAATTACAACAGCAGGTACTGGCTATTATATTGATAATATATTAAGTGCTGCTTCTGCTAATATAGGAACTACAGGTAGTGGATTAAGTATAATTGTAGCAAGTTTAGCTACCAATGTTTCTTCTTATGCGGCAAAAATTAATGGTTCAATTTTAAATACAATAGGGAATACTTCTTTATATACCTCTAATGTAGTTAATAATTCGTTAACATTACATACCCAAACACCAACAATAGCTAATTTCTTTTTACGGGCAGATGGTACAAATGTATTTTTAAATGCAGCAAATAGTTCTGGAAATATATTTTTCAGAATTGGGAACACTACTCGAGGTCAATTTATGCCTACAACTGGTAATCTTATTTTACAGAATTCAGGTACATTTACTGATAATCTAGCAAGATTGCAAGTACAAAATGGAACAGGACAAGGTGATGGACAAATAGGTACTGAATTATTAAGTGCAAGTGGATGGACTTCAACTGGTTGGACGGGTT